TTCCCTTTTACAGCAGTTGCGTCCCATTCTGTTGCAGTGGTAGCAGTGGCGGTGCAGACAACATCGGTGCTGCCGTCGCGGTGCATGGTCGGAGCAGAGGTATTAAAAAATACTTTCTGGTTTGTCAGCAGTTCGCCCGTTGCCTTGATAGAAACGGTGTTAGCATAATCTCCAGTGCCACCGTTTTCATTGCTCAGTGTCACTGATTCGGGAACGGTAATGATGTACACTGATTCATCAACTTCACCGCCCGTGCCGCCTTTGTGTTCGCTGATAATACGTTCAACGCAATTTGTGCAGATAACGCCATCTGCGTTGCTGACAACGTACATATTTTTCAGGGCATATCGTTGAGTTGTGCTCGATGTTAGGCCCTCAACTTCTTCACAGTTGTAGAATTCAGTGTACTTCTGTGTGCCACCATATGTAGGCATAGGCGTTACCAATGCGCCGCACAGCACGCAGTTTTTGTAGCCCATGCCACCCCAGCTTGCAAATGCCATGGACACATTACATACCATGGCAAAAATCATAAACAGAAAACTCGCAGCCGCTTTTTTGATGTTCACAGATTTTCACATCCTTTCGAATTTGGCATTATGACATCGTGCAGGAAAATGTAGCTGTACCCTTCCAGCTGCCTGCTGTCAGTGTCGCGGAAACCACATAATTGCTTGTAGTTCCGCCATTCAGCAAGTCGGAGTATGACCAGACCGTTTTCGGTTTTGCCGTGAATGTCACGGGAGCCTTAGTCCCAGACGCATCGGTCATATCGGTCACTGTGGTAGTCACCGTCACTTTTTCGTTACTGCCAACGCTGCCTTTGAGATTTACCGGGATTGTACCCGTATAAGTACCGGACCCGTCCGTACTCTTCGACAATGCAACAGTTTCCGGCACCATAATCGTATACCCGGAAGTCACATCGGCAACAAGCGCCGTTGTCGCAGTCTTATCCACTTCGGCCAGAGCAGTTCCGGTATTGAGACAAATCGCCAGAAGGGCTGTCAGAACTTTCTTTAATGTCTTCATAATAATGCCCTCCTCTGCATAGCGGCATGATTCAAAGATTTAAGCCAAAGTACAGGTAAAGGTCGCGGTTCCGGTCCAGCTGCCGGGGGTGAGGGATGCAGAAACAACATAGTTACTGGTGGTGCCATTGCCCTGCATGTCAGTCCGTGACCATTTTGTCTTGGGGGTAGACGTAAATGTAGCAGCAACGCTGTTTCCTGCTGTATCTTTCATCGTAGGCGCAGTTGCCGCAACCGTTACCGTTTGATTGGCTGCTACATCTCCCTTGATGTTGACAGCAATCGTACCCGTATACGTGCCGGTTCCTGTAGTCGTGCTGGTCAGCGCGATTTTTTCAGGGACAGTGACTGTATACCCAGACCCGACCTCTGCGGTAATCGCGGTAGATGCAGATTTACTCGTAGCGGCAAATACGGGGGCTGTATTGATGCCAAGCATCATTACAAAGCTCAATGCCGCTGCTGTAAGTTTTTTCAGTTTCATGGTAAAACCTCCGTATTCAAAAGAAAAGGCGGCCAGCCTGCTTGTGAGGCCGACCGCTTTTCGGTTTTGCGCGGGATACCCCAGTTGCGTTATGGGGATTGATTATGCCAGAGCGCAGGAGAAGGTAGCAGTGCCTTCCCAAACACCAGGAGTCAGGACTGCAGACAGACCGTAGTTGTCAGTCGTGCCCTGGCCAGAAGTCTCAATACGGCTCCAGCTCTTCTTAGGAGTGCCGTTAAAGGAAGCCGTAACGTTCTTTGAACCAGAGCACTTCATGATAGGCGCAGTGGAAGTAACAGTCACGGACTGACCTTCACCGATGTCGCCCTTTACGTTGACGGGAATCGTACCAGTGTAGGTGCCACTCCCGCCTTTGTTGTTGGTCAGGGTAATGGATTCAGGGACAGTCAGGGTGTAGGACGGGGTAACAGTGGCATTAACCTTCGTGCTGCCGGAAGTTGCAGCAAAAGCGGAGGTTGCACACATAGTCGCGGCCATCGCACAAGCGAGGGCCATCGACATAGCTTTGGCGAGTTTCATCTTCAGAAACCTCCTTCGTTGATTGCGGACACAAAATCAGCCATGTGCAAGGCCATCAGCTGATTCGAGCCCTTGTCTTTTACTATTTATCTCCCTTGCGAGTTTACCAAAATGTGCTTGTCGCGCAATTCAGCCCAGTTAAGATACAACGGCCGTGACCGAAAACTCAGCGCCATTGCGCGGCTGTTGGTCATCTACACCGACAGTAGATACCGAGAACACCACAGCGTGCTCTCCTGCCCCGGTAATGTAATCCGATGCCTGCCAGGCGTATTTCTGGCCTGGAGCAATGTAATCGGATTCATAGAGCACTTCATCGTTCTCAAGAATCGTATATTTGAAGTAGACATGGTTGCTTTCCGGGTTCACCAGGTCCACGGTACTGTCAGGGCTCACATAGATGGTCGTGAATGCCGGGAATTCGATGAATCGCATCTCCTCGGAATCGGTTTTGCCGTTGTCCATCGTCCCGTCATACGCTTCGCCGTCAGCAATCACGATTTCGCTGCTTGCGGAGCTGGCATCGCTGCCGCTGCCATCAAGGGGCTTGTTCACCATTTTATAAAGGCTTGCAGTGATAAGGGCGACGAGCAGCACGAGAGCAGCAATCACCGCGATAATCAGAAGAAGAATCGGTTTTTCCTTCTCACGCACAATGCCAACGAGTTCCCCGGTTTCAAGCGGCAGGTATCCAAGAACATCACCGGATGCTTTTTGAGCCACAGAATACCGGGTATCCATGTCGGTGTTTTTGAATTGCACAAAACTCGACCCGTTATCATTGAACTCAACAAAGCCGTAATCGTTTGCTTTGTATTTTTTCTGGCCAGCATTGATGTAGCCGACAATCGTAATCGGCTTACCATCTACCATCTTGGCAGGAATCGCCAACAGTGGCTTGGTCATATTTTCAAATTTGACGTTGGTTGCCGGAAAATCATCCGGAATTTCGGCAAGATAAAACTTAGTTGCCATGTTATAACCTCTTTCTTGATTGCTACTTTTTAGTGCCACTTTTAGGCTGTTGTCTTCATTATCTTTGATTCGCACAGTGAGGCAAGCAAAAAAGAGCCTCGAAACTGTAAAAATGAAATTTTTGTAGAAAGACAACAAAAAAGCCCCTGCATTGCTGCAGGAGCTCGTAAGTTAGCGCAAATTATCGTATTTACTATATTTCTTGTCTTCTTTTTCATCAGGCATGCTGAGCTGTTGGTCTCTGCCGTTTTCTTGAGGACCATCCCAGTTGTCCTTTTCGCTATCGGTCTCTTCGGAATCTTCCAAATCTTTTTTGGCTTTCGTCTTTCTGGAAGTGGACTTCTTCTTTTTGGGTTCAACGAACACATCAGACAAATCATAGGGTGAAACTGCGATTGCCGTTACCCCTTCATTCATTTCCGCCGCATGGTTCAGAATCCAAATAAGTTTTCTCCACTGCCATTCGACCATATCGGTTCCGAGCTTTGATACGATGACGGAAGCCTCAGCTTGTTTGGCCTTGACCATCGCCTGCAAGAGACACCCGTACAGATACGGGAACTGAATTTTCGAGCCGTACTTGTCGGCGGTTTCAGTACTGCAAATCATAATTGCCACAATCGTGTTCTCGTTATTGCCCGGACAGAATAGAACCTGACCGGGATACCGAAGCTGTTCTGGCAGCTTATGTAAGTACCACTCTTTTGCTTCCGGGAATCTCTTTGCAAATTTCTCAAGAGTCTTGGTATCCCAAGTCCCCTTGTCATTGCAAAAGCAGCAAATGATTCTGCGGCCCTTGATATCTCTGGGGATTGTCTCCCCTTTCATCAATGAAATTCTCATGTCAGGCATATTAGTCGAGCTCCGAACGATAATAGAGTTCAATGCCGAGACGCTCTTTTACGAGTTTCTTGATAAGTTCTGCACCATATCTCTGAACATTGATGCTCTGGCTGAAAGTCGGAACCGCAATATCGAGCCAGCTCAGCTTGCGCCTGTTGGCACCGACCAGCAGGCTCATGTCCTTTTCGAGCTGAGAATCAGCTTTCGGATACCAGAAAATGAAACCACAGTCAAAGCTGCCCTCCTCATTGAGATGAGCAGTTTCGATGTCTTTGATTTCGTTTTCGATTTCCGGAGTGCGCAGGAAAAGGCGAATCTGGGTTTCGACCTGCTTGACGCGGCTTTCCACTTCATCGATTCCCTTCTCGGCTCTCGCTTTCTGAACATTGTTCAGCAGCTGCGAGATTACGCCATCCGGGTTCAGATGCTTGCGTAGCCCTTCGATTTCCTTGTCTTCAATATCGTCTGCGATGACAGTATCGACATAGGAGGTATCGACCAGCGGGCTTTCAAACAGCGGAACCGCAGCGCCAAAGCCGTTCACGGAAAGCACTTTCTGATTCGTGCTAAAGCGTTTGAGTGTAGGACAATCAAGATTGACCCATTCCTGAACAAAGCTTTTTGCGCGGGACAAGTCCGTGCAGCGGCGTGTGGTGGTTGCGGAAGAATACTCGTACCAGACGACTTCCTTCTCGTTCGCATACCGAATGCTGCCAACGGGCGGATTCTTGAGGTCCTGGCCGCGAATCAGCTGAACATAATCAATCTGATTGGCTTTCAGAAATGCTTCAAGAACCCAAGGGCTGACGGCTACCATGTAGTCCTTTCCTTCTTCGTAGTTACCTGCAGGCTTGATACTGCGCATGTCTTTTTTGTATGCCTTGAGCGGCGTGCTCATAGGAGTCCAATCATCGTCAAAAGTCTTGACAAAGGCTTTGGGTCCATTGCTTGTGTTTGCAAATTTAATTTCAGCTTTCATAAATCAGGGCAAGGAGACCCGCGACTTTAGTCGTGGGAGGGATTGCCCGTTCACATCCTTTCTATTAGATAATTTGTTGCAGGCTCTAATAGCCGCTATTTTTTAAATGTTACACCTTTGGAAATACGCGTGCCGTCTAGCTTTTTGAGGGTAAAACTGCCCGATGCACGACGACCGGAAACGAAACACGCTTGTCCTTCTTGTTGTTCAGGGCCGGGATGTTGCCTGCCGTTTTTAATGCCATCAGAACCAGATACCAAACTGAGGTTCAGCGTCATCCAGCAGCCAATTCTTCCAGTCACGGCAAGTCATCTTGCCAAAGACTTCATGATTTCGCAGAATGTAGCACAAAAGCTGCGATTTCTGCGTTGTGCTCATGCCGTCAATAACATGTTGACGGTCATTTTTCCTGCCCCAAAAATCCACAGAGTTGCCAAGAGAATTGAGGTTTTTGAGAATGTATTGTTGCGTATCGTTGTCGGAATCCTCTTTATCGCAGATATACTCTATCATAAAGGGATAAAACTTTTGAACCGCTTCCTGAATGGTAGCTGCCGTAGTTGCGCCATGCGATACTGCCCAGCCACATTCCATGCCAGTCATTGGCAATGGAAACATGACATACATCTCATATCCATCAATCTCAATTTGACGATAATAAATACGATAAGGAGCGTTTTCGTTACAAAATACATTCCATTTCATCAAATTATGTGCGCAGGGTACACCGTCTATAGTCGCTTGCGACTTGACTTAGGCGGTGAGGAATGCGCTAACCAAGAGGCAATTTGAAGTGTACTCAGTTAGCACAAATACCCTGCTACTCCTTTCTTTAAATGATTAAGATATTTTTTCCCATGCAGAATGCATGGAATCTGTCGTCTTTACGATTTTAAGCTTTTTAAGGCTTGCAGATTTTTGACCATTTTTTTGCAGGTACTTTGAACTCTACATTTACGGCACCCTTTTTATTGGTAAGGAGGCAAGAGCCTCCATGTCGCCGTCCGTATCCCACTTGATATTCTTGATAAGCATAGCTCACACCTCCGTGTTGCTTTCAGAAATAGTGCCGTCAATACTGGCAGCTTCAACGAGTCCACGAATATATGTTTCTACCTTTTTGCCATAAGCCACATTGTCTAGATAATTCTCTACAACGCGAGCCGCATGTGCGCACCTGATTCGTTCATCATGGTCAAACTCTGTGCCGCCAAAGGGAATGAAGAAACAAAGCTCATGACCATCCTTATCTGTATTTTGGCCAACCAAAATTCTGAGGTCGGGGCAGTTCGAACAATGTTCCGTCTTGTTAAGTGAGGCATGGATATCATTCCACATTATCTGTGCCAGACACGGCAAGGCAGCGCCGAACAGGTTCATGATGATTTCGTCTGGAATCTCACAGTTGAGATTAGAGAAAGTCTCCGATACCCAGTCCTTATCGTAGAGTACATCCAACAGCAAACCGCAGTGGCCGTTCAGGGTGACAACACGTTCTGAAACACCACTATCGGTGTTCAGCGCACTGTAAACGGCAGCCACGAACCGAGGAAGGTCCGATTTGGTCCGATACGTTAGGGCAGTATCTCCGGGAAGAGAAACAGCACCGTTATTGTCGGTCCAGTAGAAAATGTTTTCGATGTTGTTGAGATTCATAATGTTGAACATGGTATTTACCTCCTGTAATTTTTGATGCAAAAAGGCGGGCCTCCCGGTATGGGAAGTCCGCCTTCAAGCGAAATTATGAATTGTACGAACGCAAAACGCGCCTAGTAGATGGTATCTATCGTACAATTTTTATAATATCCTGTTCGCACATCTGCGCAAGTGCGGTAACTCAAAGAGTTTCGAAGAAGGCGTTTGCCAAATCCTCATCGGACAGGTTATTCAGGTATTCTTCGAGCACGCATTCGGCTTCCGACATATTCACGGGATAGCCGAGAAATTCTTCTACCGCCTCAGAGCCGCGAGCAAGCAGCGCATCAACGAGAATTTCGGTGCGGCATTCACGAATGGTCCGGTTCAGGTCTTTATCGGTGGTAGTACACCAGTAGTCCCCGTCGATATCACCGTGAGCTTCGATGGAATACAGAGCATCCAAAGCATTGTCAATATCATCGTCGTATTCATCGAGGATATCATCAATGCAGTGAACCTGATGCCAGTGTTCGCCGTCATCCAGCGAAACAAGGCGTTCAGAAATATCATCATTATCAGAAGGAGTCCCGGAAGCCTCAATGTCGAACACTTCACGGCTCTTTTGATTCACGCGGCATTGTGAAGCGAACGAAGCGCCGGACGAAAAGTTCGTTGCAAATTTCGCAACAATCACATCCGGTTCAGGGTCTTTGAGTGCTTCCTGGTATTCCGGCAATCCGCGATAGGCAACCCGCTTGGAGGTCCCGTCAGGTTCCAGCTCATACACAGCCGAAATCACATGCCCTTCATTGGCGTAATTCACGATTGCCCGGCACAGATTCAGCATCACAAAATGCTTATCGTTCAGGTCATGGAGGTTTCTGTCTGCCTGAATGGTGACGAGCTTAGACAGGCCAGTCATAGTAGAGATTCGGTACAGATAATCGATGTTTTGCAGCTGATACATAGTCATTCTCCTTTTTTGCTGTCAGGGGTGATTGCGATATTTTCTTCGGCTTGCTTCGTTTTTTTGGCCTGAACCGCCATGCCAGCCTTATAGGCGGCGTAGATGGTAAAGGTCATATACATCATCATGATGTCATCCACCTGCCGGACCTGAATCTCACCGTAGGTGAGGATTTCCAAGAGTTTCCAGATAGTGGTGGAGCACATGACGAGCAGGCACATGATGAATTTCCAGTCCATAGTAATTCCTTCCTCAGTCTTCACAGAACAGCCCCGGAATGATGATATAGTCCTCAGTATGAGCTTCGATGTCTTTCAGCTGGAAGTTGTCCGGAAAGCACTTCCAAGAGTCGCCATCGTAGAACAGCTCACCGCATTCCGGGTTGGGATGGTTGTCGAGCAGTTCAGCGGCGAAGCGAAGAAGATAAGATTCGTTGGAATCCGTTTCAATGGAGCGCAGGCAGGTATACATCGGCTTTGTGATATCGATGCCTTCTGCTTTATGCTTCTGCAATGCTGCACTGAACTCAGCCATTGCCATGCACTGCGTGCGTTCCTTCATGGTTTTCGCCCACTCAATGAGTTTTTGCGGTTCGCGAAGGCCCAGAATAACATCCTCGTCTTCGATGTTTCCTGCAATCTCGGATGTTGGGTAAATATTGAGGAGAGGGTCGTCGAAAGATGTCAGACGAGACGCAAAGTTCTGAAGAAAAGTCTCAGGATTGTAGGGATTTTGCCCCATACACTTGTTCACGGTATCGATATCGGTCTTGATTAGGCAGGTTGCGTTAAACATACAATTTTTCCTTTCTCTTGATTGATATTTGTTTTTTCGGAAATGGTTGACAGAAAACTGTCGGCACTCCTTTCTTGCAAATAAAAAAGCAGGCCCACCGAATTGGTGAGTCTGCTAATTTAGCTGCAGAATATGAATTGTACGCATTGGGCCAAAAGGCTGTTATCTATCGTACATTTTTTATGATATGCTGTTCGCACAATATTGCAAGAGATTTGTGAGGCCGACAGCACTGCGTAGCAAAAAGAAGAAGCCGCTGCCCCCAGCATAGGCAACGGCTTATTGTTATTTACTGAGCGCTTTCTCAGCGTTTTCTTTGACAGTCGAGCGAATATCAGCAGACACCTTCAAAATGTCCAGCGCTGCTTCAATGGAAAAATGTCCCGAACGAACGAGGTTCGCAACGCTCTCAGAAAGAGATTCGAGATGCCCTTCTTCGCGGCCTTTTTTGAGTCCCTGCTGCTCGACAAAGTCACTATAATTACACATTTGATTGATCCCCTCCTTGACGTCGGTGGTAACGGGCAAGCCGCACTCGGTTGCAAGTTGTAGCTTTTTCTCCACAGGCGTTTTATTATCAAAAATCGTAGAAAAGAGAAAAGGCGGAATGCCCTTTTGATTGCTGGTATCTATCGTACAACTATTATTGTACTTGTTTTGCAAGGCGTTGCAACCGCAAAAGCCTTGATTAAGATTCAGAATTGCCAAACACGCCGAGCAGTTGCTCCACGCTCGGAGCCAGCAGATAATATCTGCAGCCATCCTGCTCAATCACGAAAACAATATCCCCAGACCCGGTTCGGGCAGTGCTGTTGTATTTGGCTTCAATGCCGGATGGCAGAACCACAGATTCATCGAGAGGCTTGGATTCCTTGATAGCGGCCGAGCTTGTGATAAATACCCTGCCCTGATTCGTTTCGATTTTGGCAAGAGCGTTATCCACTTCAATCATCGAATTGTTCTTAACTGGAACGCCAAAGATTGTGATGGTCGGTGCGACATCACAAAGAACCGCTCCATCCAAAAGCTGTTGTATCACTTTGGTTTGCTGCTGTTCTTCATTCACCTTGACAAGTGCCGTGACGACAAGGCTGGTATCCTCATTGATATTCCTTGTTCCGGATATCAAGGCGGAATCATTTATCAGAAGAAAGTTGATGCCTTCTTCCTTGTGCCCATTCACAAGAGTCATATGATAGGCCCCAACGCAGGCCGTATGGTCTTGCGTCTGATACGATACCAGGCTCCTTTCACCGATGCTCTGTATCGGAATGCAGACCGTTGTATCATCCAAAGAGAGCGGCACACAGGAATTGAGAGTCAATTTGAGTCTTTCTTTGCTTGCAACAAAATTCATGTGCGGGTCACTTGCATCAAATGGAGTGATTTCTGTCGTTTCCGGCGTTGCTGGCAATAAATGAGATACAAACTCTGCAAATTCAGCCGTTTCCGGCGTCTGCTGTACCTTCTCCGCCAACTTTTCGTGCATTCTTTGAGCGTCCCTGAACGCCCAGATGCTTGTGACAAAAATCAGCAGCATCGCCGCAATCATCAGCCCTTCAAGCTTTTCTCCGTTGTTTTTCATGGTTCTCCTCACCCGATTCCCCGCAAAAAATACTGATTCAGTTTCTAATGATACGAGCATCGCAAGAACTGGCAAGCAAAGTGCCAACACAAAAGCCACCCCCCGAAACGGGCAGATGGCTCAGTGAAAGATTGGTTCAGAACGTATTAACCCTGGAAGAATCCCTGCAGCGCTTTTACACTGGTTGCAAGAATTTTGATATTGCGGTTATTTACCGTAGAGACAAACGGGATATACCCGGTCTCTTTGTCCTGCACGTTCCCGTATCGAACGGTGAGTCCACCGGGAAGATTCAGAGTTTTAGAGAATACGGTTTTGTCATAATTGAAAGAGAAAGTCGATACCAAAACGGTGTTGTCATTCAGCTGCAGCTGCAAATAGCCATCGTCCGCTTCGATTACGACATCGTCTTTTACGGTTTCTCCAAACACGGTTGTCGCAGGAGCTGTATCGGTGATTACTGCATCAGCAAGCAGCTTTTCAATCACTGCCTCTTGTTCCGTCTCCTGCCCTTCCTCGGCTTCAGCAGCAACGGTCAAAGTCAATCCTTCTCCCATCGTCCTTGTCCCCGACAGGATTTCCTTGTCGTCGTTTTGGAAAGTCACAACGGAGTCTTCCGTATTCCCTTCCACCAACGCAATTTTGTAATCCCCGATTGCGGCAGTGGAATTACCGGAGCAATAGGTCACCGTGCATCCGCCCTGCCCGGCAGCGGCGACAGGAATGCAGACAGTCACGTCGCCCAGCGTGACCGGAACATAGGAGCCGTCATCTGGAACAATGCCGCTTTTCGTCACGGTGAAGTTCAGCTCTGGCTCCAGAGTCTTTGCGGTTTCGGCTGTTGCAGCCGTCTCGGCAGTTTCAGCGGTTGCGCCATAGAACAGCAAAGGTTCCAGCCGCTCTTCATAATTCACCGTTTGCTGCAGCTCTGAAAGACTACGATTGATGCGGTTCGCGTCAACGATAGCGAAAATCAGCAATGCAGCAAGTGCTGCCATGAGAATCGCCGCAAGGCATGTCATCTTTTTATTATTCTTCTGCATAAAACTCAGCTCCAAAAAGTCAATGTGATATCGTGATAATTCGAACCGTTGCAGGTATACATGATGGTTCCGCTGCCTGTCGTAGCGCTCGACCCATCCTCATACAGCAAATCATAACCAGCGTTCACGCCGCGACAGATGCCGGTACATGTTAGCGTTTGTATCGAAGTTCCGCGATAAATATAAGCTTTCGTTCCAACCGAGCAACGCTTGATTTTCCAGAACCCCTGATTCCAGTGGTCCGCAACCAGCATATAGTTTTTGAACGGAAAATATGCAGCGCTGTCCTGTGCATCCGCTGCTGCCTGGCTGACGACTGCAAACAACGCCACATTGACTCCCACGGAAGGAATCACGAGCCGCCCATACATATTCGGTCTTCTCGCCATCTCTTCCAGAACCGCGTCATTCGACACCGATGCCGTAATGGACTTCTCTTTGATGTTTGCGTTGCAGAGAGACGCGAGTCGTTTTGCTTCCCCCGCTACATTCTCATTTGAGAACGAAGCAATCGCGATTTGGGTATCGGCTCTCGTTAGAGCGGCGGCCGCCGCCGCGTTCAGCGTTGGCTGTTCTTGTGCTGCCTGTATCGCTTCCGCATGAGTTGTCAGGATTCTTGCCGTGCTATCCAGCTGCCGGATTTCGAATTCCGTTTGCTTCAGCCCCAAAAAATTGAGGATTGCGAAAATAAATATCAGGAAATACCCGACTTTTATAAAATATGGCTTCAATGCGTTTATCCCTCTACCGTTGATTTTTTAGTTTCGTATCACTGTCCTTAATCATACGCAATTCGCACAGCTTGGCAACAAAAAACGCCCACCCAAAATGGGCAGGCGATGAGGCAAATTAACTATTTGGTTTTCATGATGCAAAGGCCGATATATTTTCTGCCATTGGGTGCCGTATACGGTTCAATCCCAACCTCAACATCCTGTGTGCCGGTTCTCTCTTTGTTCTGAATCGTGGCTTCGACGGTTTTCCCGGAGAGAAGAGTCTTGGCAATATCGGCATCAACATCAAGCTCATTGCCATACAGCTTCGATTCCTTCCAGAGCGCCGCGCCGCAAGACTTGTTCGTGCAGGTGAAGGCTTTTGCCGTCTCTGCCACAGGCTTTCCGCAGAACGGGCATTTTCCGACTTTGCTGCCAAATGACATGCTTGACTTATCAAATTCAATATGATAAGCAAGGCGGTCTCCTGAAAAGTCGCAAGTTAGTATGGAGTCGTATTTTTTGCCGGTCTTGGCGCTTATGCATCCTTTGAGCGGAGCTTTGCCTTTTGTGAGCAGAGCCTTTGCTGTTGTTTTGGTCATTTCTTTGCCGAGCGCTTCAAGGAACTTGTTCTTCTTCCAGATTGTGACCGGGCATCGTTTCCCATCAGAGTCTTTCCCGGTACATGCGTAGGCAAGCTTTGTTTCCACAACATCCTTGCCGCATTTTGGGCACTGGCAGAGAACTGGATACTTGCTGTTGGCTCCCTGTGCAGCTGCAATCGTCACATCCTTTGACATGATGCTCTCAAGGGTCTGTTTGGTGTACTCCAAAACCTGAACGCGGGTCAGGTTTCCGTCCTTGATGGAGTGCAGCTGCTTGGAAAGGTTGACGGTCACGGGAACGTCCAAAACAATGCCGAGCTTATCCATGATATCGACCAGCTGGAATCCTGCAGGTTCACCGTAATACACGCCCTTTTTGAGGGAAATGTACTGGCTCTTGACGCATCGGTCTACCGTGTCGGCGCGAGTTGCTTCGGTGCAGATGGTAGCGTCAGAAAGAATCTCTTTCCATTCAGCGTCCGTGTACTCGGTATCTTCTTTCTCTGCACCGCGCATCGGGGCGACCATCCAGTTATTGAGAGCCTCGACCGTATACCGTTTCGGAGGTGTTGTCATCTTCCCGACCAGCTGGAAATTGATGTTTACCGCATCACCCTTGTTGAGCTTCGGGAGCATCTTGTCGCCATTTGACGGTTTCTCAAATTTCCGCCATCCGGGAGTGACTTGCACATCGCCTTTCAGCGTGAAATCTTCATCGTAGCAATGAATGACAATCGTGGTCCGGTCCACGGTGCAATCCTCCGCACAGAAGACGGCACAAAATCGATTCAAGATACATTCAAAAACCGTTTTCTGTGCTCCAGCCAATGCTCCAGGCCATTTACCGGTCGGGGTGATAGCAGAGTGAGCCTCGATTTTACTGTCGTCATAAATCGATTTAAGGCCCGGCTTATTGACAAGGCCCGTAATTCCGTTCTGCGCTAAACCTTTGATGGCTGCGTCCACCTTGACGGTTTCATTCGTGGCAAGGTAGCTGCTGTTAGTACGCGGATAGGTGACGAATCCGCCTTCATAGAGTGCCTGCGTTGCGGCGAGAACATCTGCCGGAGACAGGGTCTTATCGGCCTTACAGGCGAAGCTCTGCAAGTCGCTCATTGAGAAGAGCTTACCTGGATTGACAGTCTTGCGTTCGGTCTTGACGCTCGTGACGGTCGCGCCCGCCTGGTTGAAGGCATCCGCCAACGCCTGAGCTTCGGCTTCATGGCCTTCCTCGAACGTCCGTTTACTGGTCAGTTCAATGTCCTCACCGTTCGTCTTCTCCTTGCTGGACACGGCGGAGTACGGTTTCGGAACAAAATCCCGAATTGCCTTCTCGCGTTCGATGACATGGGCAACAATCGGGCAGACGCAGCGTCCGATGCGGATAAAAGTGCCTGCCTTGACGGACACATACCGAGTCAGCTCAATTCCCAAGAGCCAGTCCATCTCGCTGCGGGTCTCTGCGGAGGAGGAAAAATCCGCATACCCGTCATTGGGTTTTGCCGTCTCAAACGCCTGCTTGACGGTCTTATTGGTCGTATCAGGCAGCCAAAGTCGATAGATAGGTTTCGGCTTTTTGAGGCCGTAATGGATGATTTCATCAACCAACCGCTGACCTTCCCGGTCAGGGTCTCCGGCATTATAAATCTTATCAACGTCTGTGCGGTTCATCAGGCTATTGATAGTTCGAATCAGGCCCTTGACATTGTCCTTCCCCTCGAACTTAAAATTCCAGTTGTCGGGAAAGAACGGAAGCCGTTCCATCGTCCAGGAATGTTTTTTCCCCGGCTCATAATCCGGAAAATACGCATCCAGGTCAATGAGTTCGTACAGATGTCCAACGGAGGAAGCCACGATATAATTCTGGCTTTCCAGCCATGTATTCCGGTCTTTTCCCTGCCGTGTGAACTGTTCGTTCTTCCACCAGGTGAGTCCCGACGCAATGCTGCGTCCAAGCGAAGGCTTCTCAGCGATAACCAGTGTCTTTGCCATTGTCGTCCTCTCTAGTCTAAGCCATTGATGACTGTCTCATACCGGCTGACATCCTGTATCGGCCGCCCGTGCAGCTTATGATATACGCCAGCAAAACTTCCCGCAACAGCGAAAATAGGTTTCCGTTCTCCGGCAACAGATGGTTCAGATGGCTTAACGGTACTTTTCCTGAATCTCTTCCTGCGTTGCCAGGCGCGGTTCACGGGACTTCGAAATGACGAACGGCGTGCAGTATTCGTTCAGCCAATTGATATCACCCCGGTCAATTTGGCTGAAAATCTGGCAAAGGACATTGACATGAACCCCGGCCCTGGCAGCAGCTCTCAGGAGGTCGCGGCGGCCGTTGAAGATATCGTGGCGGCACTGGTCATAGAACACAAACACCATCCGCCGATTGTTCTGGTACTCGTTGTCATCCTCATTGCTCAAGAACATGCGGGATTCCCCATTATTGGCGATATCAACGGCCTTTCCGATTGCTTCCCCTGCGCCATCCTGCAGTGCAAAGAGGAGCTTGCCGTGAGGTTTGCTGCCATAGGTGTCGGAAACCATCCGGCAGATACGCTCAAACTCCCGGTCAAAGCCGATGTAGATGACGACGTTGTTCACGTCGCGAAGCGTCTCAACCACTTCCCTGGCAGCCCAGCGAGTCTTACCGGCTCCGGGCCGTCCAGCAATCACAGAAATACGAGTATCAGTGTCCATGTGTTTCACTCCTTGTCACTCAGCCGGTTTGTCTTCAACCTTGATTTTTTCGACTTTGGTTTCCGGCTCGTCATCCTCATCGTTGTCTTTGGCGGTGGCTGCTGCTTCGGCTTCAGCAAGGCGTTCTTCGGACTCATTCATCTTGCTAACCAGCTCATCGAAGGTCAGCTTGTGCTCTTCTTCCTGTGGTTCAGAAGGCTTTGTAGGCTCTTCGGGTTCTTCCGGCTCTTCGGGGTCCTCAGGGCCTTCTTCATCGGGTTCAATTTTCACAATCACATGGTCGCTGAAAGCCACATAAGCAACAGCAGCAACCGTCACAGCACCAATCACGGCAAGAATATTTTTCAGCATGATAAAAACCGCCTTTCAGGTTTGTGGGTATTCACGATACTTCACAGTGTACGGGATTCGCAATGGAATACAAGTATCTGCCAAAAGATTTAGCAACCAGGCTCACCGAGGTTACTGCAGACGTTCTGAACGATGCATTGGTGGGCGGGGTGTGAGGGTTCCGGCGAACGTGCAGGCAAGGGGCAAGCTGTTGATTCAGCCCTTTCCGTTTTCCTCGAACCGTTTTCTGCGCCGTTCCGTGCAGCGTTTGAGTTCCGCCAAGGAGACGACCTTCACGAGGATTCTCTGAGAGGTCGGGAAGTTTCGCATCACGCCGATGCCTTTCAGGATACGCCAGTAATCGTCCGGCGTAATTTGCTGTATGGTGTAAATCGGAGCTTTGGTCAATTCCATGACATAGTTCCCGACCATGATTCGGATTCGTTCCCGTTCTTCCAGCTGAATCAACGAAACATCCTCGTCCACCATCACGCGCACAACAGCGAGCGGGGTGAATTTCGGATGCAGGTTTCCGTTCATGTCAGGTTCGGGAGAAAGGATGTTTGCAACGTAATCGAGGAACCGCCATGAAGTGACCCGGTCTCCGTCGAAAATCGGAGCAATCATCTCCGTTTCCGGGATGAACTCAGTGCTAAGGATTTTGGTGCCAGCCGGAAGGTCTTTGAGCAGAGATTCCGAGAGTTCCTGTTTCATCAAGTCGGCCTTTTCATCGGTCAGGTCATCGGCGTTCGGACTGATGACATAGTCGTAATGAACTTCGCGGCCATTGAGCAGAGCCGTAACGCGAAGATAGAGTTTATCAAACTTCAAAGATTCGTTTACCTCCAGCAAAGACAAGGTGCTTTATGAGTTTAGCAGCCATCACGATGATACTCAGCAGCATCACGGGAGCGGATGCAAGGATAACTGCGAACGCCACACACTGGATGACCTGCAAGGCAAACCAGGTGGGAAAGATATTGTCCCGGAACAGACAGAATGCAAAGACCACAAGACCAATGCAGAACCACGAGCCCTGGATGTCGTACCGACTCGGGCAGGAATGATATGCTATCTGGCTCATGACGATTGCGAGTATCCAGATGGCTGGATGCTTGAAGCAGTCATTGCCAAGACTCGACCAGAACCCAAGAAGCAGCTGGCTCATGGTGCAAATCTGAACCATGCCGAGGATTCCCGGTGCAATGCCGATGAGGGTCTGTTGGATGCAGCGGAACGGATAAAGGCCGCGTGGCGTGTAGTTCACATAGCCGAGGACTTCGTCATCCTGTTTCTGGAAAATCTTGTAGAGCTTCACGCCGTCGATTCGAGCACCGGTGAAGATGGCAACCAGGAGATGGGAAAGCTCGTGGTGGATAACGCCGATTGCAGTAACACGGGTATCGTAGAACCTTGCCGTCTTAGTGCCGAACGCTTTCATGACAAGCCAGAGACTCAAGTTCCGGCCAAGCCATTCGATAGCAAGAATCACCACAATGGTCAAGACAAGGCATTGTCCCTGCCACGCATCGAGATGTTCAAGAATCCTGCTGCTGTTCACACAATCACCTTCCGCACGCATTGGCACTCACAGGTTCCCAGCCGTTTCAAGCAGCAGAGTTTCGGAACCTGCCACGGTGGGAAGCTGGCAGATGCGATACGGCAAAGGCAGGCATATTGGCAGTCAGGTTTGTTTGCCTTGCAGATGCACAAGTACCGATATCGCTTCATGTCCAGCTCCTCCTGCTATGATTTAATTATACCATGAGCCGAACATGCCCTCAATGCGAAGGGCGAATTGTTAGCAGTTTAGACACAAATGCAAGAAACAAGAAATTCAGGCAGCCAGCCGAAGCCCAATGGAGCAGCTACGCAAGCTAAGGCACGGAATGTGGAGGGATGAGAAACAAGCAGCTACGCGAATGCCAGGGAGCAAAGAAGCACCAGCCCAAAAGCAAGGCAGCTACGCTCCAGACGGCAGTGGACACAACTCGCAACAACCCGCAACGGTCGCCAAATTGCAGCTAAGGAATAGTGGGTTTCCTAAGGCAAAGCTATGACAAAGCCAATCCCAAGGAACTCAAAGCTAATCCTAAGCAATCCTAAGTTAACTCTAAGCCAATCCTTCTCAGTTCAAATCTAGTAGTCTCTCTTACTTATCAATGCCCTTTATATATAATATATAGAGTTCTACTAAGGGGACGCGAACAAATGCCTGAAGAACATTGCCAACTCGTTTGACATTCTTAGGCAGGGTCCGTTTTTCAGGAGAAATCGGGCTCCTGAACTCCTATTACCAGTCCAGCCGACTATAAATTTTTAAGTCGGAAAAGCCGTCATGGCCGCCACGTGGGCCACTTCATCCGTCCGCAGTTCAACTGTCAGCCCCAAAAGGGTGGGATTTGTGTCAGATTCCTTTAGATTTCGTTCTCACTCGCAAGCGGGCGTGTCCTCCGAAAGGGTACACTTATCCTGAGATTTTGAAATAACAGCATGAACGCAAAAATATTGTAGCGTTTGCCAGCATTTGTGGTCCGTGAAATCCTCTACCAGCATCCCGGCATTGCGAGTGTGACTCCTGAGCCGCAGCCTGTTCGGGAATTTTGTTCTCACTCATAAATGGGCGTGTCCTTCTCGAACGTGTGAGTCTAAATTTTGCCTCACCGGGACTGTCAATAGTGAATTGAACTTTGCACAAAAGGAAGAGATTCGCTTCAAATCCTGCACATCAACCCGGCAAACTTGTGTTCTCGCTCATGAATGAGTGTGTCCGTTTGCCGACCAGAGATACAGGTTCAATTAGAAATGACTTCCAGCATATAGCTTTTTAAGGTTCAATTCGCGCAAAAGAGATATGTAATTGTGAAGGTACTAAAAAGGTTCAGGTTGCAACTTGCTGCGTTCGACCGTAATCAAAATGCCTTTGAACTTTGCCAACGCCGTCCCAAAGCTGACTTATCGCAGAGCAGCAGCTGGTCGCGTAGTTGTTCAGAGCATCCTTGACGGAGTGCCAACCTTTGTGGGATTGAGGTTCAAAGCACAGCTGATTGTACGCATCACTGAATGGAGCAAAAGGTACATTGTCGTCTGGCTTGTTGTCATCCTTAGAAGAGTCCTTCTTCTCAGTAGTGACGGTCTCGGTACTGTCAGTAGCCTTGGCGGTCGCAACCGTCTCAGCAGTTTCATTAGCTTCCTGCGGCTTTGCCGTTTCCAGCTCGTCAGCCGTCTGTGGTTCGGGAGTCTCCACGATAACCTCGACACGACCAATGAGCTTATTAACCGCCTTGTCAATGAGCATAAGGTCTTCTTCAGACACAGAATCAAAAGTCCGGTTCAGAGCGTTGAACACCGTGTTCCGGTTAACGCCCATCAGTTCAGCAACTTTCTGCTTCTGATATCCCATCTCAACGAGTCGCTGAGCTGTCAGGTTCTTGACGCGGAATGCCTGCTGTTCCTTCTCCACGATATCAAGACCACGCACTTTAGCCTGCTCATATACAGTGGGAACCGAGATTTTCAGTTCCTTTGCAATGGCACGAACGGACATTCCGGAAGCATAGAGTTCCGGGATACGGTCATAGATGACCATGCGCTGTTTCCGGCGTTCCTGAGCCTCGTACTTCTGACGATGGTTCCGGATGCGGAGGTCGGGAATGATGCCGTGGTTGATGAGAACACCGAGCATGTAACGGTCAGCCTTGGAGCTTGCAATCGGAGGCGGGATTTCGCCTTTTTCGTAACGCTTTGGCTTAGATTCGCTTTCGTTCTTCTTCCCTTCCGCCTTAGCTTTGGGATTCTTGAGAGCACTTGCGGGAATGCCGGAGAGTGCTTCAATTGTCGAGTTCTTGCAAGGGTATTTGCAGGTGGAAACGAGATGCGCAACTTCCTTGTCAGAAAGTGGCTGAGAAAAAGTGCGGTTGATGAGCTGTGCCTTATCCATATCCGGATGACCGCCACGGTCATAGCAGGTGGAAAGTACAGCCAAGAGGGTGTTGTGGCGGTTTCCTTCACCACACGGATTTGCCTGAAGGTAACGAAGCGCCAGCTCAAAGCGGCAGACGAAGTTTGCTTTCCGTTCTTTCTTCTTCTTGTAATTGTTCAGAACTTCAAGAAGATGTGGATAGCGCATGCACATTGCCGCGAAGCGCTTTTTAGCCCAGTCAAGGATTTCGTCATCAGTTTTGTTGAAATTCGCGTCAGACGGAGCAACTTTCTCATCAGCAAACCGATAAGGGACTTCATACTGGTCGGCGAGCTTCAGCAGGTTGAAGGGCTTTCCTTCAGGGACCCGAATACAATGGCAGCAGCGTTTTGCCTTGGTGTTGTAAGTACCAGGCAGACGAGCAACGCGATTGGTTTCATGAACCGCCTTATCCAGCTCAACATTTGCCGTGAACTGGGCCTTCTCAATCAACTCATTCAGCTTGAGAGAAATTGCTCTATGTACGCCGCTGTAGGCCAAGCCGTAAGAGAGATTGTTTGGGTTGCAGGGTTCAAGAAACACAAACAAGCCAACACCACGGCCGCTGTTAGAAACTGCACAGTCCGGAATCTCATGATGATTCACGGCATCCAGTACAAGTTCACCGATGCGGTCGCTGATGTCAGCTGGTGCATTTTCGCCGTGGCAATCAATGTCAAAGAACAGAACGCGCAGCTTTTCGACATCCGCCTTACGACGGATACCTTTTCCGCGCAGAGATTTCTGAGGATGGAACGTATTGATGGAGAAGTAGATGTTGGTAGAGGTATCCCAATAAGTCGGGGTCCCATATTTCGGGCTGACTTTATCAAAGATGCGCTCACGAACACCCGCTTCCAGAGACTCAGAATTGATTTGGGCAACGGTCTTCATTTTCTCTTCGCCATTTGTCCGAACCAAAAACTGAGTCACGCCATCGGCATTTACATCGCTCAGCAGCTTTACAAATGCGTCATCAAGGGCAGTGCAGCCAAGTGCCTGTCCGAAGATGGTATTCGTTTTCGTAAAGCTGTTATTCAACATTGATGTGTCCTTCTGATTTTGTATTCAGGTGTTGGGATTTTGACTCATACTTTCATTGTCTGCAATTCGCACACCTTCGCCAGGCATCAAACGGTAGAATTGATGCCGGCTTCGAAAGAATGTTTTGTATATATTGCACAAAACAAATCTGGAACAAAATCCAGCAACGATTGGGGCACTCCAAAGATTTATCCATAAAGCAGTCAGCACTTTAGATTCAGCTGAACACATGTACAAAAAATGCCCCTGACCGAAAATATCGGTCAAGGGTTCTGTTTTTTAGCTCTCAGATGGAACAAAAACAACGAAATAATCGTCTTTATATCCTTGTGTCCAGCCAGAAAGCTGGTTCATAAATTCAATACAGGGCCCGCTTTGAGAGCGTCGCAAAAGGATAGCATCAAAGTCAAATTGATTCAAACAGTCTTCCATGCCAGTGTCGGTGGAATAGCTCATGAATGCAAAATTCACACTTGCTTCGATGACATCGTCCGGGAATAGGTCTGCTCTGGAATCCGCGAAGCTTTTGATGCCATGATAGATGCAATATCCGCCGTCGTTGTAGGAGGTGTAGAGGCGCTGCGGGTTGAGGTCTTGGATGTATGAGACAAGGTCAGCTGTGATGTAATCCCCTGTCTTATCGGGGTCGTTGGCCATGGAAGGTGCATAGACAGCAGATACAAGAACGAGCACGGCAGCTGCAGCGATAGTGTATTTCTTGGTGTTTCCCGCCCAGGAACTGTTGGGCCTGCCGCCAGCTTTCCACATCCGGTTTTCCTGTGCGGAGATAAGAGAAGTGAGGAACCGGTAAATGAGGGGAGTTATGACGATAATCCAATAGCTGCGGATGCGGACATACATTGCTGTCATGAACAGGCAGCAGAGATACGGGGCAAATTCTGTGAGCTTTACCTTCATCTTGTAGGCTACAATCAGGAACAAGAAGGCAAGACACAGAAACACAACTTCATTGGCAAGATGGCTCGGCATCCATTCAGAAACATGTTTCTTGGTCGTTTCATTGTTTGTCACAAAGAAATAGATATAGAGCTTGATGCCGTATGGATTCAGGAGTCCGGCCAGAATATCGGAAAGAAAGACCTGGAACAGGGCACGGAACCGTTTTTTCGAGTCGCCCTTTTCGTTATAGATATCAAAGGCATTGATGTCAGGAGCAAAGCACAAGACCAGGAACAGCAGATTGAACGCGAACAGAATGGGCAATGCCCCGCCGTGCAAGTTTGCCCAAAGAACGCTCACAACAGGAAGCAGCCAGCGGAGCTTTGTGTCAGGTTCTTCATAGACTTTGTTCAGCAGATAGAATCCGATTGCAAAGAGCGTTAAGCCGATGTTTTGCGGTCTTCCTGCCCAGTCGAGCGGCAGCGTGACAAGGGCCAAAGCCAGGACATTCATAAAAGGGTCTTTGATTTGTCTGCCCCAGATATATTCAATAAACAGACAGTAGGCAAAGACTGTCACTGCGATGAACGCAAGCATTCCGTAGACGGGATTTGTGGAAATGCAGGAAAACGCGTAAAGAATCAGGCTGCCGAGCCATGAATGAGCGGTTTCCTGCAAATTGAGTTCCGGACCAAGCCAGGAGAAAGTGTCCTGAGTTGGGATGGCTTTATTTTGCCAGATACTTTTTCCCAGGGTGATATGCCAGAAATAATCGCTGTCAACGACTCCTTGCCGTTCTGCCATAATGACAGCAATGGCAGTTACGATGATGGCCGCAAATAGATAGAGTGTTTTATTTGACCTTTTGGCTTTGAGTGCAAGCATAATGATTCCTCCAGTTTTTATTCGCTGTCTTAATTGTCCGCAATTCGCAAATTTGGGCAACAAAAATGCCGCCTACCTAAAAAGGAAAGCGGCGATAAATGCTGTTATTGCCTTTTGGTGAGCTTTTCAGCTACCTTTTCGATGACCGTGTCTCTAATGTCAATAGGGATGCCGAGAGCCTCTATGACGCAGCAAAAAAGCTGCCCATCCGAAGACAGGCAGCTCTGGTTAATATACGCAGGTCTAAAATTTTGGGTCCTATATTTTATTGCTGTCCCAAACCGCACAAGCCACCGAAGCAACGATACAGCCACCGGCGATGTGAAGCATCAGAACTGCAACATTGATGAGGGCACCGAGCGTTTCGTGGCTGAGACCGGAATCGAAGATACCGATATCAGCAATTAGGGATATCGCCATTATCACGAACGCTCCTGCAGTTGCAAAGCAGCCAATTGCGGGCTTAGAATTCTTCAGCCAGCCGAACATTTCTTTGGCTTTGGCTATGAACTTGAGCTCGTCTTTCTCGATGTAGAAATACCGTTCCCTTGTCGCACAAGCCGATACATACAAGGCAGCCAGTGCAGAGAGCACGCCAAAAATGCAGAATGCGGTGGTTCCGGTCCTGACAAAAGAACCCAGGACCAGCATCAGAATGGATTCCGACGTCAGCGGAGTTACAGCTTTCAGCAGAGACTGAATCAGAATGAGAAGCAGGGTGACTCCGATTGCTTCCGCCGCGATAATAGCGGATATGGCAGAGATTCGAGCTGCAGCGTAGTCGTTGCGAATGGTATCAGATTTCATAGTTTTGCACTCCTTTGATATGTATTCAAGCGATTCCGTGGATTGTTTTAATGAGGTAAACTTTGTTAGACTTGTTGCTGAGCCAAAGCCTTTTCGCTGCCGGGTCCATTAAGCCAAACCGCTTATGAACCGCGTGCAGGAAGCAGGCTTTGATTTCAGCGTCCGATGAGGTATACGATACGCGGGCGCACCGAATATCCATATCGTTGAACTCGTGTTCAAAGAACAACGTCAGCAGAAGGATTTCCTCGTGAGTATCATGAACCCCATCCTGAAAAAGAGAACCATCCTCGTTCAGAATGGTCGCCTGTGTGTTCTCACACATATGCTGGTGAACCATGAGGTTCACAACATCAGGCCCCAGACGAAAATCTTTCTGCGTCGGATTTTTATAAAAGTGGTACAGATTCGGGCAGAGATGATTCATCACATACCGTACCTGTTCCTCTTCTGTCCCCTTGTCAGAGGAATCCGCAAACCATTGAGGAAACTTTGCGTAGGAATAGGAGTTCTGCGGCAGGTAGAGCTTTTCGAGTAAAGCCTCGACTCTCTTCCCCGGCTCAGACGGTTCATATTCGTGTTTGTCTGCTTTCTGGATAAGGTACTGAGACCAATCGATGGGTGATTCAAATCCGTGGTATTTCATAATGTTAACCTCCTTATGCGGCTGCATCGTAAGACACAACACCAGCGACCAAATACCGATTTTTGCAGCCCGTAAGTTTCTGAGCCGCAGTTTCTGCAAAGTGCAGATATGCGGTCATCAAGGTGCTGTCGGAAAGCCGGTAAGCGTCAATGGACACAACAGACAAGACGACCAGGTTACCGCGTTCATCCAGAACGGATTTCCAGCCGTTTGCCTCACAGACACTTTGCATATCAGCGAGGTAGCTGGAAGCAACCGGGATAATTGCCTTGACAAGGATTCGAGCCTTGCCGTTGTAGAGTGGAACGGAACGGCCAATGCCGCCTAATACCTTAAACACAAGAGCACCTCCAGCGTTCTGTTTTCTACAGCGCTGCATCCTGTTCAAATACAGCGTAAAAGTTGTGATAGTGTTCAAATTTGTCCTTGACCCACTCGCCTGCAATGTACAGAGGAAGGTCGTCAAACTCTTTGCAATCGTCGAGAGTGTACGGAACGGCGTCATCGTGGCACCCATTTTCCTTATCGACCGCAAGCATTTCATCAGCCGCTTTCTTGGCCGACTCAAAGCTCATATGTACCCCGCCGCAAATTGCAACGGAGTCAAACGTGCCGATATCTTCATTGGAATAATGGGACAGGATAGCATAGCACTTATGGCGTTCGGGTACGCCGCTCAAAGTGTTCAGTGCCATAGTTGCGCCGTCCACATAGCCGTAGCAGTAGGCAGCATTGTAGCAAGTTTGGTCTGTGTAGCTGTTGGCCTCCTGGTTCTTGGCTTTGATGAGTTTGCAGATAATTTCTTTGTTATTAGACATAATAAATACCTCCATAGTTGTAGTGTTAAAACGGGTTGGGACAATGTTGCCCTAGAGCAATCGTCCGTTCTGCATGGCTTCACCGAAATAGGAATCGACCACCTCTTTTGCGAAAGCAAAATAGGTTTCTCGGTTCTCTTCCGTGACCCGTTCAGCAAGAACAGGTGTGTTCAGCTTCACGCACAGACGATTGGCAAAGTTCACCCGTGCCATCAGCCCTTCGTGCAACGCACGGCGATGACGGTCGAGTTCCATGACGTACTGTCGAAACTCCTCACCGTCCATCGTGAAACGCGCGTGCTGTATCTGGACTTCCTGACTCGACACTATGTTGACGTAATCAACACAGGTTTTGAGCATCACGACAACGTCATCAACGCAGTCGTTCAGCAGTTCAGAGGCCATGAGGGCGGTGTACAGGTCGTTGACCTTGCAGCAGAGGGTGTTGTTGCGGCTATTCAGATTGATACTCATACGTCTCCCCTTAACGCGGGGTCATCGTGCGGCTCTTGGCTTTTGCCTCCACCGCAATGTGGACCCCGTAAAGGGCTTGGATTGATTTACTTGTTACAGATGCTTCCGGCTGAACCGGTCGTATAATAGGTGTTGAGAACCTCTTTGGCGAATGCAGTGTAGGCCGGGGAATTAGCAAGAGAATACATGTTGCCGGAGTTCATTTCGGCTTCAATTGCGTCTGCCACATTTCCAGCAATCTGGTCTGTGTTGTATTTCTTGCACAGCCGGTTGAGTAAAGCGACATTGGCAGCCGCGTTTTCGAGCAAACTGGTACGGGCAGAATCGACGCTGTGATAAAAAATGCGGTAGCTTGCAGCATCCATCGTGATACGAGCTTGCTGAATTAAGATTTCTTGTTCAGCCAAAAAACTGGCATAATTTGCAAGACTATTGAGACTGTCAACGACCATAAAGGCGAGACCACTATCACCAGCCTTCTGCATTGCTTCGTATAGTGCTGCGACTTTCTTTGTGAGAAGAGTGTTCTGGTTATTAGGGTTAAAATTCATGAAATCGTTCCTTTCTTTTTCATGTAAACAAAAAAAGCAGGCCCATCCGAAGATGAGTCTGCTTTCTGCTACAGGTTGTGAATAACTATGGATTTGCTGGTATCCATCGTACAAGACTGATTTTATTCATTCCGCAAGCGCGGTCAAGCAAAATCAGCCTTTGTATTCTTTAGAAACCTTCTTTGCCAAATATACCTGCCCCTTAGGAGTAATCAGCGTCTTACGCGATGTATGGTAAGTGGTGCCGACATAGTACACCGTTTCCTTAACCTCGAAGATTCCCTGGTCGATGTAGCGCTGGTAAGCAACATTTGCAGAGTCAATATACTTTTCTTTGCGCAGCCACGCCATCAGACGGTTGCGGCCGATGTTGATACGGTCGTTGGCAAGACATTTTGCAAACTCGCCGAAATCGACGCTGTTCACGGATGCACTCACTGCGCGATGGAACTCAACACTCTCCTGCTGCACGCCGATAATGTTGTCCTGATTCTTGACAGCTTCCAGCGAAGTGACAAGCAAAGCCTTAGTTTTGGCGTCCGTGTTCGGAAGCCAATTATCGACAAAGACTACTGGGTCATTTACATAACCGCCGGTCTGGCGAATCCGGGGCAAGAGTTCGTCAAAAACCCAGGTCTCAAACTTTTCCGCTTCGGGTTTGTTTGAGCGGCAGATTAGACGATATACGTTGCCTTCCGAGATGAACTTGATGATGCGGGGAACGCCGTTTACATCCGCTCTGCCAGCCCTGATGCCATCATGGCGGCAATGTATGTTCAGTTCATGGCTTGGGTTTGAGTAGCCTAAAGCTGAGCAAACATCTGCGGCGCAAAAATAGAATTTGTTGTCATCCTCCATGATGCGCAATTCGCCGAACATTTCGGACAAAAAGACTTCAGGTACACGATTTTTCATAGTATTTCCCTCCAAAAAGTACCCTAACAAATCGTTAGGCCATGCCTGCTTTTTGACGATGGTATGTACGAATGGTTTTGCAAAAGTAGTCGCGGAATCATTCGCTGTACACATACTTTGCTGGAACCTCAGCCCCGCATTTAGAGCACTCAAACAAGTCCTCAGTGTCGGGAGAATGAGTTACCTCATCGCAGTTGGTCTCGGCCTTGATGAACTCGCCGTCCTCATCAACAAGCCAGGTCTGAGTGACGTGTGCTGTCGCATGGAACGTAGTGCTTCCACACTTAGGGCACGGACCGATTTTTGGGTTTGCAATCATTGTTGTTAATTCCTTTCTTGTGTTCGCGCAAATAAAAAAGGCAGACTCACCCGAAAGTGAATCTGCCTTCATTGTGCGAGATTATGAATTTTTCGTACGGCCCAAATGGCGCTATAGATGGTATCTATCGTACAGCTTTTATTATCAGCCTTTCGCAAGCAGTGTCAACAAAAAAGCCCCCTTATCCCAAACAGGACGAAGGGGCATATGTACTATTTGGTTTCCTTTTTAGCCGCGCAGCGGGCCCAGAAATCGTCGTCCATCGGGATAAACATCAGGTGGTAGCTGGTGTCAGGTTCAGAATTATCAGTGATGATAAATCCGTCCGGTACGCTTTTGATGGAAACGGCCACATCCGTTTTGTTCAAAAAGTTGCGGTAGCAGTCCATTGGAGCCTCGGGACCAGGTTTCAGCAAATAAGTGCCGATATCGCTGGTTTCACCGTTGCGGGTACATGTGATTTTATAGAGCTCTTTTGTAAACATATTAGTTCTCCTTTCAAAAGTTTCCAATGACATCGAAATCAATGTCGTAATCATCGAAAATATCAATGGTTTCAAAGTAATGGCTTTCATCAACCAGAATTAGTCGATGGCAGTCAAGTGAATACGGAATCGCTTCCTGAGCAAGTGCGGCGCATGCGGCAGCAAGGCCAAACGCCAAGAATCTTGTAATGAGAAATACCTCCTTTATTCCGGTTGAAAACTTACATCGTTGCGAAAGAAAGCCTCAACAGCGGTGCTGTAATCATCATTGTTCACCGATATACAGTACTCGCCGTGTACCCGGTAAGGGATATGCGCTTCTTTCAAAGCCGCAGCAGCTGCCTTCGTGCTATAAACGAAAAATCTGGCCATTATCGTTCCTCACAATTTACATTGCTTTTGCCAGCCGTCTCACCGTATCGCGTATCCCACTGAGCAATCTGGTCGTCTCCTGCAATACCACGGAGACTCAGCAAACAACCGTTTTGCGGGTGACACCAGATGGTGCTGGGTACTTCGTTTTCGAGGAAAGCGCCGCAAAACGGACAAGGCTTCTTAGGACTAATTTTGCAAGGGCGCGGCATGCTTACACCTCCTCGTACTCAATGTCATACTCCTCGAATGCATCGAGGACATCATCGTAGAAAGAATCATCTACCATGATGCGGTCGCCATCATCCAAATCGTAGTCGATGTCGTAAAGGTCAAGAGCATCGCATGCCCCATCCAAGTTTGGCGTATAGAAACGAACCATTTTTGTCACCTCATGTTATTTGTACGGCTCATCAAATGTATCATCTACCGTTTCCTTGTGCCCGCACGCATCACAGAGCAAACAACTGCAAGCCTTGCGAGTGCGTCCGGTCGGGATGCCGTGATTGTCCAGCTCCTTTTCTAAGAACCAGACAGGCTTGAGCGTAAAGTCACAGGAAGGACAAGGAATTAAAGGGATTGTCATATCGCATCTCCCCTTACTCGTCCACTTCAACGGCATTAGTCACCTGATAGCCGCCATCGCGCAAAGCACACGACAGGTTTTCGCCAAGCTGCATGGCAGTCCCAGCATCGTTGGCGTCAAGTGCCTTCTGTACTTTCTTGATGGCATCCTCAGGGGTGTTGGCATCAACGCAGATGGTAGTGGAAACGGTCACAACAACATTAAAGCTTTTCATAGCAATTTTTCCTCTTTGTTATTCGATAGGTTTTTTGTACTCAGTCCAGAAGAAAAGGCGCTGAGCGGGTGTCAAGCGTTCCTTTTCATTGAACTTTTTGTTCAGTTCATCGGCGAAACGGTTGCAGTCAAAAGGATAAGGAACTTTGTATTCCTTCCCTTCCTTGACGGCCTTGACATAATGGCTGTCGCAAACCGGGAAACTGCTTCCGTCAGAGAAGGTTTCCTCGTGACCGGAGCAAAAGACGTACAGACGAGAATAGCATTTGCCAATGGTGTCTTTTTCAGAGACTTTGATATAAGCAGCTCGAAACAACTCGTGAGGATGTTCGCAATAAAAGTCAGCGACTTCATCGTCGGAAGCAAGCTCCATCACTTTGACATCGAAGTTCTCGAGGTCCTGAATCAGCAGCTGCTCCCCTGCATCACGAATGAAATTCATGATGGGGTAGTAGTCGCCAGCTTCACGGCCATAGCCTTCTCCGCACGCCGCATAGCAGCGGTGCTTACGGAACAGATGATTGTCAATCGACTTCTCATACTGCTTGAGAGCCTGATGTGTGAACGCCATACCCACAGTTTCATACGAGGAAGAAGGAAGCAGAACCGTGATATCATCTGCTGTATCATACCCGCTTGCCGTGGAGTACATATCGACATAGTCGGCCATCGTGTCGAGACGGTGCGAATCACGAATATCGCGGATGTCTTCCCTGTCGGCATTCTTTTTGTCAACCAGTTCATCGTACGGAATAAACGGGTCAAACCGAGGATGCTCATTGTATTTCTGAATCGATTCTTCGTCGTCAAGGCACAGATTGTCCTTGACCAAATCTGTCACCGAGTCATAAGTCGCGCCCTCGAACAAGAACTGCGCACCATCGAGGTCATAGTCCGAATCGCAAGCTTCACGTAAGGATACGCTGTGCTCAGATTCTTCTTGCTGCTGCAAAAGATGAATGGGTGTCTTGGTCCCGAAATTGTCAACGGAGCCCGGGAACTGCAGAGCTGCATACTGCTTGAGGTAGTAGCTGCTGGTGTCATTGACCAGAACGGATTGGTTTGTTTTGTTAGACATAGATAATACACTCCTTAAAATTTAATATAAAAAGCGGGCTTCCTGAATAACAAGAAGTCCGCTCTTCAACGAAATTGTGAATAGTACATGCACAAGAGACCTTGTCAAAGACAAATGATATCTATCGTACAAATATTATTATCTCTGATTCGCACGTATCAGCAAGGCGTATTTGTGCCAAAGTTTTGACGTTCTGGACAGTACCAATGGCGTCAGTCCTCGATAGCGATGGGAGGCGTTTTGTCGAGTAGCGTGTCAATGTTCCAGCCGCAGAGGGTTAGGAGCACTTCGGACGCGGGACTCTGATTCCGAATGTCGTTTGCCAAGTGGAAACCGATGTGTGCATATGAACCGTCGTCGTTCGCGATTTCACGCTTCACGGTTTCGGCAAAGTTTTCAGCCAGTTCTGTGTTGTCAGCGATGACATTCATAGCCTCGTTGGCAACGCGGTCTTTGACTACGAAAACTCCATTGGCAGAATAGTCACACTTCGGGCAAGCGGGCTTAGCTCTTACGCCGCTGGATACGGAAATAAGCTTGCAGCCACAAGACGGGCAAGTGAAGAAATAGGGATGGTTAGTAGGTAAAGTAATCATGTGTTTACATACTCCTTTTGAAAATATTGGTAGTCTTATAAAATGAAAAAATCATGCACAGGCATCATTGGGGCCTGTGCGGGGTAATGATTTCCAGGGAACGATTGCTCCCTGCCGGTTAGATGTATTTGAGTTTTTGTCCGCAAACAGGGCATCGCTCATAATGTGGATTCTGGTAGTACCCATCGTTGCAGTCCCCGCCTAAGTCCGCATCGCAATGTGGGCAGAGGTTCGGAGACCAGCTTTTCGAGATGGGCTGCTTTGAAATTTGCAGCTCACAAGCCTCGATGGCTATACGCAAAGGTTTACTGCCTCGCTCCCCCATCAAGCCGCCATTCAGGAGCTTGGTGAGGTAGTTCACGGCATTTTGGTATTCAGTTTCGGTCGTCATTTGCTATCACCATCCTTTTCGAGCAGCTCAGAAATTTTGTCAAGAATCACTTGAGATTCTGCTGCTGCCTGTTCGTTGTAATGCCTCCACTTGTCACGAAAATCCTCTAAGTCCTTGACAACGTCACGGCGGGAAACTCCATCGAGCAAGCGCACAGCCATATCAGAAAGATTTTCAGCCTTGAGAGCGTCGATATCCGGGTTGTAGCAGAGCATGATAGCGTCAATGGATTTTGCAAGGTTCAAGCATTCCGTATAAAGTTGCTTCATTTCGCTTTCACTCTTGTCGAATTCACCGTCAAAGACATTCCCAACCACGTGAATGCAGCAGCAATCCTTGAGCATGACAACGTCCGTGGATTCGCAAACGCGAACCATAAAACGGGCCGACGATTCAGAATACTCGACTACACCCTTGCGGCGTGTTCGGGTCGCATCATTCTTCAGCCAGAAAGTGATAATGTCATCTTCAAAGATGAAATTGCCGAGAGAATCGTTGATGCCAGTATACTGGCCAATAGTGGCCGCATGTACAACGTACTTCTCAACCTTCGGGTTCTGCTGGTAGATTATCGCGTAATCATATCCCTTGTTCTGAGGAAAGACGCCGCCCGCGACCCAGATGCCTGGCAGTGGGATACCGGATATGGAGGTCCGTTCACCCTTGCGCCGCGTTTGGCCACGGAATAAAATTGTTCTAGTTGCCATAATAATACTTCCCTTCTACGCAAAAAGGCGGGCCTCCCGATTTCTCGGAAAGTCCGCCTCAGCGAAATTATGAATTTTTGTACGAACGCGAATAGCGCCTTAGTAGATGGTATCTATCGTACAAATACCATTCTATACGGTTCGCACATTTTGGCAAGCAAAAATGCCGCCCATCCGAAGATGAGCGGCGACTTTTTATTTCTTCGCTCCCATGAGGACTTCGCCTTCTCCGGATACAACGAACCAGCCTGTATCTTTACGGTATTCAGCACTGAACAGGTTTGCGAAGTTGTACCCTCCGGAAAATTCGATGTGTTTCAGCGAAAATGTCAGCTGCAAATAAGCATCCGAAGAAGTGCCGTTGCAGTCGTTTTCCAAAGAAATATTCAAACGATAAAAGTCCGGACGAGCGAGGTACTTATCGACAATGTCCTTGTCGTAGGTGATGTCGTGGAAGCAGCAGGACGAGAATGTCTGCAGATATACTTCGCGGTACGTATGGCCGAAAAGACCACACTTATCGCGCAGATTCTCCGGCCAATTCACCTCGATGCGACCATTGGGTTTGAGGCATGTTGTAGGAGGCTGTTCCACGCCGATACCGAAATAGCGTCGGACGAACTCAAACAGCGGCTCCCAGTCGATGCCGTTGTAAAATTTGGTCAACTTCTCACCATCGCGAAGCTGGCGGGTTTCGGTTACCATATGCATTTGTCATTACTCCTTTTTTTGTTGGTATGTATTTTCGAGAGCTTTCTCGTCCAAAGCAAAATACTTATGCGTAAACCAAAAATCTGTTGGTGAGAGCTCTGTATCCGGGAACAGAGAGTTGCCAACTACGACAACTCCAGGAACGCCAATGCAGCACATTTGGATGTAGCACATCTTGCAGACCAGAGGGTCAATGTCTTGTGCCACAAACAGAACATACTTGTCCCAGTCCGGGTCAGTGGATTCCAACTGCTCGCGCATCACATTGTACCCCGCCAGAAGCAGGCATCCGGCACCACAGCACGGGTCGTTCACCCGCAGGATACGGGACTTGTCCAGAACAAGAGAATCTGGCATGTTTATGCGTGCCATCATCTGTCCGACATTGTACGGCGTGAAAAACTGCCCTGCTTGGCTTTTGCTTAATCCGAGATTATGGTAAACGGTGCCAAGAAAATCCTGCTCAGGGTTTTCCAAGAGCGCGGTCATTGTGATGGCGGTAAGCACCGCAAACTGCTGTACGGTCTTCTCGTCGTATTTCTGGACGATGGCATTGTACTGTTCCTCTCTTGCATCCCTGCACCGTAAATCGCAGGTGTTCGCAAGTGCAATGGCATGCATGTCGATGTAGTCATACCAGAGTTCGCTGTGACCGTATCGGGCGCTCATCTCATGGAAAACCTTGATAAACTCTTCGACCGTAGAAACTGGTCTTTTTGGGTTGCTCATAAAAACTCCTTTCATAGTAAAACAAATAGTGGACCTCCCAAATTCGGGAAGTCCGCCTGTTTGCAGATTGTGAATTGTACGAACACGAATTGTGCTTTAGATAGTATCTATCGTACAGTTACTGTTTTATGCGGTTCGCACACTGGGGCAAGTACCAGCTATTGGATTTCGGCTTTCAGCCATTGCAGATACCGGTATCGCTCGGCTTCGTTCTGAATTCCCTGCAAAGCAAAAGTTACGAACGGCACATCCGTGCAATGATTGTCCAGCCACGATTCGAGGGCGAGTGCCTCAAAAATATCATTGTAGCAAGTATTGCGCCGATAATATTCGAGGTCTTCATCTTCGATTTCGTAGTCGAACTTTGCGCGGATTTCTTCCGCCGTATAGTTTTCGGCTTTTGCGGCGGCGTTCGCAAAGAACGGGATATTGCCTTCCTTCCATTCAAAAAACGGATAATCCTGGTCGCAGGAGTTCTGAAAATATACACTCAGCGGCCATTTCTCGCTTGCGCTTTCTGGCGGCATCATGATGATACCGAGCAGCTTGTGCTCTTCCCAATACAGAAAACGGAAGGTAAACAATGCCTCAAACCAATACCGGTCAGCGGTATCCGCAAGTACATCGGCTCTACAGTTTTTGCTCTCCTTATCCGCAATGTATCCGGTACGAACCGAGGGAATATAATACCGATTATTCCTGATGGCTTGCCTGATATTTTTTTCGGCCATTTGCGATTGCGTGTATTCCAGCGCAATCGCCATGGCTTCCTGCAAGCTGTTCGCCTGCGCAAAGCCCATGTCAAAACCATAGCTCATGATGTTTGGTTCCTTTCTTTTACAAACAAAAAGCAGGCTCATCCAAAGATGAGTCTGCCTGAATGTTTGCAGATTATGAATTGTACGAACGCAGGATTGTGCCTTAGTAGATGATATCTATCGTACAATAACTATTCTATGCCATTCGCATAGTTTGGCAAGAAAAAATGCCGCCCATCCGAAGATGAACGGCAAAAATGTTATTGGGCTTGATTCAGAAGTTGACTGAGCCAAGTTGGTCGATATGTTCCAATAGGAAGAAGCTGCCCGTTGCGATATTCTGCAACAAGTACAAATCCATTGTCATTATCGAAAAACTTAGCTTCATCGCAGTATGGCAAAATTTTGAGGACATCCTCAAAACGATGAGAAAAGCGGGCGTTAACATCCTTAGTGGGAATATCATGCCCCCCACGCTCTACACGGTTTCGAATTCGTCGAATACTTTCTTCGGCGGTATCAAGACCGACATAGTACAGACGAATATAATATCCAGCTTCTTTTGCACGTTTGCAAAGCCGCTTGGGATATCCACCGGAAAGCGTCGTCTCTTGTGTGAAATTCACACCGTCCATTAAGGCACGCTCGATACGCTCAACAGCGAGTTTGCCGCCTTCGTATTCGTCACCGCCACACTGAATGGTTAGTTTGTCGGGGTCAACCACAATGCCGAAATCGTTACGCTCAGAACGCAAAGAGCCGGTTAAGCTGGATTTTCCTGCGCCATTCACGCCGCCAATCAGAGTGTAAATTTTCATGGTATCACCTCTTTATTATTATACCACATTTTGCGACATGCGGCAATTGTTTTGCTTTTCAGGCAATAAGCCGTTAAAAGCATATTCTACAATTCCTTGCTTATAGTAATTTTCGTATTTTTTATAAAGGGTAAAACCGTTTTTCTTTAGCAGAAACTCGAATTCGTTGATATGAATTGACGAAACGGTAATGAGTGGATTTGTACATTGTAATGCCTGATGTGCGATTTTTAGCAATTTTGTAGCAATCCCTTGGCATCGGTAATGTTCAGCTACTCTTAATGTACAAATTTTCTTTTCATCAGAATCTTTTAGTATTAGAACGGCAACTATTTTTCCATCGTCCAGAACAGTATAAATTATCCGATTTTCACTTGCCAATTCGGGAACGACTGTACTATAGTACCATTTACTAAAATTGCTATACTCATTATCCAAGTCGTGCAGAAATTCATATATAGCAGTGATGGTTTGGCTATCATCAGCTTTAACGCGTACTTGTTTCATCGAGCAGTCTTCACATCCAACAAATGACCATCATCAGGCTTATTGAGCCAGTCACACCAGCTCATGTTGTTGGAAGGAAAGTCTTTTGCACCGCTGTGAACATCGTTCAGAAAGACGGCAAGATGAAACTTATCGAGTTTCCGAATCGCATCAAGGCGGGTTTCGGTCGCAGAATTCTCATCTGAAACGTCAGCCCCAACCTTTTTCCAAATTGCCCTTTCGGCTCCTTCAAAAGTTGAAAAGCGTTCGCGCTCCATCGAGAGTTCTTCGGTCTCAAACTGCGCTTCAGCAATCAATGCCCAGCGTTCGCTTTCACAGTTGGCAGAGTCCAGCAAACCGGAATATGCCTCCAGCAGCTGGTCGTAGTCATTCGGGTCAAGCTCGGTCGGGTCTACTTCACCGTGTACGACAAAATAGGTGCCATTTGGAGCTTCGAAAATGTCGTATAGCTCGTATCGGGTTCCGCCAACCTGACGTCGCCACTGGCATGTATCAGGGTCGGTGCAAACCCAAGTCTTGGCTTCCAGCTCTGCCTGTTTCAGGTCGTTCGCCAAATCAGAGAGAGCTGCGGAGACCTTTTTGTTTTTCTCCAGGGTCTCAGTAAGACCGATGGTGTTCCCTGCTGCCGCTGCAGCATTGTACTTGAATATGGCAAAACGGTCGTTGCTGTACTTTTCAGCCATAGCCGATACTTCCTCAGGAAGATGATTTTGAAAAAGACGAAGGGTATCTTTCGGGACAGAATCGGCTGGGTACTCGAGGGTTACGCCGTCACCACGGGCATCGTGTTTCAGCTCAAAATTGTGCTTTTTGCAGATTTCGTCATACTGAATGCAATACATAATTATTTCTCCTTTTTATTTTGTGATTTGAGATTTGTTAAGCTCGGTAGATAGCGAAGATAAAGAATCGATGAAACTTTTGCCCGCAGCCATGCACTCCTCAAACGAATACTCTTCGTGAAAGATTTCATGTACGCTTTTGGCATAAGCGCTCAGATTGCGGGACAAGAAGGCTTTTGCTTTGGTTACGTCCTCAACAAAGTTTTTGTGGCTTGCCGGAAAACTGTAAGTAAAACCCTGCCTGTTTTGCTTGCAAAGGATAATAGGGTCTGAACCATTGTCGGATACAGTCCAGCCTTGTTCGTCACAAATTTCTTTGAATCGTTTACAAAGCATCTGGATTCACCTCGCTTCAATCAACTTGGCTGCAGTTGCTTCATCACAGAATTCCAGAAGCTCACGACCCGGTAAGTATCCATCTGTGCCATCGCTGTAGCTATAATCGATAAAACCGTGAGCATTGCGCTTCACGAGTTTGTCAAATGCTTCTTTGATGGTCAGTTTGCCATCGTTCACAGCGCCTGTCACAATGTCGTTGAGCTTGCCGCTCATGACGATGCCGACCGGGTCAGGATACATCATGCAATGCGCACAGCTGCGAAAATCCGCAGCGCTGACAAAATAATTTTCGTCCACTTCACAGAGGACTGGTTTTTTGAGCTTTACCATTTTCATTACTCCTTTTATTGTTTGAAAACAAAAAGCAGGCCCACCGAGATGGTGAGTCTGCTGATTGTCTTGCAGAATTGTAAATTGTACGCATTTCGGCCATAGGGCTGTTATCTATTGTACAATTTCAATTTTAGTGGACTCGCACGTTTGAGCAAGTCTGCTTGTCAGACTTTCTCAACCTCATCCGAACCATAAACAATGTTCAAATGTGAACCATTGTCCCAGTGCATCAGGAGGCTGCCGGTATCATCGACACCAACAACCGTACCTTCTGTACCAAGAGGTGGTGCCTGGATGTCATCCATTTTGACAAGCCGAATCCGCGTTCCAGCGGGGTATTCTTTGCGGATGGCTTCGACAATTTTGATATTTGGAAACATAGTATTTCTCCTTCAGTTTATTGCATTTGTTTTTTGATGATACTCCAAATACGGTCTGCGATGTTTTCGGCGGCATCGAATCGAGTGACAGATTCACCTTTCCAGGTCCCACCGTTGCCGTTGATGCCGTTGCGGAGCTTAATGCAGCTGCCACGATTGGCTTTCCACTCATGCAGGTTCACCGAGTAATCGTCCAGCAACACAAAAGAGCTGTCGATGCACGGCGTTTTCAGGCGGTTTGCTGCGGCTCTGGCTTTGCTGCTGCCGCACGCAACGAAGATGCGGTGTTCGAAATCAATTTCCGGAAGATAAGCGTCGAGCCAGGCGTTCTTTTCATGAACTGCATATGGGTTTTCCGGCATATAGGCGGAAAGTGCATACACATCAAGTTCTGGTTTTGTGTTGCAAAGAATCTTCACGGCGTCCAAAACCGTCTGATAGGGCGGCAAATCTCTGAAATACCCCGGCTGAAGCAGGTCCTCAAAGCAGGCTGCCTGCTTCCAGACGGCGAGAGTGCCATCCATATCGACGAATAAACGTGCCTTCATATCATTTGTAGGACTCATAATTTTCCTCCTTTTTAGATGTGCAAACAAAAAAAGACAGGCCCACCAAGACGGTGAGTCTGCCATTTATTTGCAGAATTGTGAATTGTACGACCAAGTAGGCATAGGCTGTTATCTATCGTACAAATACTATTTTATGCAGCTCGCACGTTCCTACAAGCGAGATATACAAGAAAAAGCCGCCTACCCGAAGGCAGGCGGCTTAATGTGATTAAGATTAGTTGCAGTCAGACTCTGTCATGACATGGGCACGATAAGTAGTGCCAGTGGTTTCATCTTCCAGTTCCCAGCAACCAGTGAAAGCGTCACAGGGTTCGGTAAGAGCCACCTCTTTGCCCTCGCAGTCGTAGAGAATGGCTTCGGCGAAAGAATCGTCCTCCGTACCACAGCAGCGAATATCCAGGCTGAAACCGTCCGGAAACGTAGCCGTCTCACTCAACGATGCGCCCATCCCCTGCAGCTCTTTGCCGCGAAGATACTTTTCAATGGTTCTGGCATGTTTCTCGCTGATGTAAACGGTTTTTTCCAGAACGTGGGGTTCAGGAAGGACATTAACAATCACATGATATTCTGCACCCTTGTACGGCAGGACATAGTGATTGCAGAATTTGTACATGCGGCCGGAATAAGCCAGGACTTCTTCAGAGGAATTCTTGTGAAGGACAGCCTCATTGTATACTTTGCCGTCATCATCACACTTCCAAGTGATAGTCATGTCGATGTCATCCGGGAAAAAGCCACTGACAGAAATGAAGCTGTTTTTGTCGAAGTTTGCACCATAGCGAAACCCGGCAATGATTCCGTCATATTCCTCCTTGTCAAGAGTCGAGCGCTGAACATACACTCGCTCAAAGCCCTTGCTCAGCTCATATGCGCGAGCCACATACAGGATAGTGTCCGCCAAGCTTTCGATGCTTCCAGCGGTCATAGCATCTTGCGTCCGGCGAGCCCAGAGGTCTACGCCGTTTTCAATGATGCTGCACTCATAGACGTAATGGAGTTTTGGGAAGGTTGTGCCGATAAGCTGCATACGCAACACTGGCTTATCACCTTTAGGATAGATGTCGTCAATCGGAAAGTTCAGGGGTTCGAAACCTACATCGTCAGGAGCATCACCAGAACCGGTCCAACGGCAAGGATTCCGTTCTGCGATGAACTCGTGAGCCATCCGGTTGGCAACGGGTTCCGGCAAGCCTTCCCATTCCTTGACATCGAGCCTCTTTTCCAGCGCCTCGATGCCCTTTGCGATGGATGTGAGGAAGTTATCGCCGAAATTTTCCTGGCTGTGATTCGATTCCTCGACAAGTTGGTCGAGCAGCCCGGCGTCGTACAGATACTTCTTGGCGAGCTCTGTAGAAATCTCCGCCGAGCCCAGAATGTTAATAGCGGGTTTGAGGTATTCCTTGACTGCCGTTTTGTCCTGCTCATGCTGGTAGAATGCGGCCAGCTGCTCCATCTCGTCAAGCGTTATGACAAGGTTATCGTGGGGTTGGTTGGTGGTTCCGCCGAAAATGATAGAACCGTCTTTGTAGCCAATAAACATTTTTTTACACTCCTTTTTATAGTTGCGCAAACAAAAAAGGCAGGCCCACCAAGACGGTGAGTCTGCTCTTTGCTTGCAGAATTATGAATTGTACGAACGCAAAAAAAACGCGCCAAGTAGATGGTATCTATCGTACAATTTCTATGATATGCTGTTCGCAAGACGCGTCAAGTTTTATTCGTCATCAATACCCATATAAAGATGGTAGGTGGCGTTTGCCGTCTGGCAAACCCAATGGTTGTAGAACGAGTTGCTCGGCTCAGACGTGACGATATCCTCATCCTCACGATAAATAGCCGCTTCGCACCAGGAAGGTCCATTGTGGCGTGGAATGCAGCGAACATCCATGTGCATACCATCGGCGAAGATAACGGATTCGAACTCAATCTCATCCTGCTCTTTGCCGTCATCGGTATACTGCTTGATTTCGTTCATTCGTTTCTGGCTGATGGTAAGGCACTTGACGAAAACCTTGCGGAAATTTGTGAGATTTTCGTATATCATGCACACTCGCATGATGGCGCTTGTCAAGGCATCGACAGAACCAGGGTCGTTGCAAATCGCAGTCTTGTCGAAACAGCCAATGCCGTGCCCTGTCCAGAATCCGCCTTCATACAGGTGAACAGAAGCCGCATAGCAAAGACAACCATCAGGTTTGCAAAGCTGAATTTCGAGTGTGCAGCCATCGTATGTTTCATCGATTTTGCGCTTGTACACATCGAAACTGATGTTGTCAGGCACTTCCCCGCTGCCGTCCCAATGATAGGGATTGCAGCGAATAAGAAAGAGTTCTGCGATTCCTTTTGCATAAATTTTCGTCATACCGACCTTTTGTTTGAACATAGGACTCATAATCCTTCTCCCTTCTCTTCGTTTAGCAATTCGCGTGCATGGTCGAGGACTTCCTTTGCGACAGGCTTACCGCCTTCATTCATGGCAAGGAAAATTTCCAAGACTTCTGCGCGAGTTACGCTCTGGTCAATCTCAGCAACGCCAATGGAGGCATCCATAAACCAGTTCTTGTCCTGTGCGGAAAGGTCATTGTAAAATACGCCTTTGTACGGGAATCGGTTCTCATAAAAAGCAAGCAGGGTCAACATACGCTGCTTGCCATCAACGATTTCATAGTAGTTGCCATCGTTGCTTGTGCGAGTGAATGGCAGCTGCTTAAAGACGAAACGACCAATCTCGCGACCCATAAAGATGCTGTCCAACAGCTTTTCCCTGTCCTCATCACCCCAAACAGAACCACGCTGATAATCAGGGTTGAAATCAACGCCGAACAGGTATTGGAAGCTGAGCAGAGAGTACATGCTGCGGTTTGAGTAGTGCAGGCGGGACAGTGCAGAATTGCGCTTGGCAAAATGCGTGCTATTGCCATTATCCAGTGGGCGAACACTTGTCCAGGCCCAGCAGGAATAGTCGTCACAATTTGCACCACTGCGGATAAGATACATGTACCCGCCTTCCAGAGCCTCGTCAACAACGCAGTTTAGAAGGTGACCAACCTGTACTTTGTCGCCGACCGTGAAGCGATAAGAGGGTTTCCCTGCACGCTTGGCAGTTTCACAGGCTCTCTCGTAGGAAAGACCTTCGAGCGCAGCTTGTTTCAGGTTGATTTTTGTGATTTCTTTTCTTGCACTTTTCTTAGCCATTGCGATTCTCCTTAACCAATCCGATGGACTCCGAACAAAACAGCAGGAAGAAGCTGTTCATACGGGGTGTATTGGGCAAAATCGTAGATTTGAGCCTCATCGCTGATGATGTATCCGCCAGGGCAGGATTCGCCATCTTCATTGGAACCGCCGTTGTCATCAAGGCCACGGCTTTTGAGCTCGTTGAGGTAATCCTCACGCATAGCATCGTATGCTTCTTTCGGGGTAGAATATTGCTTTGGATTTACTTTTGTGTAAAGGTGGCCCTCGTCATCGGTGAAAGTCTTTGTGATGATAAACATAATTTACACTCCTTTTTGTAGTACGCAAAAAAGCGGGCTTCCCGATTGGGAAGTCCGCTTTCAAGCGAAATGTGAATTGTACGAAAGGCAAAGCACCTTTTGATTGCTGGTATCTATCGTACAGTTTCATCATACGCCGTTCGCACAATATCGCAAGAAAAAAGAAAAAAAGCCGCTGCCTCCCAGCATAGGCAACGGCTTATTGTTATTTGCTCAACGCTTTCTCAGCGTTTTCTTTGACGGTCGAGCGGATGTCAGCAGGCACCTTCAGAATGTCCAATGCCGCCTCAACGGAAAAGCGTCCAGAACGTACAAGGTTTGTAACACTTCCAGAAAGAGATTCGAGATGCCCTTCTTTGCGGCCTTTTGCAAGACCTTTTTCGACACCCTGCTGCTCGACAAAGTCACTATAATTACACATTTGATTGATACCCTCCTTGACGTCGGTGGTAACAGGCAAGCCGCACTCGGTTGCAAGTTGCAGCTTTTTCTCCACAGGCGTTTTATTATCAAAAATCGTAGAAAAGAGACGTACCATGTCATTATCGGACTCTTTATCCTGCAAGCAAGCCATAACAATGCAGTAATTGTCATATTGCTCTTTCGGAAAATGATATTCTTTGGCCAAGCAGGTTTCGGTCATTGAATAGGTGTTACAAACACCACGAACTTCTTCACCAGGGTCAATACACAGCCAAATGCTGTATACCTTTTGCAGCTTATCATAGTCCGAGTTATGGAAAACAGATTCCTTTTGCGCAGAAACCATTCTGCCGCAGTAAAAACTTCCACGGTTCAGCATGTGGTATCCAGGGTTGTACTTATTTTGAGCTTCAATATCCACAATGACTCGATTGGCTTTACCGCAAGGCAAGCCAATATCGAACAACACATCGTAGTATATTGTTCCCTCATTTATGCTTTTGGATTCTACGTTCTTTTCGTTCAGTTTATCAGGCAGGTCTTCAACAGGATGACAGCTAATTTCGACTGGAGGGATGTTGGATTTTTGAATTTCTGCCAACTCCTCCGGTGCCATTTCGCTTTTGGCTTTTTTGTAGACAATGAACTCTTGAATCTTATCAAGAGCCATATCATGAAATTCTGGAATGCAATTCTTAGCGATAAAAGCCGCAACGGGTGTACAGCCAAGCAAGCTTTTGCATCCAGCATCCAAGTTTACCTTGTCATTGCTGATGGCATGCCCGATGGTATTAAGACCTCCCATGTCTTTATACCTCCTATATTATAGCATGTTCGCAAACAAATGCACTAGAAAATACTTATTGTACGCAAAAAAAGAGTGGGCCTTCCATTGCTGGAAAGTCCACTCTTATGCGGATTGTGAATTGTACGAAAGGCAGGATGCCTTTTCGATTGCTGGTATCTATCGTACAATTCTAATTGTATGGGTCTCGCACGAATGTGCAATGGTCTTTAGCCAAGCATCGTCACATCACCATCAACGTACCAGATGTACTGCTTCCAGTTAGAAGCGGTCGCACCAGGGATGAGTTTCAGCGCAGAAGCTGGAGGCACGCGACTCGGCTCAAATGACATCTCGTAATGCTTTTCCAGGCCGTATTTCCGCAGAACGATACTCGGCATTACTCTGCCAAGCTCGTACCACTTGCGAGGCGGGATGCGGATGCAATGTTCGCGGTGAATTTCAGTGTATTCCTGCTGGAATTTGTGAATGGCCCGAAGCAGCTGACACATCGGGCAGGTATTAAGGATGCCAGGGTCCTTGTAGCGGTATACTACAAGACGATATTTATCGTGTTCCTTGGTGGTCAGAACGACACCAAAATAGTTTTTTGCCATGATATCCTCCTCGTTTTAGTAGTTAGTACCATACTCCAGGGCGTAATCCGGACGCTGATATTCGACGACCGGCTTTTCCCAAGAGCAGATGGGTTCAGTATTGGCGCTCGGAAAATGAGAGCTGATTCCGTTGGTGGCAAGCAAAGCTGCCGTGCAATCCGCAATCTGTGCAAGAAGCTCAGGATTCCATCCAAAGGTGTCATCTCCGGTCAGCTGTTTGCACAGGACTTGTGCCGCTCGAAGAATTTCAGTGTCTTTGGATTCCTGCTGAATAGGTTTCGGTGCAGCAATTGTGACATTTCGTGCAATGACGTTTTTGGGCAATGGCTCATCGACCCATTTTTCCTCGTAAATCTCACGGGCATAGAAACCGTCTTTGTCGAATTCGTCAAGGCGAACCCAATGGTCGGCTTCCCAGGTCCTTTGAGCGATTCCGTCTGGATTGATAGTAACCATCACACGTTCATCGTGTGCGTTGTTTCCCCAATGGGTTTCAGAGTCATTGCCAAACTCCTGAATGAGAAGTTTCCTTGCGAGTTCTCCATCGGTCAGTGCAGCCAATTCTTTGATTCGTTTTGTGTTCATATTTTTTCTCCTTTTTCTGTAAACAAAAAAGGCAGGCCCATCGTGGTGATGAGTCTGCCTAGTTGTATCAGTTTGTGAATTGTACGAGCGCTGAAATGCGCAGATGCTATCTATCGTACATTCACAATTTTACCGGCATCGCAAGCAGCGTCAAGCTGTAGCAGCGGCGTCAGCAGTTGCTTTTTTGGCTTCCGTGTATGCTTCGTAAGCCGCGTGATATTCACTCAGCTTAATCTGCGTAACGGTGCCTGGAACCTTGGTGCTGCGAGTTGCATATTCGCAGGAATAATATCCGTAGATATTTCCCTGCTCATCATCCCACAGCTCCGTAGTGATGCGGCCAGAACCGTTGAAGTTGGCCCACCAGAACGGGTTGGCAAGGAATTTCTTGCCGTTCACGTTCTTACAGACCTCATCTTCCCACAGGCAGTTCATGGGCGAACGCTGCTTGAAGACAACAAATCCGTGAGGGTCACGGCGTTTCATAACCTGGGACTCGTATTTGGCGAGCAGTTCCGGCTTCAAATCAACAGTCAGTCGGTCATTCAAAACATACGAGAGCTTCTCATCAGGGAAATATTTGTCGAAGAACTGCTTTGCAATTTCAATGAAATGCGCTTTTTCCTCCTTTGTCGCGAAATAATTCTTGTAGAAAGTGGTGCCGGGATTTACCTTAAATGCCATTTCAACCATTGCTATTACTCCTTTTTCATCTGTACAGTCCAGCCGTTCACGTCGGAATAAACCGCATAGAGCAGCGTTGCGAAATTGTAGCCTCCGTCATACAGCGTATAGCGAAGGGAGATGTTCAGCGCAAGAGTCCGTTCCTTGACGACGCCATCGCAATCGAGATAGCTGAACGTCTTTGTCGGATTGGTAAACCATGCTTCACGTTCTTCATTGAACTTATCTTCATCGTATTCCACGATTTCCTTGAAATACGAATCGAACGTGACGAGCTTGACTGACGAGAAGACATCAGCCATCATTCCGCACTTTTCAATCAGTTCATCAGGCCATTCGACCTTGATGATTGCTGCGCCGTTGTCTTTCAGCTCTTTGTGAGGGCTGAGCGAAACGTTATAGCGCTCACTGAGAAAGCCGAACAGCCAGGACCAATCGATAGTTTTCAGGAAACTGGCAGCTTCCTTGGCGTCCATGAAAATTTTGATTTCTTTACGTGCCATGATATATCTCCTCACTATATTATTCGGTGCCGAATTTAGCCCACGCTTCTTCGACACTCATGTGATAAACCGCCTTAAACTGTTCTTTGAAATACGCATTGAACAATTCCTGGTGGTGAGGGCTCATGATGACTTCAAGAGTAAAGTCGGGGTCGTCAGTAGAACTGTTGCAGTAAGATACATAGGCATGAATGGTATCGTCCGGATGCCAGTCAATGTACATGTTAATCCAATCTGCATTTTCTTCTGAGTTCAAATCAAGGCCAAATGCCATATCAGCATCAAACCAGATAGGAACATAGACGTTAATCCAACCGTCGTAAATAACTTCCGCTTTGCCGTCGAGCACAAACCGCATCAGCTCAGCAAAGTTCTGCACCACAATCGAATCTTGAGTGCAGAGGTCATGAACCAACTCATTGTGAGTCATTATGAAATGCCTCCTTGTTATTTGTTTTTTTGGTTTTATTATTTTTTGAAACTGTCGAAGAACCGAATCATCTCGCGGTTTACACCGACTGCGGATTCGGATTCAGGATACAGTGCTGCAAAAGCATGAACGGTTTCCTTCTTGGAAACAAACCCGTAATCGTGGTGAACGCGCTCATTTTCGAGGCACTTCTTAAATCCGAAAGTCTGTTTCTTGAGGAAATCCTTCTTTCCGGTGCAGATATAGCACGGAGGAATGAGTTTAGAATAGGTTTCAGGCTTGATGAACTCAGCATAACTGTGATTATTCCAGCCCTTAGACATATAGTAGTTCTGAAGCAAACCTACCTGGCCCTTGTAGATGTAATACATACCGCTCTGCAGGCCCATCGCGTTGATGACGAGCTTCTTGGCTGCCTCGGGTACGTTCTCTTCCAGCTCGTCCTCTACCGGCTGCATCTTGACAGGATAGCGGAGAATAGAGCTTGCCATGCAGGCAAGGAATGCGCCAGCGCTGTCGGCAACTACAAAGACCTGATTCAAGTCACCAACGAAATCTTCAGCACGTTCAGCTACAGTAGCAAACGCATTGATGACATCAGTGATTTGGCCAAAGATGTTGGTTTCAGGGACCAGACGGTAATCTGGTACAAAGGTGAGATAGCCTTCCTTAGCGAGCCAGGTTGCCAGGTTCTGATTCTGTTCTTTCCGGCCAGCAATCAAGCCGCCGCCATGGATATCGATGATAATCGGATGCTTTTCGGCATCGTTATCCGGGCGATAAACGTCCATGAAAAGATTCTGCTTGCCGCAAATACCAATCTCAGTGGCAGTTATGCCTTCATGAGGCATAACAGGCTGAGACTTGATAATTTCTTCTACATGGGTGCGTTCTTTCTTGGTGGCGGCATTGATGAAATTCATGATAAAAACTTTACTTTCAAATTGATAAAAAAATAGCGGCCGCCAATCTATAAAAAAATGAGATTAGTGGCCGCTTGGTTGTTACTGAAATTCAAATGTGTATTGGGTTCCTCTTTCGGTTTTGACAAAAATTCTGCTTCCTGCAAAGCCAATAGCTTTTACTGTGCTGGTACGCAGGACGTCTTGTTGTTTTGGTGTTGTTGTTTTGAATACGAGTGGCTGCCCACTTGACAGCTCAAGAGTTCCGACCCGTCCAATGAGCGGAAGAACTCTTGCGTTGAGACTCGTGGTGCTGTGAAGCACACAACTGCTGTTAATCCGCATCATTGTCCTCCTGATATGAACTGGTCAGATATCCACATCCGGGTACTGATTCAACACATGATTGAACCTGTTATCCAGATGTTCATCGTTTTCGTCCCGCTCGGGATAATTAAACTTTCCTTCCTCTTCTGCTGCATCCCCCAAGCGTTCCATGAGTGCAATGACGCTTTCGAGCCAGGCGGAAGCCTTGCCGAACGTGTCATCCTCTTTTCTCTTGGCATAGAGCATGTCAGAGACTTCTTCGAGAGCCATTTTCTGCTGGTACAAAGTATTCCAGTTGATGTGCTCTACAGCGGAACGCAGGGGAGTTAAGTGTTCTGTTTCTGTTACAGTGTTTGTTACGGTCATCTTTTTATTTCTCCTTGTAGTGTTTAGTTACGATAAACGTCAGCAAAGCACCGCAAAATTCCAACAAAAAAAGCAGACCTCCAAACGGATAGTCTGCTTCTCAGAATTGTGAAATTATAGCGTATGTGTGCTGTTATCTATCATACAATTTTTATTGTATGCGTTTCGCACGAATACGCAATAACTATTTTTTAAGAATTAGGAATCTGAATTTTCCGAGCTGTCGCTGTTATCATCGGAACTGGACTCAGCGTTTTCGTCCGCCGTGGAATTGTCACCAGATTCAGCGTCGGTGTTTTCTTCCGCGCTTGTATCCTGTTCGACAGTCGAATCACTGTTGACTGATGCGTATGTACCAGTCAAGATGACGGGAACTTCACCATAACCCAGATAACCGCTAATCAGGCTGCCGGAATTTTCGACTAGGTACTTGGTTTCTGTCATGTTCGGGAACAAGTAGATATCCTGAATCGTAGTGCCCTTCACATTAGCGCTGTCAAAGGTATCGTTGCACGCCGCAACAACACTATACCCGTCATAGTTCCAAGCCAGATAGAAGTTCTTGCCGCCAATTTCAACATCATAATCTGCATCTCGGAAATCTTCAAAGGTACGATACTGCTTGCTGGAATTGAAAGCGACAGAATCGTTGTTTGTCCAGTAGAGACCGGACGGATTGCCAAACAAACCATACAGGAAGTTGAACTGTTCCTCCGGCTCTCCGTCGGTCGGATAGCCGTCGAATTTGTCCGGAGTGACAGACGAATAATAGAGACCGTCAAGGAACGCATCGCCGATATTGATGCCATCATCATTGGCTGCACGACCGTCCAGCATCAAGGTCAGTGAACCGCCGTTATATCCAATCGGATAATAGTCACAGCCGTCATCCTTGCTGGCAGTGTGAATGGAAAAATCACTGATTTCCTTTTCTACGCCTTCGCCTGTGGATTCTGCATTGATTTCACCAATGACTGTATCACCGTTTTCAAGTTCGTTCAATTTCAGATATCCCTTTACAGGCAAATCCCGTACATCCTGTAATGCAACGTCCGTGATATCCAGTGTCTTGCCGGTATCAACGCTGCGCAGCGAATAGAACTTGCTGCCGTCATCGTAAGACAAAGGACTCTGCCCCATCGGAATACCGTCCGGCCAGGTAGTGTCAGGATTGTCCAGCGTGCCGGGCGTGAAATCCGGGAGATTCGACAACAAAGACCAGGCATTGATGGGTTCCGGGGTCGGTTCTGCTGTCGGTTCCGGCGTTGCTGTGACGGCAGCCTGTGCTGCTTCGGCGCTTGCCGCTGCGGCCGCCTGGTCTTTCCGTTCCTGAACCACAGCTGTGGCGCAGCCGGAAAGTGTCACGGCGAGTGCCATGGCAGCTGCGGTGATATTGATAATCTTTTTACTCATGCGCGTTTTGCCTCCTTATGTTTGCGGTTTTGCCTAATGCCGAGGAGTGAGAGACCCACCACGCCGATAAGCAAAGTGAGGAGTCCAAGTCCAAAAGTAAAGGCAATATATTGAATTACGTCGATGAGTTTAAGCCATTTTGCGACTGCAGCGCCTAAAACAATCAACAGGCCAAAGCAGCCGGTCAGATAAATGAGCAAGCCAAACTGTGCAGTTCTACTGAAAATCGATTCGAGTGTTTTCATATCTATAGCCGTAAGGCTTAGGTGGGGAGGAATGCGCTTCGAAAAGACTAAGATACAGCATTTCCTGCTTACCTCCTTTCAACATTTGGGTATTTATTATTTTTGGTGGAATTTCTTACGAAAATTGGTGGTCTACTAATTTATGTAAATACAATCCCTTCGTTTTTGGCAACAAACTTACATTTACCAGATGAATACGAATTGCCGTTTGTGTCGTAATATCCATCCGCTTTACCGTTGTGTGAGCCGCTGGTTCCTTGAATCACATGAGTATGCTTGCCAACAAGAAACACACAGCCGGGAAAGTTGCGTTTTGGATTTCGATATTCCGGATGATGCTCCTTTACCTTGAGTTTGCAAACATCATCTGGTTGGCATTGACGGAACTCTTCCAAACTGTCAGTCGTCTGCTCAGTAGCTTTATGCCGATTTGTAGCAACTGACTTGCCATTGAGCGTGTACACGCGGCTCATATTTTCTTTGTGCTATCGTGACGACGAAATTGTTTAAGCTCATATGGTACGCGGTTGTTGATGTCACTATCACAAACATCATTCGGTAAAACGGAGCAGGCAATGCAATAGGCATCGAGCCAGTGGTCTTTGCTAACACCATGCGCTGCACGATAGTCGTAGGTACTTTTGCCATTGGTCGCAAAGAAATGCTTCGAGAAAAGAGAACTCAACTCTTTCGTCAGTGCCGGAATAATTTGATTCAACACACTCAAAGCACCGTATTTTTTGTTGAGTCCGGTTTTCTTTTTGGCGAGTTTCTTTTGCCATGTGGTATCCTTATGTACAAGGTCGTGGTGTTTTGCGCATAAGCCAACGATGTTCCCAATAGTATTGCTGCCATTTTTATGCTGAGGCACCACATGGTGGTAATGGTCAATCGGTTTTTTGCAAAACAGGCAATGGTGCTCCTGCATTTCAGAGACGGCTTCTTCAAAGCTTGCTTTTTGATAGAGCGGACCTTGCTGATATTGCCATTTCTGAATGTTAGGATTATCCAACTGCATAAACGCAAATTTATTAACCTCAAGCACAACATCACTGATAGGAAGAAACTTCTGAATTTTCTTCACCAAGTTAATGTGTGTCTACAGCAACTGATTTGCGGTAGGTGTGAGCCAGCCTTCCGGTCTTACACGATTACTAAACTTTGCTTCTTTGTTTTTGATGCCGATGCAAAGAACTTCTTTCTCACAGCCGGGAAGGTGCCGTTTGATGACACCAATCTCCTTTGCACGTTTGCTGACGCTGCCGTTTTGAGCAGTTGTTTGTTTTACGCACTTTTTAGAAATGGTGCCATTTGCTTTGGCTCTCCGTTGACGGCGGCATCGTCTGCCATTGGTGCGTCTTGCACGGCGAGAGTCTTTGCGCTTTTTCATCAGTTTCGGAATTTCCTTGTTGCGGGTTTCCAAATGCGCAGTAAAGACTGCTGTGCCGTCCGTTTTAACAACAGCAACACCGATATTAGTTCTGCCGGGGTCGATACCCAAGTAGAGAGGCTGCACTACATCATCGGTTTCATACAACAGTTGAATGGTAAACGGTTTTGTTCTCACGACTCGCGCCTTTTGCTCTTTAAGCAGATGACGCACATGTCCACCGCGAGTCGTAGGCATTAAAGGTTTACCGTCTTTGTTGAGCACATATACAGTGGACATATACGTCACCTCCTTTACGATAAGTCTCTCCTGCCGAAGCAGGAGGTTGTGTTTCCCTTGGCTGGGTGTTTGCTGCGAGTAGTATTACACGAGGTAATACCACTCTTGCGGAGCTGTCAACTGGGAAAATCGACAAGCGCAACAAACATCCATGTGCCTGTGATACTTATGAAATTAAGTGATTTTATTCAAACCACCAAATTTCGTAAATACCCCAACATTTAAATGATTTGTATACATATCAACGGCTTGCGCCATTGATACATACACTGCCCGCAGAGCCCGACACTTGTGGAGCATATCGGGGTGCCTATATTATGAAGATGATTGCTCATCAAATGCATAACGGAGTTTGCGGCAACCGAAGTTGCCGTTCACCGAGGCTAATCAACTGGGCTTACGGGTTGCCCCGCAAGCCCAGTCTATAACCGGTGAACCGGTTTAGGCGGGGTTGTTGACGAGAAACTCCTTTCTACAAATTTCATGGTATGCAATTCGCAAGAACCTGCAATAGGAAAACAAAAAAAAGCTGCCCAGCCGAAGCTGGACAGCTTGTGTGTTGTAGTATTTTAGCGTTTGTTGTCTCTCTCTTGTCTCCTGCGTTCGCGCTCCTCATACTCTTTTTTCTGATACTTGAGTCGTTCATTCAGCAGGAAGGAGTTTTCATCGCGAGTCATTTGCAGTTTTACCTCGTACCAGCAGCCGTAAAGAAAGGCTGCCAGAATGCAGAAGCCAACGATTTTGACTAAGAGGTTGAAAAGAACGTTCACAATAACCGGGAAAATATAACCGATGGCTTTGGCGATAAGCAGGATGAGCCCACCGAAGACAACGATTTTTGCGATTGTCTGAACAACGGGCGGGAAATCGCCCAGGACTTTGGAAATGGTATCGTTAATTTTGGTGATGATATTAGTGTTTTTGCCACCGTTGTTATTATTTTCTGCCATGTCGGTTCCTCCTTTTTGTGCCAATTATAGCATATATCTGTACAAAACGCTATATCCCACATGAGGAATCTCGATGTTTGAGCAATAGCTCAACAAAAAAATGCCGCCACCCTTTCGGATGACGGCAAGTGATGTTATTTCTTCACGGGGATATTCTGGTCAAGAATAACATCGAAGTTGTAGTGCGGCATCTTAGATGCATCACCACCAGCAGCTTCGAGGGTCATGTAGAAGTCCTCGTCATTCATAGCCTGCACGAGAGTGTTCATCTCGTCGCAGGTATGTTTGAGCATAGGACCGCGCTTATTGCAGAACATCACAGCCGAAACAGGCTGAATGCCCTGTGCAACCATGCCATCCCAATGAGTCCGCAGCTCGGTTACAGACTTCAAAGTAGCAACGCCTCTCATGAAGTCATAAATCTTGCAGTGGGACTCGTCGATATGTTCAAGAACGTCGATACGAGTCCGGTTTGCGTACAGAGGGAACTGGAGTTCAACTTCATTCCCGGTGTCTGCAACCAGCCGATTTGCAAAATCCTGCGCATATTTCTCAAGAGTGAGAGGCTCGCTTTCGAGAGGCTTCACGTTTTCGGCAATAGCGTCGAAAATTTTACGCCATCCCTTGTCGCTCAGGTCGATATCCGACTTGTTGGCGAGGGTATTCAAGAACCCACGCGGCAGACCGGAAATATCAACAGCAACAACGCCGGTGAAAGCGTTGAAGGCCGGGTGACGAGCCTTGTCCCAGATGGTATCAAACTGAGCGGTGGCGATAACACGCTCGCCGAGCTGGATATCCAAGCCCTGCGTAAGCATGTTGTTCTGGTAGAAATGCTTCAAGTCATAGCCACCAGTAACAACACCTTTGGTCGCATCCGTATCCAGCTGACCACACTCAACCTTGACAGGAATCTCGTACCCATCATAGTCAACAGTGAAGTTCTTTTCCTTCTGCTTCTCCTTATACGGCTGGAAAATAGGCTTGACGAGCACATCGCACGTCTTGCCATTCGCCATATGGAAATCAGGAATCAGGATACGGGCGGGAGCAACGCCGGTAGCGTCAGGTGCCAAGTAATTGCGGTACTTGACACCAAAGTGCTCAGCCAGGCAGGTACGCAGCACGTTCAGGCTGGTGACCCGGCTCTCAGCGCAGCTGCCGTTCTTGGTCAGCATGGTGCCGGCGGTAGCCTTGTCCATCTCCACATAGATGATGGTAGAAGGAGCGCCAAGAGCCTTAAACTGCTCACGCATAACGACATCTGCCATAGGAATCTCTTTCTGCTCGGACATCGTCATGGTCGTGGCGAACGGGCCGTCAACGCGGTGATAGCTGTCCTCTCCAGGCTGCTTGGAAGCGATGAACCAGGGATACTTGTTGCGGGTGGCAACCAAAATGAAATTATTAAGGCCAACGCCATGGATGCACAGCGGGCCCTCATTGCTGTGGCCGTTGCCAAACTGTAGGTTTTCCGGCAGCTTTTCCTTAGACATACCATTGCCCCAGTCGGCAATAACCACACCGATTAGGTTTTTGGCATGGCCTTTCACAATCGCGACCAAGATGTTAATGGCATCTTTGCAATTAGAGATGGCATTATCAACCGGCTCACAAGCGGCATCGCTCATGGGTAACTTCTGGCGCGAAATAGCGTCAAAGTAATGGTTGGTGATGCCGACGTTGAAAGTGACGTTGTTATTCTTCTTAGCCATAATATAACCCCGTAACGTGGGGCTGCCGTGCTGCTCTCGAATTTATCTCCACAGCAATGTGAGCCCCATATATCGGGGATGTTATTATTCTTTTTTGTTGTTTGTTTTGCAGGAGCCGCTGGCGATATCAGAAATCGCTTCTTTGACAGCTCCGAAAACGTCAGCTGATTTCAGAAAGTCTTCGGCCAATCCTTTGATGTGGCTGTAATTTTTGAAGACTTTCTTGACAAGAAATGCGCCAGCGATTGATACTACTGCCAAAAGCAGCAGAAATTTCGCGGCATCGGTCAGTTTCACTTGCTCCAGCAGGAGCGCGAGTATCACACCATCTTTGCTCAGCTAGGTCTTAATTAGACCGTGAACGAATGAACCATAGCTAACTGCAAATTGCTTAGCTTTGGTTTCGTGGTTGCTGATAATGGTGTCTACTCGCTAAATTATGTTTCGAATCATGATAATGTCCTCCTTAAAGGTTTGTAATTGTTATACGGTATATAAATACGCTCTTAACGCGGCGTTCGCGTGCAGGAACATTTATATAAACACATTGACGCAGTGTATACGTGCCATGCTGATTAGCATGACAATTCTATGTAATCAGCCTTTTCTTCGGCTGTCAGAAGTCCACATTCCGTGGGATAAATCTATATAAAACGCAGAAAGTCTGCGGGAATCCTCAAAAAGAAAAAGGACAGAAACCCAATATGGGCATCTGTCCTTCTTCCAGGAGGTATATGAACTATGGCAAATCAATGATATCTCTGTTACATTATCTATTCTATGGGTATCGCACGTGCTGTCAACCCAAAATACCAAGTTTTTACGAAAATAATATATACGGCACATCGTACAATTTAGAAGACCGGATATTTAGTTTCCTGAAATGGTGCAGGCAAAAGACACCGTGCCGCTCCAATCACCGGAAGTGAGATTAGCTTTTACCGTATAGTTTGAGGTGATACTAGCCAAGGCATCGTCACGTTTCCATGTTGTTTTGGGTGTTTCCACTATTATCGGGAAATCGCAAAAAATGTCAAAAAGAAAAAGCCGTTCACCAAACGGTGAACGGCTTTCGTGACAATTTATACTGCGGCGAGAACTTCTTTCAAAGTCATTTTGTCAATGCCTGCAAATTCTACAGCGGCAGTAGCCCAAAAGAAATCGCTGGCGCGGCATTCGTCGTATATCGGGTCAAATTCGTTACATTCGGTTTTGATGTCGAAAAATTCTTCACGGGAGAATCGTTCACACGGAATCCCTGCATTCCTCTGTACGAAATCTTTAATTCCATCGGTCATAATGGAGCAGCCAATCTCAAGGGTGTCGTCCGAGAGACTATCCCCATATGTGTTATATGATAGACCATAGTGAGATACATAGGTTGCGCGGCTTGCACCAGTATATTCGCTCTCGAGAAATTCACTAACAGTCTGCTCCAAAGATACCTTTCCATCTTCGTACAATTCACCAGAATAATCATACGGGCAATCATTGCTGCGCCATTCATAATGAGTGGGAATGGGGTTCAGCATTGCTGCCAAACTCTCCAAAAGCTGCTCTCTAATTACATCCTTCTGAGCAAGAAAAAGCGAATTCACATATTCTGCGATTTCATCTTCATTCTGCTTGATATAGTCGATACATTGTTGCATGCTTTCGGTAACAGGAGCTTCATGTGATTTCATTATTGATGCCTTCTTTCTATTATTTTAGTGTACGCAATTCGCACATATTAGCAAAAGCCGCTCACCCTGTGAAGGGCAAGCGGCAAGAGGTTAAGATTTGATGTACAAGGACGTTCCCTTAAACGGATTCAAGAGACCGGGCTTATACTTAGTGTGGACATACTCTGCGATTTCAGCGTCCGGCATGGCGCTCAAGACATCAAGCCAACATTCAGCATTGATTGCCATGAGGCCACCCATGCCAAGAGCATTTTCACAGCGTTTGATGTCAGAGGCAAATGCGTCGTGAAAGTCACAGGACTCCGCAGCTTTTACGATGCGGTCGAAGTCATACATACCACAAGACCTCCTTACTGGCACATGGCCTTGAGGTCGTCCTCACTCAGAACGGGCACGCCCAGCGAATTTGCCTTATCCAGCTTGGAACCGGCAGCTTCACCGGCAACGAGATAGCTCGTCTTCTTAGAGACACTTCCGGAGACTTTGCCGCCATGCGCTTCGATATAAGTCTTGGCTTCATCGCGGCTCATGGAAGGCAGTGTACCGGTAATAACGAGTGTCTTGCCAGCGAGCGGCGCAGACTCATCATTGGCACCTGCCGGAGTATGGTAGTCAAGATTGACACCGGCATCATGCAAGGTATTGACTTCCTGCTTGAACTCAGCGCTGGAAAGCATCGCATCGAGCGCAGCATAGATAGCGTCAGAGAAACCGGGAATGTTGCACTCCTTGATGGTATCTACATTGAGCGTGGACAGTGTCAGAAGGTTGCCGTTCGTAGCCTTGCATTGAGTGAACAGCGCACGAGCAACATGACCGCCGATGAGACGGTAGCCAAGGCCCTTGAGGACGCGGTCGGCATTCTGCTCCTTGGACTTTTCGATGGCAGCAAGAACCTTCTTGGCAATCTTCGCGCCATACATGTTGGTCAGTTCACCTTCCTCCTCATAGAGCCAGTACAGGTCAACGGGGTTCTCAATGAACCGGCTGTCAACCAAGTCCTGAATCATCTGAGGGCCAAGTCCCTTGATGTCCATGCAGGGCTTCGAGGCAAAGTGAATGACACGATTCACGGTCTTTGCAGGGCAAGCGTCATTGGTGCAGTAGAGGTCCACAGAACCGTTGACCGGTGCGATAGGCGCACCGCAAACGGGGCAGACCTGCTTCGCCATGTCATAAGGCACAGCGTCTGTCGGGCGCTTTTCCAGCTCCACCATCGTGATTTTCGGGATGATGTCACCGGATTTGTGCAGGACAATCGTGTCACCGATACGGATATCCAAAGTCTTGATGAAGTTGGCGTTGTTGAGCGTTGCACGCTCCACACGAGTACCAGCAAGCTGGATAGGGTCAAAGACAGCAACAGGAGTGACGCGGCCAGTACGACCTGTCTGCAACTGAATGCTGCGCAAGACAGTTCCCTTTTCTTCGGCGGGATACTTGTATGCAATAGCCCATTTCGGGGTTTTGGTGCGCTCGCCCATCTTCTGGCGAATGCTCAGTTCATCGACTTTGATGACTGCGCCGTCAATCGGGTAATCGATATCATAGCGTTTTTCCTCAATGTCGTGAATGGCTGCCAAGATGCTATCAATGTCATTGCAATGAGCGTAATAGGTGGTCTTAAAACCGCAGATGTCACGCAGATAGTTCAGCTGGTCACAATGATACGGGCTGAACTGTGCTGCATCACCATTGTTGACGCTCTGAACATTGAAAACGAACACCTGCAGATTGCGTTCCCGTGCAATAGACGGGTCAGCCTGACGCAGAGAGCCAGCAGCGCAGTTGCGGGGATTCGCAAAGAGCTTCTTCCCCGCTTCCGCCTGCTTTGCATTGGCTGCTTCAAAGTCCTTTTCCGACATATAGCACTCGCCACGGAGTTCGATTTTGCCGATACCCTTGGGCAGCTCGATGCTGCGAGGCAGGCAAGTGAGGGCTGCGACATTGGCGGTCACATCCTCACCGACATGGCCGTCACCGCGCGTCGAAGCCTGGGTCAGATAGGCAAGACCATCGTCAGAACGTTCGTAGACAAGAGACAAGCTCAGACCGTCGATTTTGCGCTCCACAGAGAAGGTCACATCGGAGTATTCAGCTTTCACCGAATCCACAAAGCTGCGGACCTCATCATCGGAAAACACATCAAGCAGAGAAAGCATCGGTACACGGTGTTCAACCGGAATACCGAGAACACGCTTGCCGCCAACAACCTGCGTAGGACTGTCAGCGGTCACGAACTCAGGATGTGCCGCTTCGATATCACGAATCTCGTGCATCACGGAATCGTATTCCTCATCCGTTACAACCGGAGCATCCTGCTCATAGTAGGCGGCACTCCATTCTTTGGCTTTGGTGCAGAGATTATTATAATGTTCCTTGATGGAAGAAATAGACATGTTGTTAGACATAACATTTTACCTCACATATGTATTGTTTTGTTTTTTGTGAACCTCCCCACCTAAGCCTTACGGCTATAGACGGGGCGTGCGCTCTTCATAGTTCATCAAAGGGTAATGGTTTGAGATTCCGTTGTGGCCTGGCTGACATCTTCAATACCATCCACGAAAACTGTTGCTCTGATAAGGATACGGAAAGGAACGCCCTTTTGCCAGGTGGTGTTTGCACGGAGTTCATCCACCAGGCCAATCAGTGCCTGCATCTTGAGCATTTCGATGGTATAGCGAGTCGGAATCATGGTTCGGGTCGTCTCGAGATAAAAATGCCGATTTTTCTCATTGTATCCGAGAGAATCGTTCGTAACATCCATTTTTGCAACAACGGTGTAGTCGCTCTGCGGGACATCGTTGAACGGCGTGAGAGAATCATTGAGAATCTGCATGCGAGCGTCGAACTCTTTGATGATGCGAGCCTTCTCTTTCTCATAAATCTCGTTTGCCTGTCGAACCTGCTCCCGATAGCACTTCACGCACTCTTCTTTCGTGTAGAAGATGTTGACGGAAGTGCCGGAGCAGCAGCGATACCCGGTGTTGTCCAATGGGGCAATGACGGTTGAAGAAATCTTACCCCGATTTACCGGCCGAAAATAGACCGGAGAATAATAGATGGTTTTGCTCGTTTCTTTTGCGTCCGTTACAACAACCGGGGTAGGTTTGATGTTACGAATCGGCTTTTTGGTCGGGTCCGCATTTGCGCGATAATCGCAAATCCAGACCATTTTGCCGAGGACGCTTTCAAGGTTCTCAACATAATCGTACATGCCGAGGTCATTGGTCTGGCGCGTAGGATTCTTTTCTCCAGAGCCCTTAATCATCAGCTTGACGGCATTTTTAGCGAGGTATTCATTCAGCTTCATGGTATTTTCCTTTCTTTCAACGAGCGTTTGTGAGTACGGCAACAACCAGCTCCTCGTAGTCTTCGATGGCACAGTAGATGTCAGCGAAACCATAGGCGTGGCCACGGTCGTAGGCTTTTTGCCAGAGGATGGTTGCAGCCTTTTTGGAAATGCTGCGTTTCGTTTCGGCTTTGATGTCTTCCTGAATTTGAAGTTCGATAGCCTCCGAGATGTGTTCGATTTCTGCATTCTGCGCCTTCTTCAGCCGAGAGCATTCCGCATCCCAGGCTTTCTGTCGGCGAACGACCTCTTCCCTGTTCCAGCGCACCGATTTCTCTTCGTCGATGATTTCACCGTCTTTCGGGCGTTTAGAGTTGGGCCTTGTTGGTCTTTTCCAAGCAGTTTCGAGTCGGTTGCCAAGATTTGTCCATACGTTATCCATAGTTAAACTCCTTTTTTGTACGCAAAAAGGCGAACCTCCCGGTGTGGGAAGTCCGCCTTAAAGCGAAGTGTGAATTGTACGAGCACACAGTGTGCTTAGTAGATGGTATCTATCGTACAAGCTAAATTATACGGGTCTCGCACGAAAGCGCAAGATTATTCATTCATTGCTACAGTCACCAAACAGCAAATTATATGCTTTTTCGATTTCAGAATCAGACATGGCCTTCCCTTTTTCTTCAATGCTGTGCAGAATTAGAGTCTTGTCGCTCTCCTCATCCGGCACGAAGCCAAGAATCACATCCAGTTTGTTGCGATTTTCGTCCTGCGCAAGATACTCTTTGATTTCGGACCACTGCGCATCACGCTGGTTCAGAGCGTCAACGTTCTGGACACAGAACGGGTACTCACTTTGCGGCATAGCACCGGAAAGGTATTTGGTATCGTCGCAATACATCTTGATAAGCCGGACAATATAGTTCCGCTCTGCTTTGGTTCTTGAAGTCAGAATATTGTTTGTACTCTGGTATTTGTAGTTATTTCCAACAGCTTCCAACGACTCTGCAATCTGCCGGAAACTCAGCATTTCGTTTGTGGCCTTGTCATGCTGCGACACGGTGGAAGCATAGTATCCTTGTTCCGTTTCGTTTGCTTCTACCACGGCAGCGAGATTCGAGTCAATATGGATGAGCCGTTCACTGTTATCCCCTTGCGCACGAATTGTGTTGTTCACTTTCGCAATCCAACTGTCAGTTTCCGTAGCATCATCGCCCGCATAGAGGTAGGTTACAATATCCGGGTTAGTAGGGTTCGGAAGCTCCGCACAAGCCAAGGTCAGATTTCGCCCGTATTCTTTTGCCTGAAGGTACATGTTCGGATAATCGTCTTGTATTGTCTGAGCGATTGCCTCAACCTCGGCCTCGTCTTTTTCAATGACAAGGCCGACAGTGGCTACCTGCTCTTCAATGTTGAGCTGCTTCAAAATATCCTCAAGGTCGAATACAATAGCTTCCTTGTTGGTTGTATAGAATCGGATTTTCATAGATTTTCCTCCTGGCAACAATAAAAAAGGCAGGCCCTCGGTTGGAAGGTCTGCCAAAAAACAGTTTGAGAATTGCAAAAAGGTCATTGTGCGGCTTTGACAGCTACGTTTATCATTGTGTAGGCAATATCCAGGAGCCGAAACGCAAGAACTCCAAAAGATAATGCTACCAGCAAAAAGCAAAACACAAATTTTTGTTTGTTCTCACCCTGGAAATAGTACATTCCAAAGCAGGACGCGATGAGAACGCAGAGAAACACAACGACCCAAATAATATCAGCCATTGTCCTGATTTTGATTCTGCTGAGTCGGCGGGGTCTTGACTTCAGCAGGAGCATTCGGAGTCTGATACTGAACATTCTGGCTCGGCTCTTTGGGAGTTTCGGGGGCCTGGTACTGAACAGTACTGGGGTTGCTCTGCTGTTCGGCTTTCTTTTCCTCATATTTGGTCTTGAGCTGAGAATAGGAATAGCCATCCTGCGGGATACCGTGATACTCATAATGGCCGAAAGCAAGAATCATGTTGAACACCGGATTCAGAAGGCAAAGACCAATCGTGAAACCAATACCTTCACCGAACGCAACAGCTTTCTTGTAGTTGGTAATAGCACCGATGATGAGGGCAACAACCAGGAACAGATTGCCGAGCAGCGGGATGCCAGACAAAAGGCTCAGCAAGACCGGAATCAGAAACAACCAGCCGTTCCCCCAGTAAATGTTGAATTCGATGTAGTTGCTGTAGAACGGGACGATGGATGCCCAGCCAGGCTGCCCGGCCTTCTCAAAAATTTTCCAATTGGCGACGATTTTGAGCACAAAATACGCTACCACCAGAAGAATCACCGTATAGAGCATACCGCCCAAAAGATTCAATGCGCTGTAAGAATTGTACATTTTATATTCTCCTCTTCCGGCATATGAAGCCGGTTTATTCCTTCGTTTCGTTTTTTAGCTGCCGCTGCCGTTCTGCAAGTTCTTTGCCGCGTCTGACCAGTTCCGCATATTGCTCTTCAGTCAACTTGCGAGGCGGCTTGATTTTGACCCATTTCTTGGGCATATCTGCCTCCATACACCAGTCCTCATCCCGCGTGATTTTAACAGCATCAGGGTACTCTTTGGCAAGCTCTTTTAGCTGTTCCATACGAGCTTTGTTGCAGGTGTAGTAGGATGCTTTCTTCTCCGCATCATTGAATGTGATGATGGTTTCGCGTTCCCAGGGTCCATCAGATGCCTGCGTGGCCACTTTTTTATCGGGCATGATTTTTCTCACCTCAATCGAATAAAATTGCCGACATAGCAGGGCCTTCGCAGATATACCCGCTCGCCTCGGCCCATTTCGGCGTCATGAGCTTGCCATTTGTTTTCACAAGCACCATCTTCCGAGCAGAGGTATTCAGGAATTCCGCCGGAGCCCAGTTATTTCGCACAACGACGATAGCATTGTCGTCCGCGTTCTCAAGCATATGCTTCAGCTCTTTTACCGTCACCGTGTCACCTCCCGTTCAACACATCATCCAGTGCCTGCAAGAAAACTCTGGATTCCTCATTGATTCCGCCGCGACACAGAACTTTCGCAATATCATCAAATCCTACCAGGTACATATTTTCTTCACCCATATACCCTTGCGGCCAGGGAACCGCATAGTAGTTGTGCGGAAAAGAACTTGTGTCATAGCCGACCACAATATATTTCTGGTCTGCAACATTTTTTACCGTCAGGATAGTCCCAAGCGGTAACGCGTCTTTCATGGAATGAGTAGTTGCAGGCATGATTCTCTGAATTTTCAAAACAGCACCTCCCTGATTTTCATTTTATGAGAGTCGCACATTTGTGCAACAAAACTAAAAAACAAAAAAGCGGCCGCTCCAAAAGGAACGACCGCAAAGATACGAGTCAGATATTATTCATGGGAATCAGCTTTCCTGAAATCAGAAAGTTGATTCTCAGTGGAACACTGCACGAAAGGAATTCCCTTGCGCGGATTCACAAAAACGTCTGTGGTAGCAAACGCATTGCTAAAACTCATGTCACAGAAGACGACGTGAGAACTTTCGTCACCAGATGCACGGGGTGCAAAGCTGGTACATGCAAACCAATCCAATTCATCCTGCCCCTGTTCATCATAAAGATAAATGACGGGAGCCGGAATGTTGGGCGTCGGCATAGCCAGTGAGCCAACCTGCATTTCATTGACACAGAGGTCAATGGGCGGGTTCCCGTTCTGATAATCCCATTTGGGGTATGACTGAGCCCTGATGGTGGTGTCGCCATCATCTACCTCGATGCCAAGAGCAGCGATATCGAATGGAATACCGAGCTTTTCCTTGATTTCTTCCGGGGTGAAAGTTAGGAGCTTACCGTGTTCGCCTTGGATGTAGAGTTTCATGGCTTACTTTTCCTCCTTTTTCTTGTCGGCGTTCAGAATCTTTTCCAGAACGTCGTTATAAAAATCGTCAAGGAACAGACCGGTTTCTTCATCCGCTTCCGGAGCAGTGAAAACACCGTCTCCTTCAGCTGAATCCTGTACAGCGTCGAAGACACCGATTGCGCCCCGAAGTTCATCGGCCAGAAGGTCATAGCCGAGGTCCTTCACTTTTGCCGACAAGTCAATCAGCAGCATTTTCTGCCGAAAGAACTCGTTCATATCCAAGCCAATGTAGGGTTTTGCTGCGGTATTGCTTTTCTGAGACTTTACTTTGAAAATACCCCAGTCAAAATTGCTGTCTGCGCCGTACATATACCCGGATGCGAGGCAGAAACCTTCAGCAGCACTGTCCTCAACGTTGATACCGACTTCATAATCGCTGCCGGAATCTTCATCCAGGTTAATCGCAGAGCCTGTTGCCTTTTCGTACTCTGCCTCAATGTCAGCTTTCATGGCTGCCAGCAGGGCGTTGAAATCGGTGTTCTGGGAAAGCAGATTCATGTTTTCGCCTTCCTGGTTTTTAATGAGAATGTACATAGTATTTACCTCCTAACAATCAAATCATGCTATCAGACAATTTGTCGATAGCTGCCGTGATGGCTTCGTTTTCCATCTGAGCAATACGCTCAAACAGATGAGACCAGTCGATGGCATCATAGACACGCTTGACAAACGCATCATAGGTGCCACCGGCCTTCATCATTTCAATTTCAGACTCATAGCAGCCGGGCTCCTCAAGTATGAACTTGATATCGTCGGTTGGGTTGATTTGTATTGTTGCTTCGTACTCATTCATTTTGATTACTTCCTTTCTTTTATACGCAAAAAGGCGAACCACCCAAATGGGAAGTTCGCCTAAAGCGCATTGTTAAGTGTGCGAAGGGCAGGGTGCCTTTTCGATAACTGTTATCTATCGTATATTTTTGATTATAGGCCGTTCGCATAAATCCGCAACAAAAAACCGCCACCCAAATGGGCAGCGGTAATGAAAAATTAAATTTCAGCGCAGAACATCGCGAGTTTCTGCCACAGCAAATAGGTGCTGTATCTCATGCGTACCTTTTCAGGAACGCCAGTAACCAAACACCATTTGTGAGCAGTGGCTTTGATGCGGGGAATCTGCCTCTGTTCGGCTTCGGTAAACGTCTTGCTGTATAGTCTGCGACGGCGTCCGGAATTCCAAAAGGCTCCTTCCATCGTTTCGCAAATCAGAGCGTACGCCAAATAGCTTTGGGCTTCTTCGTGAGTCAATGTAACCATCGTTTTCATGGCTGTCACCCTGCCTTTCTCTCATTGCGAGCCATATGCAGCGCATAATCAAGCGCGTCAGGGTCATCGGCCAAGAATTTCGTTTTCTGAAGTGTACCAAGCTTGGGATGCTTCAGAATCGTATAGTTGCCATTGTTCTGGACAAGGGAACCTTTATCATAGACAAGCTCGACCTTTTCGGCAGGTACTGCGTAACGGCGAATGCGGTCACATTCATCCGCATAGTTGATGGGAGTGATATAGCCAACTGGATTTTGTCCTTCCATCCCTGTCACGGTGACCAGAAAAGCCTTAACGGTCCGGGCTTCTTCCTCTTCCTGCTCATCATAGTATTTGAACGTGATGAACATGGGAGTATCTTTCTTGTACGCATCTTCCTCAGGGCAGAGATACGTTCCACAAGAGCGGCAGAGCCAGAGCATCGATACGGGCTTTCCAGTTTCCTGCGCTTCTTTTGCATAGCGCTTAAAAATCTTTATGTCCAGCTTGAAATCCTCGGTGTAATGCTCAACCGTGCTTTTCACGATGAGTTTCAGAAAATTACAGATGGAAATAGCGGTCATAGTCATATTGGAAGTCATAATAAAAATCTCCTTTTTTAGTCAGCCATGACCTTGGAAACATTCATGTCATAGCGGTTAAATTTAGAAATATAGTCAAAAATGGTATTTACTTGAGCTTTTGTTGCGGTTTTGGTCTCATCCATATCGAGGAATGTATTGCCCATCGAAGGATTACGAATGGCAATCCAACCGCGTTTATATAGGAAATCGAGACCCTTGCCGCTCCAGTCATACGCCATATTGAGAACTTCATGGTCAGAAAGACCAAACGTTTCTCGATTGCGCATGATGATGCGGCCAGCCAGGGCAGCGTGCTCGCCAAACTCGCAGGCATACCAGGTGCCATCGGGAGCAATCAGACCATATTCGGTCAGCTGATGCTGAATGGGTCTATCACTGATATAGCTGTTGTACAGTCGCTGACGGCGTTCAACGGATGTGCCTTTCATGTTTGCTTCAATCCAAGAGGCAAGCTTGGTCCAAAAATCGGTTTTGTAGAATTCCGGGTTGGATTCCTGCTCAGGAAGCGGTTCGCCGTTGAATTCTGCCACAAGGTCAGGACGGTTGAGCAGCCACGCACCATTGTTAAAGGCATCGGGGTAACCCGCATCGCCAATAACATAGTCCTTGATGCTGTCATAGCTATAATCGATATAATGACGCTCTACATCCTTACAAAGCGTATCATAATCGAATGACATAGCGAAACGGTCGATGTACTTGAGTGGATGCACAATCATATCCTCACGAATCTGACTGACCAGCATCTTGTGTTGAAGCTCCTCAACCTTCTGCCCGAGGGAACGAACATGAACATTGTCATCGACAAGTTCAAACTCATTGACACCAACAAGTTTTTTCCGGCCTTCGATAATGTCCTGGCAAACATGCCTTTTTTCTTCCTCGTTGCCACCCATCATGCAGGAGAGCAGCAGCTCCTCACACTTTTTATACGGCTTGTCCATGTTCCAGAACCAGTCACGTGCAATGGCGGTGAGGAACTCACCATCCATACTGAAATGTAGTTGTTCACCCATGTTGGGTAACCTCCCCAATTGTTATGTGTTGTTCTCGACAAAGTCTTCGCATTTCTCGCTGGTCAAAACCACGCCGAAATAGGCAACACGCTTGACGGTGGTTTCCCACACGCGAACGGTGCGTGCCATTGGCTGAACGACCCAGGAATGACAGCGCCAGAGCCCGTCTTCGGAAAGAGCATAGCCCGTTGCAATAAAGCACCGGTCTTTGTTTTTATACCAAAGCCGTGCAGAATTGTAATGGCACTGGCAATCCTGGCCTTTCCTCATATAGCTGCTGCCATAAAAGAACCGGCCGCGTTTGAGGATTTTTGGGGCGTCTTCGTCAAATTCCGTCATGCAGACTTCATCCCCGCCAAATGTGAGGATTTTGTCATGCAGCTTCTTCATAGCATCGAGCGTTTGAGTATCGAAACCAGAAGAGGTGTTGTAAATCTGGCTTTTGGTAAGCCGCATTTTCCAATCCTCGTTCATCGGGTTCCAATGAATCGGCGCGGACATCTGGTCAGGAGTCGTAATAGGTTTCAGACTGTTCCAGCCTTTCGTGCTCATTCCAACCCCTCCTCACGAGAACGCAAGCAACTCAGAATCTTTGAGTGCAGTTGATAGCGATTATCGCCGCTTGGCACGGAGTTACCGAGGTTTTTGGATACGAGAAGTTCGTCGAACGCCTTCAAAATTTTAGAAGTAATGACCGGCTTTCCCTGCGCACTCATGTGACTCAGCCAGAACTCGACATCCTCAACGAGATGCCAATATTCCATGCCATACAACATCGCGCCGCTTTCGTTTGCTTTTCGGTCTTGCTCCTCGTCTGCATCGTCACACACAATATAGACACCGTTTTCGTCGAGATAGTTTTCGAAGACGTCGCAGATATCGGAGGCAACAGAACGGATATCGGAATTTGCCTTCACCTCAGGTTCAGGCTGGGCGGCTTCAACTTTGTACTCGATACTGTCGTGACGAAGTGACTCTTCGATGCCATCAAAAACGATGTCCGCGCAGTCGTTATCATCCCGACACGCTTCGAAAATGTTTTTGACGGATTCGATTGCCTCTTTGGAATCGGAGTTTCCCTCAACAGAGAACTCCAAAGGAACCAAGGCAACAACTTTGTATTTATTCTTCATGATTTTTTCTCCTTAGTTTAACAGGATGCCGCAGCATTTGTTCAAGGCAAGTACGCTTGCAGCGAGAACAGCAACCTTCTCAAAGGTAATGCTCTCCGCAATTGCACAGACGCTCATAACAATGAGCAGAACAGCTGCCACAGCAGATACTATTACTATCTGACTCTTGATGCCGGTTTTCATGAGCTTTTTCTCTTTCTGTTTATGCCCTTATCGGAGCATATCAATGATTTTTCCAACCAACTCATCATTGGTCACGAACTGATTACGTCCTTTTGCACCGAGCGATACAGAGGAGTAATCTTTCATACTGGCGGCATAGCGAACCAGGTTCTTGTCAGACAAGGGCTGATAGCAACTCTTTTCAGTGCTGACGTAAACGCACTTATTGTTGAGAACGTTCTGAATGTGGCCAGAGCAGCCAACACGCTTACCGTTGATGATGATGTTGTGTAGGTTATGGGTTAGCATAAGGTCTTTGCTTTCGGTTTCTTTTACCTTTAACTGGTTCAAGAGTTTTCGGGACAGATAAACGGTTGTTTTCATTGTGATTTCCTCCTAATTCAAATGAAGTATTTGTAAGCGGCAGTTAAGCGTTTGCGGTACAGGTCTAACGTGGTCAGCCCTCCTGCATAGACTTTGCGGGAAGAGATTATCACGTTGGTTCCTGCTTCCATATGGGAGAAGAACATCGAAAGGCAATCTTCCAGGCTGTCGCTTGTAGTAAGAGTTTCGTACACCGGATATGAGTATTTGGCGGCCTTGCTGTATGTGCTATTGAGCTCATACACGAAGAACATCACCTGTCCCGTAACGGTGTTGGTGTCATAGCCATTGCCATAACACCAGTTGAAAAGGTCTGTCTTTCGGCTATAAGTCCATTGCAGGAGTCCATAGCCGCCATCCGAAGGGTTTTCGGCTGAAGCGTTAAGACCACTCTCCATCGACATGCAGCCCATCACTGCGGCAGTACCGGCCTTGGAAAGGCCAGCGGACCGCAGAGCTGTGTAGATTTCAAGCTCATTGTCGTTGAGATTATCTGGGATTGTCTCGGGTTTCGGTTTGGCTTCTTCGATGGCTGCTTCTGCGGTCTCAATCCGTGGTTCCGGTTCTGCAGCATCGGAAGATTCGACCTCAGCAGTTGTAATTTCCTCCTGTGCTTCTTCGGAAGTTTCCGTTATCGGGAACGCTTTATCGAGCTCATTCACCGTTTCAATGGGAGTGGAAAAAGCGATAGGTTCGGTTTTGGGAGCTATGTTTTCCTCTGCGTGTGCAGGAACAGAAAGCATAAAACCCATGCAGGCGATGATGGTAAAAATACACATCACCGCGACGACAACCAGGACATGCTTGTTCCGAAAAATGCTGTTATTATTCTTTTCGACTTTCATTTTGTGACTCCTTTTTTGTGTCTTTTCCTTGTAGCGGAAGATTGTGATTTGAGATTTGTGGTTTGTTTTTAATTCCTCCTTTTTCTGTAAACAAAAAAGGCAGGCCCATCATGAAGATGAGTCTGCCTTGAATGAGAACAGAATTATGAATTGTACGAGCACGCGGCGTGCCAAGTAGATGTTATCTGTCGTACAACTTTAATACTATGGAATTCGCAAGGATGTGCAAGAGCTTTTGATGTGCTTCTTTTTCAGGCTTCGTTAAGCCATTTCTGAGTGATATCCATGATTTGATTCTGAAATTCCGGGTCCGGCAAGGTTTTGCTGTCTGCCCAAATTGAGTTACGGACGATTGGGTAATTGTATACAACGCCGTCAACGATATAGGGCCAAAGCACCACTTCGCCGCCCACAAGCCAAAGTTTCTGGATTTTGACGGGTTTCTCGTATCTTGTGAGCCAGCATTCACTGGTCACGACAGAATCCGCCACATATTTCTGTGTTTCTTCCTCGGTCAAGAGATTCGGGTCTTCGTCCTTGATGTTGTACATTCGGACAATGAACGGTAACGGCATGTCCTTGGAGTATTTTTTGTTCTGACGCAGCTCAGCGAGCAGGAATTTTGAGACAAAATGCGCAATGCCGATGCTGGTCAGGCAGTCGTCAAGGGTATGCCCAAGACAAATTCTTGGGATTTCCTGGTCCTCCCCTTTCATCCGATTCGTAGGTATCTGTGGAATGACATCGTCCGGCAGGCATCCGGTGTCTGCCATGATATGATAAAGAATCACGGTTATTTCCTCCTGAAATAAAAAATAGCAGGCCCTCAAGAATTGAGAGTCTGCTTTGTTTGCACGATTTATTCTATCGTGCAGTAGATGTTTTGCTTGGTCCGCACATGCAGCCAGCCCCAACAGGCATCGTTCAGAACGTCTTGTCGTTGGGAACTTGCAGATACATCCAGGACTGTGGTGCTCGCTTAACGCCAAGCTCTCGCAGTGACATATCCATAGATTGGATGTCAGAGACGTTCCAACCATATAGAGTGCCAGACTTATTGCCGTATGCAATCAGCTCGTTTGCGGTAAGGCAGCTATCCTTGACGAATCGAGCGGTCTTTTCGGTTACTTTTGTGCCAATAGCATATGCCGGGAGTTCACGCAGACAGTCGAGCGTATCGATGTCTCGGCAAACAAATGCAGCAGTTACTTTTCCGGCACCACCATCAGCTTTTGTCTCGTAGCAAAACACCACAAAAGGATAGCTGATTTCCCACGGCATGGTTTTTCGGACCTCAATGGTCTTTTCTCCGCTCAGAATCTTTTCAAGCCATTGCTTTTTGATGCTGAGAAGCACCGCTTTGCTTGAATTGGTTTCGAGAGCATTATTGATATTTGGATTAAGCATTGTCATGCTCCTTTCACGTTTCTTACAATAGCCGCATCGGCTTCGTTTTTGCTGTTGGTAAGAACCAAGGCCGGTTCAATCCAACGGACTCCGAGTCTTGTGCGGCCTTCCCCGACCCAGTAATGATGCCAGTGAGCGCGGCGCACATAAGGGCGAACGCTGTGACTGCTGCCACAATGGGAAAAGCTTTCGGCACAGGTTGCATTAGCAGAACGCATTTGCTGCTCAAAGCTTTTCCCGATAACGTAACCGACATCAAAAACAAAAATAGCGGCAGAACAGCAATGCTGCCCTACCGCATGAGTAATGGGTTGTGATTCATTTGTTTTTTTGGGAACGTTACCATTTATGGAACGGGTTCAAAAGTCCGGGACGGTATTCGTTATCGACATACATCTTGATGTCGTTATCGTCCAGGGCATCCAAAATGTTCATCCAGCATTCCGCTTCGACGTGCATCTCGCCGTCCATTTTCAAGGCCCTGTCGCACTGAACTAAGTCTGCGCGAAAAGAATTCACATAGAAGCAATCTTTTGCGGCAGCCGCGAACCTGGTAAAGCTGTTCTTGGTATTTGTGGTCATAGTATTCATCCTTTCTGAAATATTTTCGTTTCTAATCAATACATACAAAAAAAGAAGCAGGCCCTCAAAAGAGAGTCTGCTTACTTGTGCATGACAGATTGTTAATTTAATGTTCAATTAGGAGGTAAGTGATGGTATCTGTTATGCAATTATTATTTTAGGCGGTTCGCACATTTATGCAAGTGGCTTTTTTAGCTTCGTTTGTTTTTGGCATCGCGTTGGTCCAGCCCTTAGATTTGTGTTTTTCAGGGGCATCATCAATCATGGCAAGGATACCCGCGACTTCAGTCGTGGGAGGATTTGCCCATTCACTTCCTTTCGATTAAATAGTTTGTTGCAGGCTCTAATAGTCGCAGTTTTTTAAATGAAATGCTATTCGTAATGGTTGTACCATCGAGTTTTCTTAAAGCGAAATATCCCGATGTCCTGCGTCCCGAAATAAAACATTCCTGCCCGTTATAGAGCACCTTATCCCAGAGGCGAAAGCCTTTAACGATATAGGGCGCTTGATTGGCTTTTCGAATTCCATATTTCAGGATTTTCGCTTTATGGATTTGCCTATTATGGTGGCGGATTGCTTTCGTGCGGTAACAAATGCTGCAAGGTTCAGCCAGCGGATGCTTACTTATACAGCGAGCATCGTTAACGTGACTTTTCTTTATGTCGTTTTGCTCACGCAGCAACTTGGTTATATAGCCATATGTGTTCTGTACTGGAATATGAAGTTCGTTGCGTAGGCGTGTCAGTAGTGTGTTACGCATGATACCCATAAAAGCCGCATCGCGAAGCGTTTTACCACATTTTTTGCCGTCAAGTGTTATCTTCCCTTTATGGAGGTTGTTGTGGCAAGTGGTACACAAAGTGATAAGGTTGCTTGGAGCGTTACCACCAACCTTACGGCTTTCAAGGTGATGTACATGCAGCTTGACGGCTTTCTTTGCGGTGGTATGAGCACCGCAGCATTGGCATGTATAGTTATCACGCTTCAAAACATACTGGCGTACATTGTATTCGTCGTACATCTCACCGAGTTGGTAGTCAGTTCCAACTGGAAGCGGCTTTCCGGCAAGCATCGCCTTTAAGCGCTGCGTATCAAACTCTGCGGTTTCTACTCTTACAAGAGTGACAGGTAAAATTCGACAGATGCGCTTAATAACAGTAATGTGCTCTTGGATTTTTACTTCCACAGAAGGCGCAAGCCAACCCTTATGTTTGCTGTGTACACGGTTATTGAATCTTGGCGCACGGTAACGAGTTTTGCGATTTCGCCTTGAACGGCGGTTCTGTCTGCGCGTAGATAGCAATTCTACTACATCGTTGCGGGGAGTGAACTCTTCACTGTATAGTTCTCGCTTTTCAGTAGATGCAGAAAGACCCACGTGCTTGCTACCGGCGTCAACGCCTAAAGTGATAGGCTGTTTGTATCCCGCACTTCCATGCAGAAGTTTGATGGTGAACGGCGTGCGTTTTACAACGCAAGCTTTTTGCTGTTTCAACAAGATGCGAGCCTTTCCGGGTGAGCAAGGCATCAAGGGCTCGCCGCGCTTGTTAAGTACATACGCATATTGCATGATGCTATGCTCCTTTCGATAAAATTGCAGCTAAAAGGAAGCTGCTCACTCCTCCGAAGAGGGTAAAAATCCTTCCCCAAGGTCATAAGCGGTTTGATACAGCCACACCTGTCGGCTTTGCCTCAGCTTTACGTGATGTGTTGTCTTAGAGCGTGCAGTTAGGATTAACGCCGCACGGTAACTATCTATTCGCTTATAACGGAGTGCTCGAAACACTTAGGGTAGTCAACATATCCTTTCGGACATTTCTAAAGCGTAGACTCGCTGATGCAAGCCCGCGACTTTAGTCGTGGGTTATTGACGACAAAATCCCTATATGGCAGCCGCATCATGATATCGGAATAAATCGGTGCGTCCTCAGTCTCGGCTAATGTTCTGAGAAATTCCGGAGCGAAATTGTACACGGTTTTTGCTGCACGCCAATAGTTTGCGACGTATGCCATCGAAAATTGTGCGGCAAGTTCCCCATCCATCGCATCGGCGGCAATCTGACCGTTTTGGATAAGGCGGTGCCCAAGTGGAATAAATTCTTTCACATAATAGTCATAGCCCTTATCCAGCAGCTTGTTGGCCCCAGAATTCAAAAGAAACTGACTGCTCTGCTCGGCATACCAAAGAGCGCTGTTCACAATTATATTGTCCACAATGATACCTCACTGCCAATACAGTTTTATTGTTCCGTCAGCAAAAAGAATCTGGCTGTACTCCTCGCCGTCAAGGACAATGCAGCGGTCCTCTCCGTGCTTGTGAGCGCCGGTACAATACACAGTTTTGTTATTGATAGCCGGGATGGACGGTGCTTTTGCCAAAACCAGCTGACCGCGCATGGCGCAGATGTCGAGAAAAGAAATAATGTGGTCGCCCACCCTGGAAAACCTCCAATCTTGTTCACAGTGCTTTGATTTGGAAAGAGCCCTCGACATGCGGCAGCGGCTCGTTTGTCACTTTCAGAACGGAGCTATCTCGTTTCTCTGTCGTATATCGAATGGTTTTAAGAATCTCGTATGCCAGCTTGCTGTTGTAGGCAAGCCCTGCGTTGGAAATACCGAAGTTTCCGTTCCAGCCAATTCCCATCCTTTTGAGCTGCGGAATTAGAAGGTCACGGGCTTCGATGACGCCTGTTCCGTTCCAGCGTGCATCATGATACGCCTGAAAGTGCTGTTCATCGTTACCAGAAATATCGAGGGCTTCATAAATGACACCAAATTGACCCATTAGAATGCGAGAGTATGTATCCAACGCATTGGCAACGACTTTCCAGGAAGGAGTATCTAAGCCGATACTGTATTTATACGGAGCATCCTTTTCCGGCAGTTCCCGTGCATGATGCAGCATATCTTCCAGTATTTCGCTGCACTTGTCGGAATAGCTTTTAACAGGAGCCGTTACGTTGATAGCCGTCAGAGTAGCACAAGCACTTGCAATGTCTGCCTCGCTTGCTCCATAAGCCTCTCCAACCTCTTTGCAGATAGAGGAAAAATCGTTGCTATAAAACGTTATCATGATGGCAAGAGCGTGCAGGATGAAAGAGTACTGCTTGCTCGTGAAATCAATGTACATACGGTAAAAATCCTTTCATTTTCTACACTTTAATTATACCGCGATTCGCAATTTCTCACAACGGAAAGCGCTAAATGGTAACAGTTTATACACATTCTTTTGCAATTGACATTCTCCCCCGCCTAAGCCCAACGGCTATAGACGGGGTACTCTGCCTTCAAATTTCATAGATGAATCAGTGGCAAATGAAGGCACTTTTGCTTCCTGGACAATTTTGTTGCTTTGCTGTATGATTAAAGTACAACAATTAGGGCAATACAAAAATCGATAACGGCGAGGTACTGACAAATGGACGCGACAATGCAGACGGTTCTCCGGCTCCATGAGCAAGGTATACCTAGAAGAACCATTGCCAAACGTGCAGGCATCTCATTGCAGAAAGTGCGCAAAATACTGATTACAGCCGGGGCATGGTCAGATGAAACATCAGAAAAAATCGGGAAGCTGCGTGCGAACGGTATGTCAGTTCCTGAAATTGCAGAAGAATTGGGTGTAAAAACCAATACTGTTTGGAGCTATTTGCCATACAGCAAAGGCATGTATAATCAAGAATATCCGACCATTAACGCCATTCGAGTCCGAAATTCGAAGCGAAAAGCAAAAGAAAAAGCCCTCACCTGCACGGATACCGCACAGAATGAGGGCAGTGGCGCTTGCTGAAGGATTCGAACCTTCGGACAGTCTCCCATCGTCGGTTTTCTGGACCGATTTCATCAACCACTCGAACAAGCAAGCAGATGGCGCAGAGGGTGAGATTCGAACTCACATGCCGCGATTTCCGCGACGGCAGCTTAGCAAGCTGCTGCCCTACCGTTAGGCGACCTCTGCATAATGCACCTTTTTCACATAGGTGCTTGTATGACCCCTGGCAGACTCGAACTGCCGACTCCAGCTTGAGAGGCTGGCGACTTGGACCAACTTGTCGAAGGGGCCATATGGTGTGCCGGGCTGGATTCGAACCAGCGAACCGAAACGGAGCGGTTTTACAGACCGCCTGCTTTAACCTCTTGCATACCGACACATATGGTGCTCCCGGCTGGAATCGAACCAGCGACACGCGGTTCTTCAGACCGCTGCTCTACCAACTGAGCTACAGAAGCATGGTGACCCGTGTGGGTTTCGAACCCACAATAACCTCCGCCTTGAAAGGGCGGCAACTCTACCAATTCGTCCAACGGGCCATATATAGCCGCAATCCTGCGGCGAGGGTTTATGCGATGACAAGGATGTCATCTATCTTGGTATCCAGCATTGCTGCTAATATCACAAGGTTATCGATGGTGGGAAGCGCTGTTCCGGCTTGCCATTTAGCAACCGCCTGCGGAGACACACCGAGCATGTCTGCCACATCCTTCACCTTGATGCCTGCTGCCTTTCGTAGGGCCTTGATATTGGCACCTGTCTGCTGGATATCAATAGTAGGAACGTTCATTTTTCTTGCTGCCTTTCTGTATTGCAGGCAACAAAAAAGCTGCCTGCCGAAATCTCGACAAGCAGCTATGACATGCAGTTATCGCTTAGAAGACGCACCGCATCTGTACATGGTCTGTTTTTGCCTGTCGATGAGTATGAGAAATAAAACTGCGTTCAAAGGACATGAACTCAGAATATTCGTAACTATACTCATACGACATGACATTAACAGTGTTGCACAGCATTTTGGGGTATCTCCTTTCGTTTCGTTCTGATATTATTATACCATGTTTTCGCAAGTTCGCAATCAACTTGTGGTTTAGTTTTTTGGTCTGTATACTCTCCAAAACAAAAAGCCGCCTCTTATGTGAGGACGGCTTTTTTTATTGTGGCAGGGGTAACACGACTCGAACATGCAACAAGCGGTTTTGGAGACCGCTGCTCTACCACTTGAGCTACACCCCTATATAGATACTCCAGCTGGGAGTCGAACCCAGAGTAAAACGGGACTTAAAGCCGCCGCGTTTGCCAGTTTCGCCACTGGAGCATATGGCGGGTTGTGCAGGATTCGAACCTGCGGCCCACGGATTAACGGTCTGTTGCTCTGCCAACTGAGCTAACAACCCATAAATGGCAGTTGTTGTACTGCCGGACATGGTACTCCCCGAGGGATTCGAACCCTCAAAACGGTGCGGTTTGAACGCACTGTGTCTGCCAATTTCACCAGAGGAGCTTATGGCGGGCGTAGCAGGATTTGAACCTGCGACAAACGGATTAACGGTCCGCCGCTCTGCCTACTGAGCTATACACCCACAAAAGTGGCAGATAATGCTCTGCCGGGCATGGTGCGCTCGCGGGAAATCGAATCCCGAACACCCCGATTAAAAGTCGGGTACTCTACCGATTGAGTTACGAGCACTTGTCGCGCATCTTCCGTGCCTTGCTTATGGGAACACAGCTTTGAAGAATCTCACTTCCGATGCGCATGAAAGTGAGCGTTGGCCGAGAATGGTCGAGTCGAACAACCGTTGTCAGGGTCAAAGCCTGATGCCTTACCGTTTGGCGAATCCTCGAATATACATTATGTATAATAGCATACACTTTAATAAGCCTGGCTGGAATTCACTCCAGCGGCATTAGAGTGACCTGATTCTGATTTTCTGCATCAAAAAAGCACCCATCAGGCGTTGTGCGTCTGACAGGTGCTCATATCGTGCAGAGTATGGAAAACAACCGATACTTGGATGATTTTATTCAACCATCACTGCACTATGATTTGCACAAACAGACAACACAAAACAGCCGAAGAGATTCCAATTGCTCCACAGCTTTTGCAATTTATTCTGTTTGTTCATCATAGCAGCAAACATCGTGCGGTTTTCCTTTCATCAAATTCAGCGTCTTAATTATACAATATGTAAAAGCCAAAGTCAAGGCTTTTCGTAAAAATAATGGCAGGCCCGCGCTCATTTTTTGACCGGTCTCAAAGCCACAATCCGCACTATCACATTCGAGAGCAGTACGTCCTCATACGAGCACAGTACGCCTAAAGCGTTAGCCATTCTGGACTCGTAGTCAGCCAAAGCCAGGTCGATGGGCGCGTTGATTTCTGCAGAACCATCCGTTGTTTCCAGAACGGGAGTCCTCGTGCTTTTCCTTTTGACGCTCCAGTTGTTTGCCAGCAAGTAGTCGTACAGTGCATACGGATTAACTGCGCTTATACCTTCTCTCGATGACAGTATCGTATATGCCCGCTTGTATTTTCTGGTTCTTTCCAAGTCCCTTTCAGTTGGAGTGTGAGGGAGCCTGGTTAAGTCCATATTGCTGCGCAGGTCCGAGAGCTTTACTTTGGCAGCAATAGAATTTTGCTGAATATGCCAAAGATATTCAGCATACGATATACCCTTGCTATGGGTCAACGCACTCACAGCGTCGGCAACCTCTTTTGGAAACCCCGTTCTGATGTCTTCTATTGTGACGGACGTATCTTCGACCGTATCATGCAGAAATGCCACGGCCTCGGCTATTGGGTCATCTTTTACGCCTTCTGCTACAACCGTAACGTGCGCTTTGAAGTAGTCCTGCCCAGCCTTGTCTTTTTGCCCGGCATGAGCCTTAACAGCACAAGCTCTGGCTTTGGCAACCATCTCGATGTCAGACTGTTTTGTCATGGCGTTTCCTCTTAATCTGCTTTTTCTCTAGTATACATAATCCTATTCGATATAGCAATCTGTTGCCTTGTATTGCTCACAAAAACAAAAAAGCCGGGAAGTCCCGGCAAACATGGCGGCCAGAGTGGGATTCGAACCCACGGACGTTTGCGGCGTCGCTGGTTTTCAAGACCAGTTCCTTAAACCACTCGGACATCTGACCATAAAAGGATGGGGCGGGACCGAAATCCCGCCCCACAGCAAGGAGAAAAACTATCGATTACCGTTAGTTAGAGGATGGCAAATTAGTGGATGCCCAGGGAAGCGGCATAAGCAGCTTCACGAGCGGCAACCTGTGCCTGCAGAGCAGCGATGGAAGCGGCATAAGCGGCTTCACGCTTTTCAGCAGCAGCCTGAGCTTCAGAGGTAGAAGCGTACTGGGGTTCATTGCCAGCCAGAGTGCCAGCATAACCCTTGACGCCATCAGCGCCCTTGACAGTCAGAACTTCGTGACCACAATGGTCACAGACGTAAACGTTACCCTTGCGGGTCCAGTTGTGATAGCCACAGCTGGTGCAGACGGTGTACTCATTGCCCCAGGTGCCATTGGCAATAGCGGCGGCAATTTCACCGTGCTCAGAGACTTCAACGTTCTTGCGAGGAGTGGTCGGAGTAGTGGTGGTAGTACCGTTGCCCTTGTTGGAGCCGGTAGAAGTGTTGTCCTTACCGGTGTTGTCCTTATCGGGGGCCACTACGTCGCCCTTGTCATCGGGAGTAGTGGTGCCGCTGTCGCCGGTATTGTCGCCCTTGTTGTCATCCTTGCCGTCATCGGGAGTGGATGCAGAAGTGGCTTTCAGGGTCAGGACGTTGTCGTGGATGTCGTCGCCCAGGTAGTAGAACAGGCGGTCATGGTTCAGGCTCTTGCTGGATGCGGTGTAAGTATCACCGGAATCCGTGGTCCAGGCTTCAACGCTCTGACCATCAACGCTGCCGGGGAAAGTGGCAGTGTCAGTTTCGGTCAGCACAGTGTTGCCGTCAATCTGATAGTTGATGGTGATGGAACGCGGATTACCTTCGGCCGCATAGCAGGAAGTGATGCCGTCAGCGGTGAACCACTGGTCAACTGCATCGTACGGCAGAGTGTCGCCGGGATAGTAGTTGTAGGTGTAGCCGCCGTGGCCCTGCAGGGTAATCCAGTAACCGTAGTCATACTGGCTTGCCGGGAACGTCATAGAGCCGCCCGGAGCCAGGTCCTGGGAAGAACCGTTGCTGAAAGAGAAATGATAGGTGTCGCCGGTGGCTGCGAATGCTGCGACAGGCAGACAAGTTGCCATCATACCGGCTGCTGCAATCCCTGCGATTGCTTTGATGATTTTCTGATTACTCATGTTGTGTACTCCTTTGCTTTTTTGATTTTTTCGTCTATTTATCTGCATTTATTCAGATACCGGTTTGAAAGAAATCAGCCGCAGCTTTGCTGCGTTGCCCACCATCTGCCACGTGGAGGCTTTCTCATGGATGGTTGACGAAGCAGATATGTGCTTCGCCAGTGTCGCAACCGTCTTCGCCACTCGACACAATTTCGGTTTGAATTTATCCCCGTAAAATCGCATGTCCATGCTGCGCGGAGAGGATAAAATTCTTCGTGGTATGGTTTCGGAGTTCCGCGCCTGATTGGCCGTACTACACGCAATGCAGTACAATACCCCAGATACCTTTGGCGAAAGGAAGCGAAAGGGTGTCTGGATGGAGAAGGGAGATGGCCTCGAACCATCGATACCCTGCTTTGCGGCAGGTGCTTTATCCAGCTAAGCTATCCCTCCATGATGGCGGGTCAAGCCCGCCAAATAACGTTACGCAAACTGGAAGTCGCCGTACTGAGTCACGGCGCGTTCCAGGCGCAGAGGAATGGTTTTTGTGCTCTTCTGAGTGATGTCCTCGCGTGCTACCTGAGCTTCACTCACGCCAGCCGCCTGCAGGACTTCATACAGATTGGAAGGACCAGTACCAGCATAACCGCAAGTCAAGCCATTAACCTGAAGCGTGAAGCCGTGCAGATGCGGTGCCAAACCGGGAACGAAATCGAGTTCAACAATGACCTCGTCGCTCTTGTCGTTTACACGATTGACCGAGATGGCGCGGACGTTCTGATTGCCAAACATTTCAATCAGCTTTTTGGCTGCTGCAGCGGTTTCTATGGTAGTCGTACCTTCAACATTGATAATTGCCTGTTCCATAAGTTTCATCTCCTTTCTATTATCGCTTCATTGGGTAATGGGGCTTGATGGCAGGTTCGAACTGCCGACCTGCGCGTTACGAATGCGCTGCTCTACCAACTGAGCTAATCGAGCACGATAGGGTGTTTTATGCTGGTCACCCCTTGAGCGAGAAGCCAACTCGCATCCAGCACCATTCGATAGCTGCATCGATGGATTCTGCTTTATACCCTTTCCGCTGTTTTCCGGTCTTATTCGCGACTAATACCGGGACTATTGGATACTATCAGGCACAGCACCTGTTTGTCTATTATTTTTGAGGCTGTCTCATCGACATTCGGACAGCGGACCACAAGTGGACCATGCTCACCAAGTTTAACGTCGTGGGTACGGTGACTGCGACGTGTGGAGCAAGTAGCGGGGGTCGAACCCGCGTCTCCGCCTTGGAGGGGCGGAGTATTAGCCGTTATACGATACCTGCATAAGATTGCGGGTGAACCCTCACTTAGCCCCGCCATGACATCCGTTTAGTAGGTCGTCATCCCCGGATGTCATCTTCACACCACCTGACAATCTTGCGAACCTCATCGTTGACGATACGCGAGAATCCAAGAAAGCGCTTGGGTGTTGGTCAACTTCAAATTTTGAGCCCTGTCGTTGATTCCCTGTCAAATCGGGTTAACGGTTGTCGTTGGGCTGTGTGTGAGACTGTGGCGAAACTTACCAGTTGCCGTGCAGCAATCTCGCCTTTACGGCTGTGTCGCGTCTGGATGCGCCCCGACTTGACGGGGATGCTCGTACGTTTGCATGCTTCTAAGACATTCGTCAGCAGCCGCAAGAGCCGCTGTCCGCCACCCGCCACGAGGAGGCCGTCTTAATGGGTGGCATGCTGTCCGCCAGATGTTGTGTATAGCATCGTATCATGTGACTTCGATACATCCAACGGATAGCGTCTGGAGCTGGAAATCGGACTTGAACCGATGACCGACTGATTACAAATCAGTTGCTCTACCAGCTGAGCTAAACCAGCAAATACAAACATTAGCCAGATGCCCGGAACACGGAAACATCTGTTGTCCACCGTCCGCCGCGTGGAGGCTGTTTGCTTGGACGGCTGGCGCGGAGTTACCCACGCCAAAGAAAGGAAGGATATTACTATGAAACGGATGATTTTCACGCTTCACCTGTGTCAGCTCAAATGAAGCCATGCGACCAAGATTGGGGAAAGGAAAACCTTGATGTCTCAGGAGCCGTTCCTCTTCCTGAGAACAATTGTATTATACCATATATGTGGTATCCGGTCAATGAAAAAACACAATATATAGTGTCTAAATTGTAAACAAACATTAAGATACCACTATATCTAGTGGTTGGGGCAAGCGCATCACAAATGCCTTGTGGTTCCGGCAGATTGCAGGAAATTCAGCAAATCTTTGGCCGAGCTGACCTGTGAAACCACTGCGCCGCTCTTTGCGTATAGGTCAGCAATGGAATCACCCTGTCCCCATTCGTCCCGTGGTTCGGCTTTCTTTTCAGTGACCTTCTCCTGCCGGAAACACCTCGTACACGCTGACATACAGCATCCCCGGCTTGTAGTCAGCGTACTCAACCAAGCGTTTTTGGTCGTATACTTTCACGTCAGAGTTATCGTCCGCTGTGAGCCAAAGATATTTCACATGTTCGGCATAGCGCGGGTCTTCGATACGATAGCTCTGCCCCTCTTTGATTTTCAAATGACGTGCATTTGCTTGGGCACGCGAAAACTCAACGAATGCGCCGTAGTCGCCAATCACGATTCGGTTATACCCGCTGGCAATGACCGTGCCGCTTCTGGTTTCGAGTTTGGTCGTATCGCCGGACATATTGCACCATTCTGGCAGAGCTTCTTTGAACTCTGCTCGCACATCCTTGAAAAAGGTACGCGGAATAGGCTTGTATTTGTATTCGCGGGCAAGCTGCTCTTGATATTTAAGCATCCGAGCGCCGGTTTCCGAGATTTTGTGCTTCATGATTAACTCATCCACTTCTTTTCCCACTGGTCGTATTCGGCAGCTTCCCGTTTCACGGTTCTACCGTCTATCTTATATATCGTGATACGTTGTGCATAGTTTGCTGCGTGCTTTTGCAGCTGTTGCAGGGCCTCTTCCTCAGAGTCCGTTTGCTTCATCCAGAACAACTTTCCCCTGCTCACCGTAGTCACCCGTATAGCTGCTTCGGATGATTCGTGCGGCACGGTCGTTCTCCTGCTCTTCGTAGGCTTTTACAATAAAATCGACGTAAGTTTTGAACTTCTGCTCGTCACCTTCACGATGCGCTTCAATGAGTTTCCCAATCGTGACAACGTTGATTTGGTTCATGCTTTTTTTCTCTCTTTCTACTACAATTATACTCTTCCGATAAACTGAAATGTGATTTCTTGACGATTGTTAGCGAAAAATTCATAATTTGAAAGGGCAAAAGCTGAACGTTGGAACGTCTGAATCAGGGCTTTCAACCTGGTATTTGATGACTCTTTTTTGTGCCCCTAAAGCCTTGTATGTCTGCTCAGCATTCACGCATAAGCCGTTGGCAAAGAAGAGAGTGGAACCATTGCGTTCACTGATATTTTCGGCAGAATACATTTTTGGCTTTCTGATTCCGGGGTCGAGATGGATTCCACCGCGCATCAGCTTTTCAGCATAGAACCAGACATCAACGCGGGAGAAAATGTAAAGCAGCTGCGTGGTTCTGAAATAATAGAGAATCTGGTCCGCACCACTCCTGTATACCCAGCCTGGGGTGTGCCATAAAGGGTCGATGCCATCCCGATACCGCCGCGCCACCCGTTGTTCGTTCAGAGCGTCAGGCACCATGGAGAAGTAGTCCACCGAGGTTTCCAGGTAGAAATTTCCGGTATTGTGACTGTCCACTTTCGCTTCCAGACCAAAGGTCTTGCCATTTTTCTTCCAGACGATGAAATCGGTATCTTTGTCTTGATATGATTTATCCTGAGTCACGTCATCGTAATGGCTAATGCCATGATTCACTTTGATAATCGGGTCGTTAAGGAATTTGCGAGCCAAGTCTTCTCCGAATTTTCCCTCATCGAGTTGCTTGGACATCTTAAACTGACGAGGGCTTTCTTCCCAGGCTATCATACTTTTACACGGCATCTGCCGAATTTTCAGGCAGCTGCGATACGATATGTGCAACGATACGTTCTGTACAGGCATTGACAACGGCGCTGGCCGTCCGCTGTTCACGCAGCGAATGGCAGAGTTCGTCGAGTTCGGATTCCGTGAAGGGATAGTCTGCCGAAGCAAGGAACTTCTTGCACAGTTCTTTCATGTCATCGTCGCCTAAAGGCTTGACGCGGTGTTTGAAAGTGAATCGGCGAATGAGGGCTTCGTCAAGGTTATCGACGCGGTTTGTAGTGCCAATGAGAATGACGTCATTCGGGAGCCGGTCAAGTTCCTGCATCAATGCGATGGTGACGCGGCTCATTTCAGCGACGTCATCACGGCCGCCACGGCACATTCCGATAGCATCAATTTCATCAACACAAAGAACGCAGGGCGTGCGCTTTGCGTAATCGAACACTCTGCCGATGTTCTGCTGTGTCCGGCCAAGAGCAGAATTGACAAGGCCAGAAAATTTCAGGAAAACAAACGGTAAATTTGCCTTGTGTGCAATGTAGCGGGCCAATTCAGTCTTACCAACACCAGGAAGGCCCGTCAAAAGCAAAGAGCAAGTATAGTGGATGCCAAGCTCCTTGATGGCTAAAGCTGCTTTTCTGGTGGCCAAGAGCTTGTTGATGACTGTTTCTTCCTCCTCGCGGAGCAGGAACCTGCTCTCAGGGAAATTCGTGGCATCCTCCGCAATCAAGAGGTTTTCCAGGTTGGCGGGCAGCTGAATCAGTTCCGGTTTCAGAAGATTCAACTTTCTGAGTTCGTTTTCTTTGAACCTGGCGTCCTTTTCGGGTACATTCTTTTCAAGCATGATTCGGCACTGAGTCTGCGCGTTTCGAATATCGCCATCCACCACAAATCGAATTAAATTACGTACGTCGTCTGTCATTTCATTTCCTCCTAAAAAAGAAATAGGCCGCCAAATGGCAGCCTGTTAATATGAGGTTATATTCTGATTTTTGTTTCTACTGCAAATAGTGTTTACCGTCGAAACAGAGAGATTATATTCAGTGGCAAGCGCCTGCACCTTCTCGCCTTCCCTGTGGCGTTTAGCAATCAGTGCATTACGTTCCGTGTTTTTTCGCGGACGGCCGCGTTTCTGTAAAATTCCAGCTCTGACATTTTCCTGATGAAAGGTTTCATAAATCGCCGTTTTAGAGATTCCGTATTCCTTGGCAATAGTGCTGACTGAGACCCCTCTTTCGATTTTGCTTCGAATATCGGAATTCCTTTGATTGGTCTTGTCTTTCAGCGCCTTGTGATAGTATTCCTGACAGGTTTTTCCAATTTGGCGCATGTCCTTGTAAAGAGTGGATTTTGAAATACCGTATTTCTCACAGATGTCTTTTGAGGACGTTCCTGCCTCATAATCCGCAAGAATCGCCTTGCGCCTTTCATCCAACTTTTTGGAATTTGTATGTAAATGCCCTGCAAGGACGGTACGGACACTGCTTCGAGACAAAAAGTATTTTTTGGCGATTTCCTTATCAGTCATTCCGGCTTTCGCATCTTGAATCATAGCTTCGTCGAGAGGTGCTCTTTTTGCTTTCTTTGCAAGATTCTTTTCTTTTGCTAGGTCTCTCACCATGGCATAGCAATAAGAGCTTGAAAAATACGTTTCCTTGGCGATTTCCTTGACAGTTTTGCCAGAAAGATACATTTCCCGGACTTTTTCTCGGTCTTCTTTGACCTGCTGCTTCGCAACATCTTTCTTTGATGCAGCCATGCAATTATTCCTCACTTTGACAACTTTTACTTTTCCCTGGGCCTGGATTATACCGCTTCATGGCGCGATATACACTTCCCTTTTTGAGCCCGTATTCTTCCGCAAGCTCTTTGACAGAAACGCCGTTTTTGTATTTCCTGACCATCTCGGCGTTTCTTTTCTTGCCGGTCTCGATACGGTTTTGGCTGTGGATTTGTCGGCCATTCTTTCCGTGCGCATGAAGAATCCGATAAAAGAGCGTTCCACTGATGCCGTATTTTTCCTGAAGCTCCGGAGATTTTGCGCCCATCTCATATTCATGAATCATCTGGGTTTGCCAGGCTTTCTTCTTTGCTTTTCTCTGCCGGGCCTGTTCTTCGTAAAAGTCCTTCAGACTATATCGGACAGTAGAAACACAGATTTGATACTTTTCGGCCAGCTGTTCCTGGGACATACCGTTCTCGGCATCCTCCAGCATCTTTTCATTTCGCGCCCTGACTTTGTCATGAGTTAGACACACGTGGGTAATCTTGTTAATCGGCATTTTCGCTATTCTCCTTAGCTCTGGCTTTTACGTTATACTGGTAAATCCCATTTTGATGAAGGATAAGATAACCTAGTGAAGGGCTGATATTTACCTCCCTGCTCAACTCGATAATCGATTTTTGAGGATTTTTTGTGTAAGCATCAAGAAAAGTTTGGTTCCGCATCTTTTTCTCTTTTTTGAGAGCCGTTTCAATATGATTGTATTTTTGGCTTTCGTACTCTCCGCTCGAATGCAAGATTGCATAAATACGCTGCATGGAAATGCCGTACATCTTGCCCAATTCTCTGGCCGTCATACCGCCTTTATACTGTTTAACAATTTGCTCATTTCGAGTGGTAAGTTTCTTCCTCTTTTTTTCAAAATAACGAGGCGGCTCCTGCGTACCTTTTAGAATCTTGTAGCACATCGTTTCTGAAAGATTATATTCCCCCGCGATTTCTAAAATCGGCTTTCCATTTTTGTAATCTTCGATGATGCTTTTGTTGCGGTTCATGCGTTCTTCTTTGTTTGACATAAAGCCTCCGATAAAAAGAAAGAGCAGGTTCAAAACTGAGCCCGCCCTAGCCTTTCGGTCGGATTTTGCCCGACCAACGATGTTTTTTGATGCCTTTCGTTCTATATTTTGTATTATATGCAATTCGCACAGATACACAATGTTTTTCTTTCTGGTAATTTATGGTAAGTATTGTGCAAAAAATAAGACCACTACCCTTTTCGGGGCAGTGGTCTCGATTGCTATTGCTTTTGAAAATCAATCCAGTAGTTTTCCGGCCTTGTATGAGTGGTACAAATAGCTCGGATTACAATAGTAAGTTGCAGTATTAAAATCTGAGATGTCATCGCTAATGAACGAGGAAAATACATCAATTACATCCTGGACACCAGGAGTGCTAGTACAGTCAAAGATGATGCGCTGGTACACTTTTCCGATATCTGTATAAGATGGAACCTTGTAGTGGCAGTTAGACACCGTATCATACGTTCCTTCCGGCACAGGAAAAAGCTCACAAATTTCATCGGCAGATTGCTCAAAGCTCTGGCAGTGAAACACATCCGCTGAGTCGAGAATTGCCTTGACTCCGTTTGTGCCAAGAGCAGAAACCACATCCTTGCGATGATTCTTCGTAACGCGGCCGATATATTCAATCAGGCTGCAGGTATAAAAGACATCGTTTTTGCTGTAGGTTGCAGTTTCAGTCATACTTCAATCGCCTCCTTAAAAGAGAGACATTTCAAAGCGACTTCCGTGTGAAAGCTGATTTGATGCGTGGGATGCTTGAATTTTGCCAACGCCCAAAAAGCTTCACGGCTAATATCACCGCTTAGAAAGTCGTTGACGTAGTTCCAAATGGTGTCATCCGCCATGGGTCCTTCCACAATATCATAGTCATGATGTTTGCCCGAGCGACATATAGCAATAAAATCAAGCCACTCATCACTCATTTCGGGGAATTTCTTAATATTTAGTATGGGAGATTCTGTATATTCAAACACGTTGACAATACCACGAGACCTGCCTTTTTTTGACCAGCGAGCGGCTTGTTCGTAGTTGTTAGTGCAATAGAATCCCCATGAAAAATCTTTGGCGTACCTTGTTTTTCTGGCCTCAGGGTTGCGGACTATTACATCGCTGCCATGATACAGAACCATTATTATCACTTCCTTGCATATATTATACTTGTTTTTATGTGTCAACACAATCATTTCGTATGATTTTGGTTCCTACGCTTTTTGCTGAAAGAACCCGAATCAAAGTTTCGTTCTGGGAGTATCAGCTGTTCGATTCACCCGGCAGCCACTGCTGAGGATAAGCGCGAAGCAGATTTTTCGGTACGCAGTCATTCAGAGCGGAGTTCTCAGCAAGCGCCATATCAATGATGTAGTAATCATTGCCGTTGCGCATTACATCGACGCTCCACTGCCCTGTCAACTCAATGCGAGGAATAACCTTCTTCAGCTCAGCCAGAACAGTTTGAACGCTTTCGTGGTAACGCTGGTTCAGAATGTCTTCATGCATCTTGTAGACAACATAATCATGGCGTTCCTGTGGGCTGCTGACTTTTTTGAATTCGTTCTTCATAACATCGCTGCGCCAATAAGGACTTGCGCCAAGGATTTCCTTTGTATCAAAATCCACAAACACGCGATATTCAGTGTGCAGCGGCAAACCGTTGTAGATGGTGGGGTTATTTTCTTTGTCCTTGATGTATTCTCTGACGACCCACTCGTTCGTGGTGTTCGCGCCGTAGAAGCAGCGATTGTTCAGAGGGGATGCCATCGAGCATGTCAGATGATTCAAAAACAAGAAATACTCGCCCATCTCATTGATTTCCTTCGGGTTATGGATATGAGCGTTGCGGAATTCGTATTTGGAAGAATACGTGCCCGTTTTGATAAAATAGTCTTCGTATCCATCAAGATGGAAGACTTTCTGGCAATAACGGTTCACGATTTCCTTTGTAACGGGATTCAACGTCTCGAAACCAAGGCGGGTAAGCTGCAGCATGGTGATAGGTACGCGAAGAATTTTTGTGTCCGGAACCTTGAAAAATGCGCTGCCGTACAATCCCTCTACCAGAGGAGGAAACCAGAAGCCCATAGAGTTGGGGTTCATCTCAAGCATCTGATAAGTGAAGTCATCAAGGTCGAGGATGTCAAGACCTTGACGGAACATGTTGTAGTAGAACATTTTTGTGCTGTCGTTCTTTGCATTCTTGTAGCCTGCGTAGTTTTGAAGCAGTTCCTTGTACGACGGCTCAGAAATGTCAATCTTCATCAACTTTCCGGTGAGCTGCGGACGGAGTTCTTCGGGGTAGCGTTTCAACTCCTCGTTTGTAACCTCTGTCATAAAGTCGCGGTTGGCAGAGTATGTCACATAATAGCCACTGCGTTCCGCGTTGTAGATGTACAGACGCGTTTCAAGCACCAGTTCTGTGACGATGCGGTCAATGAGCGAATTGAGTTCCGGTGGGAAGTAGACCTTTTTGTCGAGAATTGCTTTGACTGTAGCTGTATCCCACTGGAGCATATTTTCATGCAGCTCTCCGCTTTCAAGAACCTGTGTCTTATAGACCTCATCAAAGGTTTTGAGGGCATCAGGGTCAGTTTTGAGCATTGCTGCAAGCTCCTCATAGGAAAACGGCTTATCTTTCTTATCGGTTAAGATGGCGCTGATTTGTTCAAACATGTCTTTTGTTTCAGTCATTTGTGGTCTCCTTTTCTAAAAAAGCCACCGTTTCTGTAGGAAAACAGTGGCAATGTATAAGTGATATGGTTTAGCTTGCAATGTACAACTCGCTGTTGGAAATGTTCTCCAGCCAGTTTTTGTTCATTACATTACCAAAACGATATTTCTTCTGCGACTTGTAGGACCAATCGCAGCCGGAAACGACATCACCGATGGCGTTCAAGTACAGCTCGCCGCTGTAAAAGTCGATATCGCCGGTTTTGTTGAATTCGTATTCGAGCTTCATCTTAAAGGGCAATGCGAAAAATGTAACGCAACTTATGAAAAGAAAAATCCATTTCAATGCGCTAAAAGTTTCATTACTAAATTCTGCTAATTTCTCGAAAATATCCATTTTAATTTCTCCTTATTTATCCGACTTTGCCGCATTGCACTTCTTGCACAGCATCTGCAGGTTATTGTCTGTGGTATGCCCGCCCTTGCTCCAAGGAATGATGTGGTCACCTTCCATATCCTCAAAGGCATACTCGGTGTTGATGCCATTTGCAACGCACAAGGGGCACTTGTGGCCTTGCCGCTCATAGGCGCGAAGCTTCTGAGATTCAGTAAACGCACGAAGGGACAGATGCTTTTCGTCACGCCAAGTACGGTCAGAGAGGATAAACGGGATGATGCCTGCCTTCTTGGTTACGTCATCATCCAGCACGAGTTTTTTGATGTCAACGTCCAAAGCGTTGCTATTGTACTGCTTTGAATGATACTTGTTGTAGAGCAGTCCCCATGCCTGTGTATCAGTAATTCCCTTCCGCTTCGTCGGGAACAGCATTTTAGCCCAGTTGATGACAGACTGGAAGTAAAGCCAGAGGTCATTGGCATCCTCGTCATGCTGGTGAACCGCCATGTACATCTGCCCGGATTCCAGACCGTCACGGTCAGCAATCCAAGTCAGTGCTTTTTCCAGCAATTCCTGCCGAATCGGGTTGCCTTTCAGGTATCCGTCAGCCATTTTCGCAGCAACACAGTTGCGTTTCGAGAAGTAGTTCTTGGCATCGGCCAGCCACGGTCCTGTATAAGTAGCATTCAGCAGTTCCTGCGGAGTCAGAACCTCGCCAGCGATGTTGATGCGCTTAAACCATTCCAGCTTCTCTGCCTCAGTACCTTCGCAGACATAAACCGTCAGTTCATAGTCCAGAATTGCCTGCTTTTCTTCGTTGGTCAAGTTTTGGAAGAACTTGTCGTTGCCGTTGATTTTGACGGGGAAATCCTTGTTGATGTACTGGGCAATAGAGACGGTACGCTGCTGCCCATCAAGAACCTCGTATGTGTCAGCCCCGGTCTTAGACCAGTACATGACGTTCAGCGGAAATCCGTTCATTACGGAATCGATGACGGCTGCACGCTGCTTTTCCCCGTAAATGAACTCACGCTGGAAGGACGGGCGAATCGTAAGACGGTCATTGTAGCCAAATACACCGCCATCGCCATTGTCCTTGTAGTTCTCGACAAGGTCAGATACATTGATTTTTGTTTCTGTAATTTTCATAATTGTTTACGACCTTTCTTTTTTTGAGGCGTGCATTCTTTTTCAATCTGCTTACGGAGTCGGGCCTCTTGTTGCTCTCGTAATTTCCATAATGCATCTGACGGTGCAGCCGTGTCTGGTTTCACTTCGCCATCATCCTGATACCACCCAGCAGAATCATGCATTATATCGATGATATACGTTTGACACGCCCCGCCAATACTTTGTTCTGCGTGATATTGGAACACATTGATATTTTCAAGAAGACACCCACGAGTTAATGAAATAGCATTAGCGAGCGAAAGATTTTTATAGTCAATTCCGGAATTCATTATGGCATGTGCAACATCAGTAATGCCGTTATATGAGGCCCCATAAGAGCCCATTTCTGTCGATAAAACAATAGATGATTTGGCAGTGTCGATAGTATAAGTACAAGCCGTTCTCCCAAATTCTAAATACCCACTAATCTTAAATATTATGCAGCCGTTACCATTGACGCGGATGTATTCATTCAATATTTTTAACGGCAAATCATCAATAGTTGTTTTCTTTCCATATTTTTTCCGTATATCATATAAAAATTGCATTACGGTCAAACCTTCTCTTACTTTTGCATTACCGCAATGGCTTACAACGATACGATTTGGAAAAGGCACTATTTTTTCTGCGGTATCATCGTATTGAACATGTCCTTTACCATCCCTGCGAGTAGTGCGTGTATCAGCGCAGACAACAATGCCTTCAGGAACAATAGTATGTATAATCAGTGACATATCACATCATGCCCTTCCTTTGAATGAAAATGCGTTGATAAACCGAATGTAAGCATTCTCCATGCTTATTTGTACTGTAATCGCATTTGCCTTTTCCCGGAATTTTGGGAGAAATTTTATCTCTCAATGCGCCAGACCCAGAAGGAGAAATGCCGTCAGCCTTTAAGAATGTATACTTATCGTCGGAATAATTCTTTTCCACCCTACAAGGCGTATTATCGAACATGGAACCACCAACAATCTCAAACTCATCCGGGTTATACTTATCCATAAATGTAATCGGCACGCCCATAACGCCCTTGTAATCTACCGGAATGTCCGCAACCCTATCCACATTGATGGCCGCGTAGTTATCATAGTGGGGGTAGCGTTCATCTGCATCCGGCATAGGATTTCCGTCATTATCATAGTACCGCTGCCAAAGAATCAGTTTCTCGTGGCGCTTCTGGATGTCGAGGTTGGTGAACCATCTTGTTAGACCGTTGATTTTCTTGGTCATTCCATTTGGGGTATCAAACTCGGAAGGTGAGCTATAGCCAATCCACACTTTGTTTTCTTTCAGAAGTGGAAAAAACTCTTTGTATGTAATGGCGTTCTTATTCCCGATAATCAGGAACTTTTTGCCGTGCTGCATCAGTGTACCAACATACTCGCGAAATAAGCTGAACGGCTCATTGGTTACCACAATATCACACTCATCCAGCAAGTCGAGACATTCCTTGCTCCGGAAATCGCCGTTGCCTTCCAGCGGGGTTTTTACACCGACTTCCACATCATTATCATTCCCGCCCTCGTACTCCATCTTGTAGGTTGGTTCGGTACGGTCATAGTGCGTGGAAATCAGCTTCTTTAAGCCAAGTTCTGCAAAGTTCAGGTGAAAGTACCGCCAGAAAGCGGACCATGTCGGGTCGTCACAGTTGCAGAATACAACCTTGCCTGCGAAATGCTTTTTGTAGTGCCGCAGTTCTTCAGCAACATCCTCAATTCTGGTGTAGAACTCATCATTCTTCGCGTCCTTTGCCTTATGCAAATTATCGTTCTTTGCCATCTTTGTATCCTCCAAAAAACAAAACCCCCGATGCCGTAACATCGGAGGTGCCAAAATCAATTATTTATCGTTCAGAATTCCCAGCAACTCATCGAGGATGCCGATATAGTTGTCGTCATTGATATACTGGATGGTGTTAATCATGGCCGTTTTCAGTGCATTGATAGGTTCTCCGCGCATCGAGCCGGAAGTATCGACAGCGAACAAAGCTATTTCTTAGTCTGTGCGGGTGTATCCGTGGTCAGCTAACCATTTATGTACTTCATTCGTGACGTCCAATGTATCGATGGAATAGCTGTTAACTCCCAGTTTGCCATTGGAAAGATTCATGCCGATGTTATAAATGAGCTTGTGTCCTTTCATTTTGCCGATGGTCGTTGTGCTTCCTGCGGCGAATGTTTTGACTCCGACGCCGAGTTCCGAGTTATTCTCGTAGTCCAGCTCTTTGTAAGTAAAATTGTCTTGTACAAGAATCAGTTTTTTGAAAATCTGATGACTCTGCAAGATGCCATTATGAATGGAAAGGCAGTTTTGCCAATCGGCTTCAAAATCAATCCAGTTCCCGAATGTGGAAGCTGTCAATGGAGCATTCGGACTCTGGTTGATAGCTGCTGCCTCTTGAAGCAGCAGTTTCTTAGGTGTTTTGTATTCCGCTACCGGATAGTTAATTTCACCCTTGCACAGTATTTTCGCAAATGCTTTGACGGCAAGCTTACCAAAGATAACGCAGAAACATCCGCAGAAACCAAAAAATGCACCAAGCAGATAGAATACAAGTGTTGCTGTATGGATGCTTTCGGGGTCGTATCTCTGCGCTGATGCCTCCGAGATAACAAGGCCAATTGGAATCAGCAGCAAGATAATGCCGAAAATTATAAAGGCGATTCCCATTGTTACCCACATCCGACCCGTACCTGCCGGGGTCGCATATTTCAGTGCTCTTTTCCGTTCTTTCTCAGACGGAATCATCTTATCCTTTTTGGCTGCCATGATTTCCTCCTCCTTTTAATTGTGAAATCTGTTGTTGATTTTCTGAATCAGCCAAAGCTGAGCTGCTCCGAGTCAGTTGAAAAGAAAGCCGCCTTTTTCTTTGCCTGCTCTTTTGCACTCTTACTTATCGGTTTCTTCGTGCCGTCCAGATGATGCTTGCTCTTGTACGAATAGCCTTTCCAGGCAGCCTGATAGGAAAGGTAGCCATATCCGTTAGCATTGTCCAGGACCTTATCAGTAGCGGTCTCGACCACAACATAACGGGGCTGGTTGGGCTTTGAGAGTTCATCGCTTTTCACGACACGATAGCTCTTCTTCTCATCTGCGCAGTACTTGGAAAACGGTAATGCGGATTCCTTTTTGGGCTTGGATTTTGCCTTGGCGCTTTCGATGCTTCCCTCAACGGAATCCACCAGTTCAGAGTCAAAGAACGCCTCATCAAGCGGTACATTGGAGCTGTTCTGCTTCTTTGCTTCTTCAATTTTCTGACACATGGCATCTTCGACACGGCGCATCTTCCAGACCTTGATGAGGACCTTTTCCGGGAACATGATGGTCAGTCCCTTTTCGGCCAGCATCTTTCGGACAGCGGGAGCAGCAAAAGACTTATACTTTGCATACGGTCCTTCCTTGTGCTGTTCGATTTCATGGCTTACTTGCGTCATGTATTCCTCAAACGCCTTGTTCTGGTCGAGCCAGAATTCGACTTCGGAATAAGGAGAATCATGGTCCACGGTTTTTTGAAGTTCGCAACTCTTCGCATAAGCAAGACAAGCGTCTTTCACATCGGCAAAACCAAGCCCAAAATTATCGTTCAGAGTGTTTCGACGTGCTCCGTCCATCACAAAATAGCGGCTTCCTTGCTTGATGATGGCAATACCGTCGCCGGAAGTGATAGTGGTGGGCTCTTCCGCATATCCGTCGTCAGTCCATCGGTCGATAATCGACGCGGTATCCTGTACAAAACCTTTCCTGCAGGTGTAGTCATCTGCGCTATCATAAACCCGTTTCGTAATGCACTTGGTAATTGCGTCAATCAGAGCGTCTATATCCTTGATTTTTACGCTGTACATCAGGTTACTTTTGACGTTCCAGACAACGCCATACGGCAACCCCAATGCCATCATGGAACACGCACACTGCAGAAAATGCTTATGTGCCAGGCTGCTGATGAATTTGATGCAGTAGACGGTATTATTCTTTACGACATCCGCAAGACCCGAGGTATAAATTACTTTATGGTCCTTAGTATGAATGTCGATATCGCCGCGTGCCTGAACATATTCATCGGGAGTGAACACGGTTCCAAGCCGCATACTGAGCGACATTTTGGCTTTTGCGTTCACAAAAGGAGGCTTGACCTGTTTTACATACCTGCACTGATTCGTTTCGAGTGCTGTGAGCAGTAGAACCTTATCCTCGACCGTTGCGCCCTTCTTGATTTTCAAATACTGCATGTCTTTATGCAGGTCCATATAATACGCAAGTGCGTCATCTATATCGTAGGAATTAAAGAATCCTGCCTGCATGTAGATACTGATGCAGGGAGACAAATCAATCATTGCATCTGCCGTCTGGATATCAATGGTCGTGGTATCATTACGTTCAATCGGTGTGACTTCCAACAGCTTATAGCAGGCATCTACATCCTCGATGAATTTATGGTCAAACATTTCAGAGAATGCGAACGGATGCGGAAATCCGCGAAGAGTTTCAGTTGGGGTCATCAGAGATTTATCGCTCAACGGATGGTCTGAGTTTACGAAAATGATTCGCTGCTTTCCTCGGCTTGCTGCGACACAAAACAGATTCCGAAGAATCTCATATCGTGCCATCGGTTTGTTTGTGCGAGACGACCAGTATTCTTCCGTGAAATCAAACACAACGCAGATAGGCCGCTCCATACCTTTGCTGCCGTCAAAAGTCGTGAAGATACCAACATCCGAGGAGGGTGCTACTGCTTTATTCCCGTCATTGTCTGCGATACTTGCATAGACATGATGCTTGTCATAGAGGTTCCCCGGTCGATTCTCCAAGTCGTTGAGCACCTTCGTCATGGCTCCAATTCGAGCACCCAGGCAAAGGACATTTTTGGGGTTCTGCTTATTCAGGAACTCTGTTACTTCATCGACCGACATCTGTTCCACGATACAGGAGCTATTTACGCCGTTGATGGTCTTGCCCCAGATGTTGCCGAGTCGTTCTGCCAAGTCATGAGAAATACGGAAGCATTTCGTGAAAACCACCTGTTCATGGCGGCCGAGAAAATCCTGCATGAACTCCCAGACATCCAGCGCTGTATCATCGTAGATTTTCTGCTTCATATCGCCCACTGCGACGATTTGAAGGCCCGGATTCTTAGAGCGGATATATTTGAGCAGTTCTGCAATCTCGTCATTGATATCCTGATACTCGTCAATGATAAGAGTATCAATCGGCGGAATCGGAATTTTCTTTTCCAATACCATGGCAAGCTGTTCGCCCTGTCCGCAATTCCGGATTCCCTTTTTGTTCAGCAGCAGGCTTGCAAATCCATGATAGTTCTGAACCAGGACATTGCCATTCTTGATTTTGTCTTTGGCATCAAGTTTGAGTAATCGGTTGTAGGTCAAGTACAAAATACGCCGTTCTGGTGGATATGCATCGCAGAGTACGTTGATAGTCGATGTTTTTCCGCTGCCGATGCAGGCGTCACACAATACGTTTTTGCCCGACAATGCCAAATGTACGAATTCCTGCTGTTCGCTTGACAAGTCGTTCAGTGTCATAGCCAAATTCTCCTTAACAAACAAAAATGCCCCGGCAGCATCCAATTCAGATGCCGTCAGGGCACAATTTTTATCTTATTAGGGTTATTATATCTGATTCGCACAGATGTGCAAGCTTTATTTTACAGTCCCCGCGCCGGGAAAGCCCACTCCGTAAGGGGTGGGAGTGCGTCAAAAAACGCGTCGCAGATACGACTTATTGATTTCTACCAACAGTTCTTCAATCTTCCCACAGTCTGGCTTTGCAGGAAGCGCAGTCTTCTTCACATCATACTGAAATCTCTTTTCGAGTGCATCAACAAGCTCAAAGAATTCGGGTGCGTACGACCCGTCTTCACGCAGGTACTTGCCGTTGCGAATCGCCAACAGTTCCTCGCGTTCCTTGTCTCGGCGAGTGATAATCTCGCCTTTTTCCAGAATATCGAACGCCGTGTAGTACAACCGCACAATGTGCATCGCGTGTTTGTTGATGTGGGCAGCATCTTTTTGTGCTTTTGGATGCTGCGGCTGCTCATACTGGTCGATGGTCGTAGTCAGACTCTTTAGCAGCGACTTTAGAGAGGTGACTGGATAATCGTTCAAGCTGCCAGAAATCAGGAGCGGATGTTTGCCTTCTTCATCCGCATCTTCACTGATGGTGATTTCAAAGATATTATCCTTTCCCCATCCAGCAATCGCCCGTTCCAGACTCCTCTTCTCGAATTTGTTTTTGAGCGCCTCCGGCGAGACTCTGTTGCGAAGCAAACCCATCTGCAAACGTCTGAGCTGGTCGTTCGCAAAGCCGCCATAGCTGTAGGCAATGCGCCGAGTCAAGAACAGTTCCCTATTGTCAAGCAGCATTTGGCCTTCCGGCGTCATGTTCACATATAGCTCCGGGTCATTGCCAAGAAGTTCGATAATGCTGGGATTACCCTGCGCAAGCAAGCCGACGAACTTGTTCACAGCGTAGATGACTGTATCTGTCCGGTTGTCAATGGCCTGCTCGAAGCGGTTAAACCCTAAGATTTCGGGTGAGCCTGCCACGCCACGTATATCGATATCGGAGCCTTCGACGTTGGTTCCGTAGGCATGACTGCCGCTAAGCGTTAGGAATAAAATGTTGCTCCCCAAGTGTTTGTTGGTGTGCAGGAAATCGTATTCCTCGCGCTGGACGATTGCTTTTAGTTCTGCGTTTGTCATAGGCTTTTTCACTTACTTTACTGATGATGTTGTTGTTTCTTTACTAATATTATCCCACTATCGTGCTTTTTCTACAACGGCAGGTGCCATTTGTTTGCAATCTGTACATATTTGCATCCCTACAGAAAAGAAAGACCCCTACCGATTTTCGGTAAGGGTCTTTCTGCTATTACTGTTGGAGTTCCCAAATCTCAACATTCAGATTCCAGGCTTTTGCTGCATCGCTGATGATGTCCAGAACCGTATTCCAGTCACCTCCGGCAAGTCCGCAGCCTAAACCATATGGCAACCGGATAGTTACGTCCTGATACTTTTGAGCGCAGTCTCTAAAAAACGAGAACAGCGCAGCCGCCAGTGCAGCATAATTCGTCTGCCTTTCACCTCGGCTATAACCATTCTGCCCGAACAGATTCACGACATACAGCTTCGGTTCTACCAGAACCTCCTGATAAGTACCGAGCTTGTTGCCGTCGTTTCCATAGCAAAACTCCAGATAGCGCTGATATACCACCGGCCATTGGATGCAAATTTGCATGGCAAGTCCAGCTCCCATTACGCCTTTACAATTCACTTGTTGGCAGATATATGTCGTCTTGTTCGTTGACAGTCGTGAAAAAATATTGCCATCAACAAAATTTATGCTCATCTCACTTACCACCTTTTCCAAATTTCGAGGCATTCCCCGGATAAATCGCATAGCCCGTGCGATAATCAACGCTATCGTCTCGGTATACGAGCTCTACATTCGACATGCTGGTATAGAAAACCTTGTCTCGGTAACGGCTATCACTGATTTCAAATTTTATGTTTTGTCCGTTGTCCACGATTTCGTAGCTTACGAGAGCGGATACGGTCCAAATGTTGTCGTAGCGAAAATGAATGTAATTGTATTCCGGTTTCATCTCAGCACTTTCCGGTGTAGACAATATCTGACCCGGAATATCTTCGAGTTCAGACATTGTGGTACTTGTCACAGTGCTGATTGCGTCCTCACAGCCAGCCAAAGGTAGAGCCAGGCAGCACAGCACCAAAGCAGTCCCAATAAATTTTTTCATAGTTATTCCTCCGTCTGATTTTTATTGTACGCAGTTCGCACAAAAGAAAAAGCTACCCAATAGCCATAAGGCCACTGAGCAGCTCAATGTAAATCCTATTTTGTGTTTGATATCTGTCGTACAAATCTGATTGTACGAGCCTCGCACATCAGGTCAAGCCATGTCGGCAGCTACGCATCCTGGCACCTATGGTTTCTGTGGACAAAAGGATGCAGCTACGCAAACAAAAAAGCCCTACCCGCATTTTACTGCAGGCTTGGTTTGCTTTTTGCTCTGTGGCGTTTAGCCCTCAACAACAAAGGTGTAGCTGTCTTCTTTCATCGCGACAAGGCCCTTGAACGTCTGGCACTCAGCTTCGTCCAGGAATGCCTTGATGGTCAGGCTAGTATCCTCATTATCCAGCCATTCGGGACGCATTCGGACAACGAGGTCGTGTAGCTCTCCGAGAACATAGGCCATCAGGTCATGGTCGCCCAGAGCCTCGCCAATTGCTTCATCATCGCATTCGACGGGAAAGCTGATGGATGCGGCAAGGCCGTCAAGTTCATCATCGTCTTTGGGGCGGATTACAGTGGCTTCGAGTTTCAAAATACTGGTGTTCATAGTGAAATTTCCTTTTTTGTGTGTTGTGCTTTATCTTTCGACATCTTTAATTGTATTTAATTCGCACGGATGCACAAGGCAAAACTGTGGCAAAATTGTGGTAAAGACAAGGCGCATAGAGCTTGTTCCGTCACCAAGCCGGAAAGCTCAAGAATCAATTGCTTTGCTCAAATATGTCATCTTGTGTGTTTTATTGCCATTTGTTGTAAATTAGCGCTTGCTTTTTAGTACGAGATGTGCTATTATAATTACAGAAGATGACATTATTATACAGCAAATGACACATTTGAAAGGAGCACACCATGATTTCTGTTAACCTCGCCACGCCCGTGATTTTCTATAAGCAGCTGCCCGGCATCGCTAAGAAGCTGGATGTGGATGCTGATTTTTTGAAAGGCTTTCTCACCAACGCCAGGTGTTATGTCGAGGATGCCGGAAAAGGTGAAGTGCTTGAGCTGGACAACTCGGCCGACACGATAACGAAAGTTGTCGCAGCCCATGAGAAGCGTTTCTATGGCGCGGAAGCCATTGTGGAATTCGCCAAGAGCAAAGGCGTGGATATTCCTGCACTGAACCATTTTGAACTTGGTGCAGATATCTCTGCCCATGCAACGGAAGACCAAGTTGCCAACATCACTGCATTGGCCGCACGAGTCGAGCGCCTCAATAATCGGTACAAGAGTCTTGCCCGGCTTGAAGCCCCGGACGTCATCCTGATGAACGAAGCAAGGATGGTGCGTGACGCTGTAGAGCAGCTGGAAGATAACAGCGGTACATACTCCCCGGCTCTTGACCAGAACGGGGTTGCCTATCAATCCTTGAAGGATATTGGGTATTCTCTTGTCACCGGTTGGGACAAGTCGGTACTTGAAAAGAACAGCAATAAGGATGCGGAGGCCACCTTTCCCAAAGAGCCCGACTTTCAAAGGCTGGCATCGCTGGTCAAAAAAGCCATCGGAACCCGCACACAGGGTAAGTTTGCGTTTCAAGCGGGGCTGACTCGTGGATATATCAGTAACCTTGCGAACGGCAACGCGAAAGCTCAGCCGACCGAGAATACCATCAAGAAAATTGCAAGCGCAACAGATGCTGTCACGGAGAACGAGCTTCGTATCGCCTGTGGGTATGAGCCCTTGCCTGACGACGGGAAAGACAAGCTCTCTATGCAGCGTGCAAGCATGTCTGATGACGCATGGCAGAAAGACAACGTGGATGCATTCCTCTCTTTTCTGAATGAAACGATTCCAATGTCCACTCCTCTTTCGTCCACTGAAATTCTTCAAGCTCTTTTCAAGGAAAAATACGGTGACAAGAACGACCAGATTCTGCTGGAAAAGGTCTCTGCCCCCGGCACCTATCGTGCGGAAGGTACGGCTGCTAATGTCATTCTACCCATTCGTCTTTGTTGGTTCAGCTTCAAGCGGATGCTGATGCAGACTCTCTATGTAGGACTTATCGGGCATTACAGCAAAAACGATGAGCTGTACATTACCGGATACATTTCTTCTGTGAAAGAGCTGCATGACGCGGTTCCGGCGCTGCGAGGCGGCATTGATGCGGCCTATGACGCGAGTCTGCCGGAGGGAATCGACATCATGAAGTTCCCGGTATTTTACACGGCTTCCAATGTTCAGGAAGCATACAAGCGGGTCCAGCAGAAAATCGTCTCCAAAATTGACGATTACTTTGCCAGCGAAGTGAAGGTTCGCGTTTCCGGCATCGGCTTTTATACTGATACCCTCTCGGATGAAAAGTTTGTGGAATTCATGCGCCTTCATAAAGCAGCGCTGACTGCTCCTTCTGCTCCTATCGAACTCCGGGACATCTATGAAAACGTTGTTGAACGTCACGGCCGCCCTGAGGATTTCCTTGTGGAAGACAGCGACTTTGACTGTAAGGCTTCCGTTATCGCCTATGCGATGAACAATGAGACGGTTCTCTGTGCAGGACAGGACATCTTTGACGGGATGCTGGGCAGCAAAGAAACCGATGCAGAAAATTGCTCTTGCGTTTCTGTCTCTGACAAAGAGTTTGCCCGTCTGCATTCCAAGTTTGGCCTCAAGAAAGAGGACGTTCTGGAAGCTATCAAGGCATACGCGCAGGAGCTCGGTCTGGAGTACGGCCCCGTCAACTATTTCATGATGTGTGACCCGAAATACGCAAATGACCTTGGCGAAGTTGTTCAGTGAGTTGTTCTGAATGCGGCAAGGTGATTCGCTGCCATAATGGATGAGGTGTTTCCTATGACACAAACCGATACCAATACCCGTATTACCGGCCTTGGCTTTTACTTGGATGAAATCGAAAAGCCGATATTTTGCATTTTTCTTGAGAATCATCGTCAGACTATAGATGCCATGAGCGCATCTGCTTCTGTTCGTGCATTTCTTGACCGTATATGTCTCGATAACGGCCGCATTAACTACGATGAGGCGGATAGGCTTTTGGCGAAAGATGAGGATTGTGCTTTGCTCGGTAAATGTCTTGCCTCCGCCCTTAATCACGAATTTGGAGAAGAGTTGCTCTCCTGCCACTATAGCAGCTCAACTGATATTAACCGTCCGTGCCTTATCCTTTTACCTGAAAAAGTCAAGGATGAACCGGCCATAGCATGTGTGCAAAAGGCAGCAAATGAGCTGCTCGTCGATTTCGAGCATGTGTGCCACGACACCCACTAAACAAAAAAAGAAGGCTGCTACCCGTGATGGGCGGCAGCCTTTTGTCTTAAAAAAGGAAATGACTCGCAAATATTATTTACTCGTTTGTTTTTTTAGCTTGTCCCTCGTTTCCATCAGAATAATCCCAAGCCGGTTCTGACCCGGGATGTTCCGGCATTTCGGGCAATGGCAGTTTCCCCAGTAGTTATCGTGCCAACTGGTGGTATCTTCCTCGATTGGCTGCGTTCCCGTTTCGAGGAGACGCTGCTTGAGGTCTTTATTCTGTTCGAATTTAGCCATCACCACGCGGCGCATTACATCGTCCCGGGTTTCGTCCCAGTTGGCAGGGAAAGCCACATGACGGCCAAAATGCTTAGCCGTTGCCGGAGGCATGTCTGAAAATTGTTTGCGCTCTTCCAGCGGAACCTTGTGGCTCTGAAACGCTGCTTCGGCATTCTTGTAACGAATCCCATTCATCACAAATTCGCAAGAATAATAGTTACTCATAAACCAGTAGCGAGGGGTATCTTTTCTGAATCGAATCATACGAATCTCCTATTCTCTATCTCATGCGGCGGTTTTATTGCCGCTGTTCTTTTTCTCTACTGCTGTACTCAAAAGACCATCAAACAACTCAACTGCCGTAGACACAAACAGCTGGCTCTGAACCGAGATTTTTCCCGGCTCCGGAGTCCGCTCTTTCATGTGCGCAGCAGCATTATAAATTGCCGCCAAAACCCCATGCTTCATCAAAACCACTTCTCTGATATCGGGACTTTCAGCGGCAAGGAAGCTGGCGAGGTTGTAGGCCCGCCCAAGCATCAGCTCATCGTACAGCGGAGCATTGTGCTGGACCATGGTAGTGTAAACAGCAGGTTGTTCTCCGAAAGTGCTGAATCGGATGCCTCGGAATCCAGAATTCAGCTCATACAAAAGCGCGAGGCGTTCGGTTAGAAATACTGCCGTCTCAGCAGTCTTCTTTGCCGTTTTATCAGATAACGGAGCGGCATTGTTCTGCTGTGCCGCGTGCAGAATTTTTTTGGCTAAAAGCCGTTTCGCATATTCCTGCACATCGTAGTCAAGCTCGTAGCAAATGTGGCTTGCTGTTTTGTCTGTACGCATATGATTACCTCCTGGTTCTTGCCGCCTTCTGTTGTTCGACCCACGCTTCGGCTTCCTCTACTGTGGCATACACTGCCGTCTCACCGCGCCGGGCAATCTGCTTTCGGGCATTCTGAGCTGCCTGCTCACTCTTGTAAGTTTCATAGCCAATGTAGGACCCATCCCATCGGGCAAGGCAGCAATAATATTCGTGGCTCTTAGCGGGAGCTGTCGGGACAAAGGGAGGAGGTACTGCGGGTGTTGCCTGAGTCGGCTGTGCGGCAGGAATCGGTGTTCCAGTCTTTCTGGCAATTAGATTCTGCTTTTCTGCCATCCAGGCATCAGCTTCCTTCGTACAATAGAAGTACTTTGCTTCGCAAGTATTGAACAGTGAATAATACAGATTCAGCATTTCCTTTTCACTGTTGCAGACCTTCTTGCGAGCCAAATTGTAGCTTGCATCGTAGTAGCAGCAGATGAAAGCATCCCCACGCGGTGCTTTCTTCGTCTCATCTTCCTTGTAGTCTGGATACAGCTTGGCGAGGTCTTCTGCCGTATTCTTTTCCGGGTCCAGCGTGGATGCGTCGAACCCATTCGGAAGTTTCCAGTCATGAGAACTGATGATGTCCAAAAAGCTGCTTGCATAGCGCAATGTCCAGCGCCCAACATGGACGAACCCAAAACTTTCAAGACACCGAATTTGTTTCGGGGTAGCCATTCCGCTGGCTCTGCGAGCAATGAGTCGTTTGAGAATTGCAGCGGCAAGGCCCTGAGATTTGATGGCATCCCCTTTTACGCCGTAGCACGAAATACTATCGATGATGTCATCGGAAGGCTCCTGCCTCTCACTCTCAAACATCGGCTGATAATCGTTGAGTTCCGGCGCTTCGATGCTGAAAATGTACTGCAGCGGGTCAACCAATCCTCTCGGCTTTTGACGCTGTGCCTTGAGCTTGCGCTGAATCGTATCCTGCTTTTCGAGTTCACACAGTGCTTTCCGCTTTTCCTCGTCCAGCTCAGTCTGTGCTTCCTCGATTGCCTCAATCAGCCCCAATTCGGGACTCCCGAAATTTTCCTGGCTATTCGAACCGGTGAGTGCCGCATCCGCCAGCATATCGGTGGTCTTTTGTGCCACTTCCGGGTCTTCACAGAAAACATCAGCAGGATGGCAAAGACTATGTTTCTTTGTCAGCCACAGGAAATCCAGCACGAGAAGATTCTTTTTCCCTTCACATAGGCGTGTTCCGCGTCCCACAATCTGCGCATACAGGCTACGGCTCTTGGTAGGACGCAAGCAGATGATACAGTCAACGGTCGGGCAATCCCAGCCTTCCGTCAGGAGCATCGCGTTCGTCAGCGCCTTGTACTCGCCATTGTCAAACCCTTTCAGAACGTCCTCCCGGTCCGCAGACGCGCCATTGACTTCTGCGGTCTTGAAGTTTCGCTTATTGAGGATATTGCACAGTCTTTTGCTGATTCGTACCAGAGGCGTAAAGATGACAGTCTTTCGGTTCTGGCATTCTCGCACAATGGCATCCGCAATCGTGTCCAGATACAGGTCAAGAACATTGCCGAGGTCCTGAGCACTGAAATCACCGGCATTGATATGAACCTTGCTGATGTCTACCTCGACCGGAATTGTCTTCGTGTTAATTTTGCAGAGATATCCTTCCCGAATTGCATCCGGGAGCTTATATTCAAATGCAAGACTATCAAAGATATCAGATAGGGATTTCATGTCGCTTCGGTCGGGTGTTGCAGTCACGCCCAACACTTTGGCATCAATGAAATGCTCGAGAATTCCCTTGTAAGTTTTGGCTGCCGTGTGATGCGCTTCATCAATGATGATAGCCCCGAAATAATCACGCGGATACTTCATTAACCGATTCTGCTTAGAGAGAGTCTGAACACTGGCGACAACGACCATTTTATCGGAATCAAGTGCCGAGTTCTGAGCTTTCTCCAATGCGGTCTCTAGCCCCGTCACCATCTTGAGCTTGTCGCTTGCCTGCTGTAAAAGCTCTTCCCGGTGCGCAAGAATCAAAACGTGTTCGCCCTTTTCCACCTGGTCGTTCACGATGCTTGCAAACACAATAGTTTTGCCGGTTCCGGTCGGCATCACAACCAGCGTTTTCTTATTCCCGGCATCCCACTCTCTATGAATCGCCGCAGCAGCTTTCTGCTGATATGGCCGTGGGTCAATCTTCTTTGTTGTAATCATATTTCACCCAAAAAACAAGCAGGCCCGAAATGAGCCTGCCTTACTTTTTCTCAATTTAGTTCATTGCCCGCTGCATCACAAATATAATGCCGGTTGCCAAAACCATAACGCCAATGTCTCTGACAACGGTTCCGACCCGTTTATCATTGGTAATGTCCTGATTCCATTCAAATCCCCAACCAATCATAGCGACACCAACCACAATCAAAATAACACCAACAATCGTTAAGCTTTCTTCTGATAAACCGTACATAGTGCATTTTCTTTCCGCAAACAAAAAAGTCCCGCACAAACAACTCATGCGGGACAACGATAAGATATATTTTTGGTTTATATTTTTCATTGTACGTAATTCGCACAGATTGACAATAGAAAATCACAAAAAAATTCCCGCATGAGCGTCGCTGCTCACACGGGAAAAAAATTTCTTAATATTCAGTGCAGAGAACCGTCAAAAGGCTGGAGAAGTAGTACATTGCGATGGTCGTGATTTTCACAGCATCGCTTCCCTGCCCGTTTGCAAGGCGTGTAAAGGTTCCGCCGTTCTTGAGTCGGGTCATGGTCAGGTACATGAGCATATAGGTGTTCACATAGACGTCAGTATATCGCTGACCGTCGTCCTCGTAGCGCTGCGGGATACATTCCTGACTCAACATTTCAATGAGCTGATACCAGGATTTCAGATACAGAGGGCTCTTCGGTTCATTCAGAGCATTCTGAGCCTGCTTCTGGTATTCTTTCAGAGTTTCATCAGTCAAGGGCATGAACTCGACGTTTGCAAATTTGTCACGATTGTAGTAGAGCCACAGCGTGGCATTGGACAGGTCCATGCAAATACCGGCAAGCTTCTCTGCTTTTTCGTCCTCCAGTTGAGTCACCGGAACGCTCGGGTCATCGATTTCGGCATCTTCGGAAGTCATGTCCACAATCCTGTAGCTGTTCTCTTCTGCCCGAATTTCAGAACTGACGAAGCGCTTGAAATCTTCAACGAGCTTCCGATAAGCTTCGAGCTGAGCATTTTCTTTCTGTTCACTCATAATGTGTATCTCCCTTTTGGATTTCTTATTATATGGATATTGCACTTTTTTGCAAGGGCTTTTAACCCAAGCACCTTTTGCGCCGTTTGTCAATGGCCACAAAATATCAAAGTACTGGTAAAATTAAGGTGGGAAGACGTTCTGGAACCATGAAACACAGGGCCCTGCCTCTTGCTTATGGCTGCTGACTTTTTTCAGCCTGCGTTCTGGCTGTTCTTCTTGACATCGGCTGCAACCTTCAAGCGGCGTATGTACTCTTCGAGCTCTTCCAGCGTATAGGTTTCTTCCGTCTCAATCGGCTCTTTGGCATCTTTGGGCAGATAGCTTTTCGTACAGACAAACTCAGGGCTCGTTACAGGGCAGTCCAGGACAGTTTCATCGTACAACTCTTTCTCGATGTTGTGGTAGAGAAAGAACGGGATATGCCGCCCGCAATCGTCATCCGATTCTGTCCAATCCGGGAGTTCCTGGATTTCGCGGCCGTATGTTTCATACAATACCGTGTTTGCCCGAGCATTGCCAAGAAGAGTGTTGAACAGCTTAAAGTTTTCTCTCACTTCGCGGCGGAAGAATTTCGGGAGCGAGAACTCCTCGTATTCCAGCTTCGTATCAGAACGTAGATAGTAGCGGTACTGCGCCTCGACCGGCATGAATTCAGTCGTGTTGTTCAGCTCTTTCAAAGCGTTGAGTCGTTCACTCGTTTTTTTGACATTATGTCTTGCAAAGCCCAGATACGCTGAAACCAGAATCATCAGAAGAAGAGCTGCAAGGATAATGACAATGAGCCATTCCTCGCCTTCCATATGCGGCAGGTGTTTCAGAATACTATCCTGGATAGCATAAGGAAGGTCATCGAACCATTCATAGAACCCAATCGGGTCCTGATAAGTATGGGGAGCCATGATTCACCCTCACCGCCATCAGTAAATAAACTTGCATTCCCGGCGTTCCCGGCCATTGCCGCACCAGTAATGCCGCCAGCGGGGAGTTTTGCCTTCCCCATTCTCTTTGTATTCTTTGGCCGCATTCTCACCAACGGTATATGTCTTGACGTTGATTCGCTGTGCCTTTCCCTGAAACACGAATACCGGGCGGTCACGCTTTTTGGAAGTTTCCAAGCGGACATCAGGGTTCTTGCTGGCAAGATAGTTGGCGCACAGGATTGCCAGCCGGACATAAGGCGTTCCGTCGTCAAAGACCGAAGGCACTTCTTCCATTACGGCCGGAACACTGATACCGTTCACTTGCCGCTGTCCTGCTGCCTTTTCCAGATATTCTTTCGTACTCCGGGTTGCTTCCGTCAAACTCTGATTTTCCTTGGCCCAGGCAGGCAGAGTCAGGAACGTGAAATCATCGTGGCTGCCCTTAGTGGGGCCGACAAGAACGATACCGAAAGCTGTGGTTTTCTCTTTTTCGTCGAATTCCACATGCACGAACATACCGTTGTAGTCGTAGCTGTCATACACCGGGATAAAGAAATCACGAACCGGGAGTCGCTGCAGGATATCCTGATGAATTGCCACGTCATCCGTATCCATCAGCATTTTCTGAAACTCGTAGTCAAAATCATAGACCGTCTTCGTCTGATTCCAGCAGCCAATGGTAAAGCAGGGAAAAATCTGCGCAGCCAAAACACGCTCAAAACCCGGCGTGTTCATTCTCTGCGCCGCTGTCATGCAGTACAGCATCGCGGACTTGTTGTATTCTTCCAGCGTTTTTCCACACGGGTCACTGAATCCAAAATGGTTTCGGGTTTGTTTGGTAACGGCATTCGCCGTCAATGCGATTCTCAGCTGTTCATTGGTCATTTGCTATCCTCCAAAAGTTTATTTTTTGTCATATGCAAACAGCGCTGGACCATCCCAATGGTGAATTTGCGAGTCGTCAGTACTGTCATGAGCTTGCCTTCATTACCCTTGATAGTTCGTTCCAAAATGTTCCAGGATTCGGTTTCAGGCTTGACATTGGTATATAAGTCCAGCGGAACATACAGCCACGCGATTTCACTGTCCCGCATCACGGCATAGGATTGCAGGATTTTATCAATTGCCTCTACGCCGACCTTCCAGCTGGTGATTATGGTCCGGCTGATATCGTATACAATCAGGTGCGGTGCTTCATTTGCTTCCGTATCAACTTCAATGACATGAGCAATATACGGTTTCCCGTCCACCAGCTTATACCGATAAATGATGGACGGGATTTTCTCTCGAATCAATCTGTCATGTTCAAGCGCCAAGTCCGCGTACTCGCCCGTTGCATCAATGATGATGACTCGTCCCTGACAGGTCCTCAGTGTCGCTCTAATTTGCTTGCGGCACCAGGCAGAGCAGCTCTCTTTGTACTCCGTCGAGACAAGAAAGAAATTCCTGCCCGGTGTGATAATGGGTTCATAGCTCATTGTTTATCCTCTGTAGCTTTTGTAATTCATTCACTTTTAATTGTCTGCAATTCGCACAGTTTCGCAACATGATATTGTCTGTGAATACCAGTTATCGGAGTCATAGTCCTTTGACAAAATTCGGGTCGTAGTGGGACAGGACTTCCTCGTTCAAGCTGTATTCGCAGTTGATAGTCGTTGCGTCATCCACATACATGCCTCGGTTTGCGTAGTATATTCCATCAATATAAATGGCGAACATGACGGACGGCATCAGTGCCTTTTCATTCACTGCGTAAATCAGGTATTCATCCAGATTATCCTTGACCACCGCGCTCTTATTGATTTGGGCGATTTGCTGTCCGCCAAGAAATACAGGGCAGCATACTCCTTCTTTTCCAAAACCAATTTTGTAGCTCTGGTATTCCTCGCCATACAGCTGCATGGCGATAGAATTGTATCCTTGGAGAAATCCGGTTTTTGTATGGATGACGGAAATCTCGCCTACCGTGCAGTTGTTCTCACGGATAGCAAAAGGGTATCTCAGAATATCTTTCGTGTTGATGCCGCGCATGTACGCCCTTGCGTCAGCAGCTGGCATGTATTGCAGCAGAAACTTGGAATCATTCAGCCGGATGCCATAACCCTGCCGTAGCAATTTCGGGATATAGTGTGCCTGCCCGATAACGGCCTTGCCTTTCACGATATCGAAGGTGAACTCATATCCTTTCGATTTGGTTTGCTTCACAATCCATTGCAAGACTCATCGCCTCCTTTTGCCTTCTCACTCGCTGGATGACCTTGTAAATACCAGGAACCGAGAGCTGATATTTTTCGGATAGTTTCTGCACCGGTACGCCACTCTCGTATTCTCGAAAGATATTCTCATTGCGCGGTCTTTGTCTAATTTTGATGCGCTCATTTCTACGGTTTTCAGTCAGGCCCGCATCGTTGGCAACCATGCTGCAATATCCTTCTGCCACGTTAAATTTCGCAATCATTTCCTTGAGAGGGACACTGTTCTTGTATGCCGCAAGAATTTCGGCCTTTCTAGCATCCTCTACCTGCGCCAACTGAATTCTGGCCTCCTGTTTCGCGTCGTCTAACGCTCGATAGCATGTACGGACGCTCAACCTGTATTTTGCGGCAAGCTCCTCAATGGAATAGCCGTTGCCGTAGTCTTTCATGATATTGCAATTTCGCTCAATCAACTTTTTGCTTGCAAATTTTGAGATGGTACTCAGCTCCTTTGCTTTACGCTTTATTTCTGATTGTCTGCAATTCGCACAAATGAGCAACTATTTTTGCGAAATAAGAAGGCAGGCTCCGAAAAGAACCTGCCATGCATATTAGAGGTTAAAGATGCCCAGCCAGCGCCGAAACTTGATGCCGAACAATTCCTGTGCCTGCTCGTAGTTCATGATAAGCTGGTTGCCGCCAGAAATCTCTGCTTCGAGGGAGTTCGGCAGCTCATCTGCAATGTATTTCAGTTCGTACCACGGTCCATCCGGCGGATAGGAGTAAATGAGCCTGTTCTGCTTCTTATCAACCCGGAACTTGCTCGGGTCAGCCTGCCATGCCAGTTCGATTTTCTCAATTGCAGCACGACCAATGCTCTCATCACCCATATAGTCGTTATAGTACAGGATACGCACATAGTCCGGCAAATCGATTCCGCATGCCTCGAAGATATCTGCAATGACACTAGACGAAGCGTGGAAGATATCCGGGAAGTATTCCTTGCCATTCGCATTTTCACGCATTTCCGTCGTCATCTCATCGATGCAAACAAGCATTCGGCGGACATATTCGCCATAGAACGCGGTTGTCAGCTCCGACATACTCTCATTCACACGCTTCGAGTTTTTGGCACCGCGCTCGTTGTCGATTTTAGCACCAATTCGACAGATGATAGCGCGTTTCGAGAGGTCTTTTGTCAGCGAGGTAATTTTATTCGATGTGATAGATACAGCAGGATAGTTCACGAGCCTGTCCGAGATACCCCATTCATCGTTCTTGATTACCCGTTCTGAATGGTTCTGAAACTGGGTCTTGGCAAGGTCGTCGATGTTCAGCGGCAGTCCCTCACAAACTCGTTTGAGGCCGTCGATTCTTGTGGCTGTGAAATCCTCCGTTGTGTTCATCTTAACGGTCTCACCGCTCATGAGTTTGATAAGAAATTTTATAAAGGTCGTCTTGCCGCCGTTTGAGTCACCGTAAATTACGCCGTACATCGGGAACAGCTTCGTATCGTAGTTGTTCCTTGACGCAAAATACCGAAGGTACGCCATGAACGGGGTAGCCAGATACCAGGTCATGTACTTGAAGTAGTCCTTCTTGGCCTGTTCGACATCGCCGTAAAAGTAGTCCATGCCTGAGAAGAACTTCTGGATGCTTTTGATGTTCTTTGCCACCTCGCTGAGATTCGGATTGAGGTCGATATTCTCGTCGTTGAAGGTCATGGTCCCGGCATCATAGTCGATATGTAATTTCGGGAGCTGCTTAACTGCCTCAGCTGCCACACGCCGAACCTCGGTATATCGTTTCCCGAAAACGCGCATCGGTTCCGCTGCCACTACAATACGATTCGCCTGTACCGGCATCTTAGGCATGATTGGCTTGACGAGTTCCTGCATTTTCTTGACATCGGCAACTATCTCGTTTTCGACCTCATCCTCAGGCTGTGCCTGTTCCAGAAAGACAAGCTTCTGCTTTTCAATAGACTGAAAGACGGGCACTTCTTTGATGTTCTCTTTCAGATAATCTTCCTGGTCCGTGAAGCGCAGGAAGATTTCTCTGGTATAGTCGCTGTATCTGGTATAAAGGTCATAGTGTGCCGGGACAAAGATGATATCTCGGCAATGCTGCTGTGCTTCCCATAGAGGCATTCCGGTTTTCACGCCCATCCATTTGGCCGGATACGAGGCAGTCAACACGATGCCATTTCGCCTTTCCGGGTCACCACATACCGCAATTGATTTTCCCTGCAGCTTTGGATTGTAGGCCATCTCGCAGCTGGCGTAAAAGCAGTTCATATCACAATGAAGAATGGTTCTTTCGCTTGCCATGATTGGCCTCCTCGGTTCGCGGTAACACCTATTAGTTGTTATTTGTGCCTTGTTGGTTGTTATTGGTTGTTATTAGTATAGCAAATACAACCGTAAGTTGCAATATGTGCGACTAAAATAGAATTTGAAAGTCCAATCAAATACACTACAACCGGAAGTCATCGAAGAAATCCTGTGGTTTTCAGTGTTCGCACAGAGCAGTTACCGTTTTGTAATGCTTGTTTGCTTGCCGGGATATGCGAGCCAGATACAATAGGAGTTGTACAACAAATACTACATTGAAGTATTTGTGCAAAAACTATCCAAACGAAGGAGAACGAAAGAACATGAGAAACAAAAACCTGACCGCTGCCGCTGCTGTGGCAACCGCTGCAGCCCTGATGCTTGCCGGATGCGCTACTCAGAAGCCTGCCGCTTCCTCTTCCGAAGCAGCTTCTACCGCCCCGGCTGAAAGTTCTGTGGTTGAGGAGACTACGCCGGAGGAAGCGCCTTCCGAGGTTACTGATGTAGACGAAGCTGCTGCAGAGGACCTGCTGTTGAGCACCGAGACGATGCACTACAGTGCTGATGATGAAGATGGCGTTGTTACCGTCCATAAGTACGATGAGAACGGCAATGAGGTTTTCATGCGTGAAATCGACAAAGCAAGTGATATGGACACCGTTATCATCAAAGAGCTGGACGAGAACGGCAATGTCCTGAAAATGACCTCCTACCTCAATGGCGAGCAAAACTATCTGTACACTCAGGTTTTTAACGACCACGGGGACCTGATTGAACGCGATGATGAGGATGGCAATCCTTCCATCGTGTGCCAGTATACCTATGATGATAATGGCCGAAAATTGAGCGAGGAGTCTTATACTGTAAGCGATGGTGAGCAGTATCTGAACTACTCCACCGCCTACACCTATGATGACACCCACGAGCTGCCTGTTACGGAGGTCATCACGAATGACAGTGGCGTTCAGACCACGACTCGTGACTTTGATACGATGGACGTCGATAGTCTGTATATCGAGACTGTCAGCGAAGATGGTGCAGATGACATTGTGTATCACAAGCGCGTGAGCGACAACAAGACCACTTATTATTTTGGTCAGGGCAGTGAGGTCTCGACCGAATACGATGAGCATGGTAATATGACCAAACAGCAGGGCAAAGATGCTACGATGGGCAACTTCGAACAGACCTTCAAGAACACCTATGATGACAACGGCAATCTTGTCTCCATGAAGTCCACCTACAATGGTGATGATGGCTATTTCATTGACTACATCTACGCCGCTCTGAACGACGCAAGCTATAACGGCGAAGGCACACTGCTCTTTGACGCAGCAACGGATACCCCGTCTGCCGCCTGATGCTTTTCACGGCTAAAACAGGAACCTAAACTATTGGAGTCACCTTCGGGTGGCTCCTTTCTTTTTTGCCTGTGCCCGTCTTTTTGTGGTATACTGGAAAGAAAAAGGAGTGTAAAATATGAGTATTGAGGAACGCGCAGCGGTGGCTGCTGAACTGAAGGCGACCGGGAAATGCAACTGCACACAGTCTGTGGTCAAGGTGTTTGAGGATAAACTACCTATCGATGATGAAACGCTGATGAAGCTGACGGCGGGATACGCTGCCGGGATGGGGTGTATGGAAAGCACTTGCGGGGCCTTGATTGGCGCTGTCATGGTGGCAGGCATTCTCACAGATGGCAAAGGCACGCCCCGTATTTCTAAAGAGCTTGTACAGAATTTCGAGCGTAAATGCGGTGCTACCATCTGCAAGGACATGAAAGGCATTGGAACCGGCAAAGTTCTGTGTCCCTGCCCTGAATGTGTCCGCAATGCGGTCCTTTCGCTCGGAGAGGTTTTGGAAGAATAAGGCAATAAGAAAAAGAGGAGCTGTTCTAAGCCCCTCTTTTTTCTTTTCCCTATTCTGTTTCTTTGGCAAGGCCCAGAATCTCTTGTGCCTGCGCCATCTCTTTCGGAATCTGGTCTTTGGGACAATACCGAATTTATAGCCAATGTGTGCTTCATCGGTGTCGGGACCACGACCGTATCTCCCTCGCAGATTTCGTCCCCACAGCGGTAATAGCGTGTTCTCACCACGCCATCGATACCACAAAACCTCTGAACTAACGAGCAACCATTCATTTGTATCATGTATACAAATCCCGTACTCATTTGCATATTGGTCTTTTACCTCATCTGCCGCAGTTTGTTCCAGGCTGATTTCGATGGATTTCACCTTGTTCTTCGTTTCGGCCCTAACACAAAGACCGAACAGCTCTGGCATTCCGGTTCTTTGCCGAAGGATATCCGTGAGAGACTCGTCGTGATAGCGGTAGTCCTGGCCATTCGCCCCGTGGTAGAAGTATACTTCATTGTCATCCGTTAGAAGCCGGACACGCCAATGTCCACTAACTGACGGGATGCGTTCCCTGCGATAGTTCGCGAATGTTTCGGAGAATGCAGCAAAGATGTAGTCAGCATCGGTTTGTGAAATACGGGTTTTAGCCTTTTCCGTTCCCTCTGGCACCTTTTGCGTGAGCTTCGCTGTTCCATCCCGTGTGATTTCGAGAAGCTGCTTTTCATCGAACCCTGGCAAAGATGGGTCGGCCACTCGGCAGGACCTGATTCTAATTTTCTCGAGAGCGCCATGGAACGGCAAGTCCTCATGCGTGATGTATGTTCCCATTAAGGTTCCTCCGCAACAATTTATTGGCTTCAGGAAGGATATTTCCGGTTCCAGAAATACACAAGGACTTTCTCGATTCTATCCTGATATTTTTCTGGGTCTACTCGCTCGCAAAACACATATTCCCCTGCCTCGACTTTCTCAAAAGCCATGTCATCCACTAGAATCTCAGATTCAGGTGAAAACAGTTTTGCAGAGTACGAGTCGGTCCATAGCTTGGCATTATCCGTTCTGCCAAGAATATCTTTGAGGACGGCCACATCCGAGCTGCAGCGCCATTTGTTGAACGCCATGCCGAATCGGTCATCGACACATACAATCGGTATCACTTGGTATTTACCCTCCTTGCTATCATTGTGCATCGTCTTCAGTTTCCGAACTCAATATTTACGGAACCATCCGCTGAAATCTTGATGCGCATGGTTTTGATATATCGTTCATAAAACTGTTTTTCCTCAGCCTTCGAAAGCTCGATGCGGGTCTGTAGATAAGCTACATTCATCATTTCCTTGACATTAAAGCTTTCAAAGTGCCTGCCGACAAAGCGCTGGCATTCACTGAGCAGTGCATCGACCTTCATTTTGTGAGATTGCCCACCTTGGCAAAACTGGTCCAGATAGCAAAAGGGAATATCACTGTCAATCATTTTCTGTACAATTTCGCTGCTGACTTTATTTTGCTCAACCATCACGAGAAATTTGGCAGTGGACACCGAGCTGATAAGCCCCCAATAGTCGGAATCCGATGAAAACAGCAGGAAACTGTCCACCTTGTTGACATAGTGCTCCTTGCAGCACCCCGCCACCAGCATCACATCCACAAGGCTTTTCCCGGTAAGGACTCGTTCTGACATTTGATGTTCAATAACCGCCCTTGTGTGTTTCTGAAGCAGATTCCAGGCAGAAGAAGCATTAACATCATTGTACAAAATGATTTTTGTGATTTTAGCAAGCGTTTCCGGCTGCATACTTTGAAGAGCCGCACACAGTTTCAGCGGGTCACAGTTCTCGCAGTCAACGAGAGCAACCGTCTGTTCGCTGGCATCCACAAATCCATAAATGTTTCTCTTGGTTTCTCTTCCTTCTCCTCTGACATTGGAGTAGCCGGTGAATACCTCACCATTCTGCTGATAAAGTCTGCTCAGAAACTTTTCGTCATTATAAAGAAGATTTCCTTCCTCATCTTTGCTCCAGCGCCAGTTAATGAACATGCGATACGGATAGCGTTCGAGGTTCTCCATATAATACTCGAAGACTTCCTTGGACTTCTTTGTGCTGTTGCCGCCAGGGATGATAAACAGCTGCCGCACGAACTCCCAGTTGACCCAGATTGGAAACAGAGACTTGCAAGCATCGATATGCTGCTGTAAGAGAGTGTTGATTTTTGGCAGGTATTCTTCCAGCTTTGGATTTGCTTTTATGATATCGATTCCATCTTTTCGAAGCTGATTAACCATGCCTTGTGTCTGAGGAATCGTATGCAGGTTCTTGAGCTCCATCAGAATTAACATTGAAAAGTGCTTGAAGTTGCGCTCTATCTCGGTTCGTAAGCCACAGAGGTTTCGGATGATGCGAGCATCTCGGTTATCGCTGAGTTGCTCATAAATATCTGAATCCAAACCCGTATACTGGCTCTTCCAGTGAGAGTCTGGCACGCCAATAAGGAAAGCAACTTTTGAGACAACATCATACTCCTCACCGCGCCGTTCACGATACTTTTCCCGCTTTGAGAGCTCCTCCGTCTCTGCGTCAATCATTCGTTCCATATCACATTCCTCCCTCCTTGAATGATATCGGTATTTTCCCGTTCTGCCAAGATTATATTTGTGGTCTTTGTGATTTTCCTTGCTCACGCTTCCATGCGGCTCATCCGATTCTTGCCCATCTGCTCCACCTGATATCAGTCCTGCGAAACTCAAATGTATGTCACTATTATACAATGGGAAGTCCGCTTTGTGAACTGCTTTTATCAAAGCCGAATAGCCAAGTCTCTGGTTTTGGTTACAGGAGAGTTTGCTGAGACAACCGGGTAGCCAAAAAGACAAGCTGGCAGTTGTCATAAGGCCCTGCAGACGTTCTGAACCTATCTTATTGGGACGACTGCGCTCTGCTGAGAAATCTGTATGCCTTGGCATAGATTCGTTTTGACCAGGCCATCCGTTCTGATGAACATTATGAAACCAGACTTTGAACTGATTGCTCTACCTCCTCACAGCCGTCAGAAAGCCCTTACCTGCGCATCGTTTTCGTATGAGCAAGGAAACTTTACCCATGCAAAAAGAAAAAGCACCACAGAGGCTCTATGCCCCCATGGTGCTTATGCTTTCTTAGAGATAATCACTCAGCTTAATGACGCCGACCGAATTCAGGGATGTGTCAATGTCCAGATAAGTGCATCCGGAACAAGCCCTGTCAAACCTGACGATTTCGGAATGCGGGGTGTGCCCAAACACATAGAGCGTCTTATCGTGTCCAGGTCGTAACTCATCCAGGTCGTAACTGTAATATCTTCCAAAAGGATTATTATGCGTAATCACTATATGCTGATACTTATATGGTTCCGTATAATCGATATTAACCTCAGTAGCCGTCTGATTCCAAAGCCATTCAAATAATGCTCTTTGTTTCCTTGTACAGGAGAGATACTCGTATATAGTTCTTTCGGCATCATAGGGATTGCCGCACATCACTTCCAGCAAGTACAGAATAATCTTCCAAAGGCTATCGTCTTCCCATGCTATCGTATAGGTGATAAAGGCACGAACGAATGCATAGAAAGTCTTTGGCTTCCCCCGAATAATTTCGATTCGTTTATCAGCACTGCACTCATACTCTTTGAGTTCTTCTTTTGTTTTGGGATAAGTATATCCTGCCTTGTATGTTCTGAATATTCCTGCCGCAAACAACCGAATTTGGGGGACTTTGATTAACACATGATAGTACTGAAGCATCTTCCTGTGTTGAAGCTCATGGTTGCCCTGAACCAATCTCACATCACATTCATGCTCTTGCAGAAAAGACACCGTTCTGGCATTATCTTTTCCACGGTCGGTGACATCTCCCACGCAGATGATGGTATCGCCTTCCTGCCAGCCTGCTGCATTGAGAGATTCCATCAATCCTTGATAGTTTCCATGGATATCTCCCGCCACGAAGATTTCGCTCATCCTCATCTCCCCTTCTCGTTTTCTCTTAAAGCATCATGAGCAGCCGTTCCATTTCATTGTTGTCCTTATAGGAGGAAATAACCATATTCCGGCGGTCGCGCTCCTGCTCTTCTTCGGGATACCAGTCTTCGGTATAGTCATCACCGAGAAGTTTCTTGGCAATGTCTTCAATCGAGAATCCGACTCGAGGTTCCTTGTTTTCATCAAAAGCCCTCTGCGCTTCCTCAAATCTCGTATCGAGCTTTTCCTTTTCCAACTCCACACCGGATTCATCCACTCCGAAGAAGGTCATTTCCCATAACACACGGGACAGGCAGAATTCAAGGCCATAGATGTAGATGCTGGATGGTGCCAGTTTCCAGCTAAGAATTTCATTCCAAGCACTGAGCTCAAAAGCATATTTCGTGGGAAAGTCCTGTTTCATCACTGCATTCTCGATTTCGTCCGTGCTCATAAAGGTCAGCATCTCATCACTGATGGGCTCAGATTCTTTCAGGTGCTCTTCTCTCCATTTACGGAGGTCTTCCACTTCGATGCAGACAGTGTCATCCCCCTCATCGCCAAATCCCTTGCAAACCACAATGATACTCTGTTCATCCGGGTTCACCGCTTTCGGCGTGACGGTCTCCATTCTTGCAAATGCTCTATCGACTTCCTTGACTGCTGCCGCCTGTTCCTCGTTATCGGAATACATGGCAGCAAATTCTTTCGCCAGCTTGTTTTTATCGCAATGCATAAATGCTTCATAAGTGTTCTTGAAATCAGTCTTTGTCATATCATTTTCCTTTCTTCGTTTTCTGTTCTTTAATGATGGTCACCTTGACTTTGGCTGCCAGCTTTTTCTTGACCGCCTCATATTCTTTCTCAGTGCCCTTGAATGTGATTTTGTTACCGCCGCTGAGCATCGCTTCCTGCACACTCAACGGGTCGATGCATTCCGGGTATTCTGTATGCAATCCCACGAATGTTTCTGAACCATGTGGGCGTGGACTGATTACCTCATATACCATTCTCGTCTCTCCTCTAAGCCAAAAAAGACGAATGGCAGCTACGCAACCGGCAGCCTGTTACCGGGCAGCGGCTACGCTTCCGTCATCCGTCTTTCATTTCTTTACAAACAGCTACGTTTCATTGTATGACCTACGGTATGCGGGCCTACGGTACTTTCGGAGTAGTCTATTGCGGCTACGCTTCCCGCAAGTACATTTCGCTCAACTTTAGGCAAGTACCTACGGTTTCAAGCACCTACGGTTCCGACCAGGTTATTTATCGTCGTCGTTGTTTTCCCGGTCTTCCAGAATCTGCGGATAAATCCAAAACATGAAATATGCCAGGATAATATAAGAACCAACAAAATGAAAGAACAAGGCCGGTGTAGTCATAACATCCAAAAGACCAACGAACTTGAAAACAACAAGAGTTAAAGCAGAATTAACAAGGAACACAAGGTCCAGAAGCAAGATTCGACCAACAGTGATATTCGACATGATTTATGCCTCCTCAGCAAAATATTGATGCAGTGACTCCGATACGATTTCCTGCGTTTCCTGGCTCCAACGAGTATACGCATTATCAGGGAACTCGGCATTCTCTACCATGCTCAGCTTCCAGGAGGATACAGGAACCCCGTTCTGGACTGTAATTATGGTGGGCGCTCCGATTCTCTTTTCACCGATACTGATGCTTTCGCCGTTCTCGTCTTTCACAGTATAGTCGATGAGATAATCGCTCAGCCAGTCAAGAAGCTCATAATACCCTTTTCCGGGAGCCACGGTCATGACCGGGCCATTCAGAGTCTCATCAAATTCATACTTGTCGCGGTAGTTATCAATCTGGCAATAGTAGAGGGTCTTTCCCTCCTCTTTTGCGGTCTCGATAAGTTCCGGTATCAGGTTCCGGCAATAAGGGCAGGTAGGAAATGCAAAAACGATAATGCCATCAGCTACGCTTCGTGCTTCCTCCGCCGTCACTTCTTTGATGGAGGCAAAGGCAGGAACTTTGATTTCCTGGAATGTCTCTTCTGCCGTCGAGCTACGCTTCATTCCATTATAGCCCTCATAGGTCCTTGCTAAAGCAACGGAAGGTATTCCGGCAGTGCAGATTGCGGCTGCCATTGCCAGTGTTGCTACAGCGTATGGAATTAAAAACTTTCTTTTCATAGGACATGCTTCCGATTTGATTTAGATAACCTCAAACTTTGATTAGATTGCATCTGAATGATTTGTGGTCAGAGGTATGTACAATTTTTCTTTTCTATATCTGCATTATACCATAAATTGCACTTTTTCTCAATTTGGAAGCCGGTTTGTTAAATGAAAGTTCACGATTAGCGGTCAAAGTGTTGCCAGCCTGCCAGACGAGAGGTTGAAGTAGCTCCATCAACCCTTCTGTCAGCCTTTCAATGCTTCCTGGAAGAAAGCGTTGTCCATGCGTCTTGTCTTTCCCTTGTGCGGCGAAATCAAGTCAAATACTTGTCTACTCTGCTTTCCCTCTTGTGTCTCCGCCTTTTCTTCTTTTCCAGCTTCTGAGATATCGAAATCGTCATCGAAGTCATCGTCATCAAAGAACCAAGAACACACGGACGATTCACTCATGGCTTTGAGTTCAAGACACTCTTCACAATAAGTTTGGGGTTCTCCCACACGAGCTTCAAACTTGCGCTTGCAGGTTGGACATACTCGAATTGCTATCATTGGTCATCCATCTTCTCTTCATTGTATCCATTATGCGTCAATGGGTTAATCCCATCGCGGCGAATTCCGTCGTCGTCGTATTTATGTGCTGGCATTGGGATGTTGTCAAAATCCTTGAAATCGAGAACTTTGCTTCCTAGTGCCCGGCTGATACCGTCTTGCATTCCTCGCTCACAAACGACATGGTAAGGCACTCGTCCGTTTTTTTGATATTCGAGTTCTTCAAACTCAATGACCGGCAGCGTTATGGTTTTGCATTTCTGTTCATTGATGTATGCTTCAACATATCGCCCAGTAGTAACGGTTGTATGGCTTTCAGCCATCTCATCCAGCCACACGGAAATCATTTCATTGAGTTCGTTTCGTGTTAAAGCTGCTGTTCGAGTAAGAAGTTCCACGCCGATAGAACTTGTTGGAACGAAATAGCTGTACTTGTAGACTTGTTCGAGATTCGTGAGCGTCAAGAGCCTTGTTGCGTTATGGGTTTTGATAATATCAGTGCTGTCGATTGCTTTGCCATACTTATCGCCAGTAATGATTTTTGGAACTATGGCGCAGGTCTTGCCGATAACGATGCACTTAGGAGACATATTGCAGATTGTTGCGAAGTCCTCGTCCGTTGCCGCAAGTGAGCTGGATTTCAAGAGTTCCATCACTGCACTTACACGCCGCTGTTCGTAAGACACAACCCATCGCATCAGCTTATCGAGCGTACAGTAGAGAAAAGAAATACCTGTGCGGTTGATTACGATACCTACCAGACGGCTTTGACCGAGCGTGTATTCCTCACCCATCGTGCTGCTTGCCTTGATGGTCGCAGAGATTTCATCGGACAGGAAAAGAAGTCCTTTGTCATAGAAGAAGTCATTCATGAAAGTTTGGGTCGCATCCTGTTCGGGGTCAAGCATATCGATTAGCTTGATACCAGCTTCCTTGGCAGGCTGAATTCCCGCTGCTCGGCACATGCAGAGTGTCGTTTCCACCCTGGTGAGCCGCCCTTGTTCGCCTTTGATTCGCCGCTTCATAGCCGCCCGCTTGTCTACATCCAGAGCGTCTTTTTGAGTGCTTCGAATGTATTTCAGACCGTCCGGAGAGATACGCACATACCGCGATTCATCTCTCATAAAGACCTCAACATACCCATGCTTTTTGGCCGCTCTCAGAGCTTTGGTAACGCATTGATATGGGATGTCAGAGAGAGCAATGGCAAGCTGCTTGTGCTGGATAGAATCAACGCCATAGAGATATACGAGAAGCTTTTGTTCGTTCGTCATAGTACCACCAAAGTTGTCCGTTCGATTCCGTACCTCATATGAATCGCAGGGCTGAAATTCATATCGTACCGCGTAAAATCAAAAAGAAAGAGTAACATTTCTAGGGAACGAAAATATGACACCTAAAAATGTTACTCTTTTATATCCCTTAAAATGTTACTACCGGACTACGTTAAAGCCAATGGAAGAGGTCGGCTTTTGAGCAAAGAATCACTTCCAAATACGGGTCATATTCGGTCGGAATTGCAGTGTAAAGGAAGCTCATCATATCCCATCCATCACCGTGTTGGAGCACCCTGCAAATGGCATTTGTGATGGCTCCCGTATAGACATTGTTGCTGTCAATCGGGGTCTTTTTCGTGGGTGAAACGCCGCGACAAAACACGAGAAAAAGTTGTTCGGAAGGCAGGTTGATTGGCCCATTTTGAGCGATAAATGCCTTGATAGCAGCCTCCGTGATGTAATCGAATTCGGCATCAAGATAATACTGCCCAACAGCGTCTTTCGCCTTTGCCTTGCGGCTGTACCACTCATGCTGAAAAGGCGGCAAAAAGGAAGAAAACCGGAGCTTGAGAAAGCCATTTTGAGGGATAGAAACCATACAGAAATCGTTTGGAATTGACGTTGCAATGTTTTTTCGCTGATACGGTGCAGGGGCTTCATCACTCTCAAATGAGACAAGGATTGACCGCTCGGCTTTAAGAATCTCAATCGAGACATCATTGCGAATGGAATCCGGCAGCTTTTTCAAGGGAACATCATCCGGAACCGATTTCAAAGCATCCACTGCCTTTTGGAGCTTGCTTTTTACGAACTTTGTCGATGCATTGTATAAAACCGGGGCTTGATATTCGGCTTCCGGGGCATCATCACCGGCGTTGCGTTTGACATCGTTTTTATCGATGCAACGTTTATAATCATTTAACGATGGGAACGCCATTCCAAACATCCTCGTCGTCAATTTGTTCCGTCACATTCAGGTCATAGTTGTCGCTGACCATGCAGAAATAACGAATCCCGCATTCACTCAGAAGCTTTCGATTTGCGCCGGGGGCCAGGATTGCGATACGGGAAGTGACCGGCATCATATCCTCACGAATGCCAAGGCTCCGAATCGTGTCTCCCAAAATAAGTTCGTTGCCACGTTCAAATTCACAAACATAGTAGACACTGCCATCGAAGCAGAAGCTCAACAGCCAGGGAGTGCCACTGGGAATCGTAAAATTACGACTCTCCGGCAAAAATTCACATGCAACGCGGAAAGCACGGCAGCGCTTGCGGATACTGCTCGTCATCGTGATGTAATCGGCTTTCGCCAACCCTTCTTTGGTAGGATAGCAGGCCGGACGGCGGTTAGAGCCTTTACGACAGGCATTGTAAATGATTTCCTGTGCCATGTTTTTGCTGACCTGATATTGACGAGTGAGATACTCGGCCATCAGTTCATTGGGAATAACGGGGATAGCATCCAGCAGTTCGCGGATATCGGAATTGTGAATCTCAGACATACAAATGTCTCCTTTCATTTCTAGCAAAATGAACCAATGTGTTCTTTTGCCGTTTGTGAACCATAAATTAAACGCATTAGCGTTGTGCTTACGTGAAATTGAATTGTGCCTTTTTATGGATAAAAGAAAAAGAATGACACATTTTGAAAGTAAAAAATGAACACATTTTAACGTGTACATTCACAGCTTTACTCAAAATGTATCATTTTTTATAATAATCAACGCTCCTTCGCCTTATTTTGACGTTTCAAATATCACATTTCAACATCAATGACGGTATTTTCCGCCGCCTTCTCTTCTTCTTCCCGCTTTTTCTTTTCCAGAGCCTTGCGGCGTTCGTAGAAGGACTTAGCATCGGTTGTGATTTCCTTGGCTTCATAGTTATCGGCCACAAAATCGACGAACAGTTTTGCGGATGCAGAGCAAACCAGACCTTGACCACGCGGCAGGCTGGATACCGCTTCCATCTCAACGCTTGTCAGCTGAATGGCTTCCTGAAGGGCTTTTGCTTCGGACGGAATCAGGTGCATGATGATTTTGGTATCGGCGTTACCAATAATTGCCTTGCCGTATTTGCCGCCCTTGTATTCGTAGAACTGAGAAATATCCTGAGTCATAGCAAAAGCGGAACCGCCATAAGCACGAATCGTACGGAAGATTTCAACAACGTCTTCAGCTGCCTGCTCGTTGGAGTCAGTGCCAATCAATTTCCAGCATTCGTCAATAAATACGGCTTTGCGCTGTGTACGGTCCTCTTTGATTTTCGTCCAGACAAAGTCCAGAACCACGAACATAGACATGGTAAGCAAAGAGCCTTTCATGCCATTGAAGTCAAATACGATGTACTTGGAGTCAAGGTCCACGTTGGTGTGGTGATTGAAGCAAGCCATAGAACCGTTAATTAGCGGATTCAAGATGTTGCAGACGGTATGCAGTTCAGGGCTTTTTCTCATTTCTTCCTGCAAATCTTCCAGCAGCGGCATCACCTTATAGTTGCCATCTTTATCGTAGATAGAGTTGTTATCACGGGTGATGCCGAACTTTGCGTATGTCGCATACAGGCAGCCGTCAATCAGCTGCTCTTCTTCCTGCGTCATATTGCGAACAACCAGGTGCAGGAACGAAAGAATCGTATGAATCTTTTTGGTCAAGAAGGAGCCGGAAGCCTCATAATCATCCAGCAGTTTTGCGTCCTCATCGTCAGGAGCGCGAATGTCCATGATGTTGATGTTGTTGTCCGAAGAGGGGTCCATGGAGACGAACTGACCATTGACTGCCTTACAACCACCGCCGTAGTCCTCCAAACCTTTCAGAGGAGAGATGATAAACACCTGCGTGTCCATTTCAGACAAGCGTAGTGCGAACAGCTGTGCGGTGAAAGTCTTGCCGTAACCGGAAGAGCCCAGGATAACGGCGTTTGCGTTTGCATGAGCGCGGGTATCAAACATATCGATGGTGACCAGAGAGTTGTTGACATGGTTTGTACCGACCATAACGCCGCCCGGGTCCTGCATTTCAAACGAGATGAACGGATAGCAGGATGCAACACCCGAAGTCAGAAGATTGCGATGAGATTTCTTTGCCAGCTCCTTATTGATTTTCGCAAGAGGAAGCAGGCAGGAATCGAAGCATTCTTCCATCATGAAATCCGCACGGCGAATCTTCATACTTTGACCTTCGATACGCTTTTTCAAAGCATCGAACTTATAATCGAGTTCCTTCTTTGTATCTGCCACGATAGTGATGAGCATTGACAGGTAATAGAACTCTTCGCCGCTGGAAAGGCCGCGCAGCATATATTCACTGGACGAAATTTTTTCCATACGCGCCTGATAGTCAGAGTCAGTATCGTGACTGTCCATGGCGTTTGCACGGCTCAGACGAAGCTGTGTACTGATTTTATTGAAGACAGCTTCACGGGACATGTGCTCAAAGAACATATCGACGTCAATGCCTTCACCAGCATTTACGAACGTAGCCACCCAGCCCGCATAGACACGCTGGCTGAACCCGTTTGAGGGAATGTAAGCGAAAGTATAAAACTTGCCATCAATGACAATGTAATCGTGATGCGTAAAGTCAATCCAGTCCGGAGCAATCAGTTCCGTTGCCTGCAAAGACGTCTTAACGCCATTCTTTTCGGCTTCAAAATAACGGTCCACAATGGGGTCCATGTGCTGCTTGAACGTGATGGTCTCGCTTTTTCTACGGTTCAAGAGCTGGTAAAAAAGCTGGTGTAGACCTGCGTCCTCGTTTCCGTCAGGGTTACCAAGTGCAGGAATAAAGATATTACCACACTGTTCCATGTGAGAGCGGACGTTTGCCGCAACGGCATTCAAGTCGGCCACAACCATTTCAAATTTAGAACCATCGTTGCTGATAGTGCGCTGGAATTCTACGACCACAAAGAAGCGACGGGTAATACCAACGGACAAAGCCGTCTTACGAAGCAATCCGATGTATGCCTGCAGCATTCGTTTACGACTCGGATTCTTTTCTGCTTTGTAATAGTCCGTCACGGTCGCGATTGAATTCTCGACATCAGCTTTACGAGAAAAGGTTTTGAACTGGATATTGCAGGGCGTTGCTTTGAACGTTTGATAGAAAAGCGAAATAATACGGTTTTGAGTTTCCGCGTCCATATAGGCAAAGTTGATAGGGCGAAATTCCATGATTTTGATATATCGGTGGTCCTTTGTCACAACAATGCCGCCGTAAATATCCTCAATAGGGATGATACGCTGTGTGCTTCGAATGATTTGATAGCGCTCATTCTGAGCTTCCAGTTTTTGATTCATCCGCCGCCGCTCTTCTTTGGCGATTTCATCGCGTTCCTTTTTCGTCAGCGGGATTGTACCGATACTCTGTTCCACAACACCGTGGGGGATTTCTCCGACATTTTTGAATCGAAACATAGGCTTCACTCCTCACTATCAAAGATAGAAATGTCATTCAAGGACATATAATCAATATCGCTGTTGTTCTGTGTGGTTTGCGGCTGCTTTTGCGAGCCCATCGTCTTTCCAAAGGTTTTAACGTTCTGATGTCTTTCCTCTGTGCGGCTGACCGTGGTGTCATCGAAAAGGTCTACATCATCCAAGCTGACATCGTCATCGCTGTTCACGACTTGTCCCCTGCCCTGCTTTGCGGGCTGTGCAGCCTGAGTATCCTGGATATCAACCGACAAGTCATCCAAGTCCTCATCGACGTCAAGTACTTCCGTTTCATCGTCAAAGACTACATCATCAATCTGCGGGGCTTGGATATCGGTATCAGTGCCGTCCTCAAACAGCTCTGTATCCGCATCTGCTACCACATTCGCTTCTACTTCATCGGTGTTGATACTTTCTTCACTGTCAAAGATATCGACATCATCCTGAACCGCATTATTGCTCGGCCCTACAGTGACGGGCTTGAGCTCTACAGCCTGAGGATTCAGTTCAGCGTTATTCTCTTCCGGCTTGTCATTTTCCTGCTCATTGTCGGGGTCCATGAACTTCTCGTAATACTGTGCGGTCTTAACACGCTCGGCTTTATCCAGACGCTTCTTGATGGCTTCGTTAATAATGCGTTCGCGCTCTGCTTCTTTTGCCTTCTTCTCAGCCTCTTCCTGTTCACGCTTACGCTTGATTTCTTCTCTGGCAGCCTTGCGTTCAGAACGGGGCAAAGAGTTAATGTATTCCTTCTCTTCTTTCGCACGCTGTTTTGCTTCAGCACGAAGTTCTGCTTTAGATTTGAGGGTATCCGGTTTTTCCAGGAATCCATAGTCATCATCGTAGAAGACCTTGAGCTCTTCATCTGTAATATCGGAACTGATAGGACCGTTCTCTTCACCAAGGACTTTTCCCTTTACAGTGCCAAGCATTTGCTTGAGCTTGTCTTTCGGAAGCATCCGCCCGTCATGAATCAGATATTCCGGTTCAAGTTCGGTTTTGATACGAGGATTGTATTTTGAGATTCTGCGACTTTGCCGGAAACGGATAACACGTTGAATAAACTCAAACAAGCTATCGCCGCCAACACCATGAGCCGCACCAAGGAAAGCAGCAGCACAGAGTATTGCGCAATAGGCCACGGTACTTTGTACATCCCATCCCAAATCATGCCATCCATAAATGAAAATTCCCAAGAACGGTAGTGCCAGGATGATACCTTCAACGAAGTTTCGAGTTTTGAATTGTCCGTTCAACACATACCCGGTATCAAACGAGTTTTTGGGGATTTGATAAATATTTGGCTTCTGCTCTTCTTTACTCATGCTTCTTCCCCCTTTTGCCGAGCCAATACAAGCATTGCGGCGCAGCAATTACGATATAGCTGCATCAGCATATTCTGGTCTTCCTTTTCTTTTCTGGACAATAATCCAACAGCACTGATGTTTGCTACTGCACCGTTTTTATAGACATCCATTGAAAGCAAAACCGGCTCGCTTTTCATTGCCTGCATCTGACTGCACATATCAGATAAATCACTTTCAAAGAACGCAGAGACCGTCAGTTTGACGCATGGCCCATTTATACTGCACGTAACAAAAATTTCTGTGTCATTTATTGTCGTATGAAACATTCCCGACCGCATATTCGCACACCTACTCACAAAAAATCACCTCGTCACCACTTAATAAATTCATTTTTAACAAGAGTCATCATTGGCCTGCATTTTTTTGCAGTTGCTCACCACGCGCCGCGAGAAGGCTGATGACAATGCGCGGTATCCGGCCACTCGCCAGAAAAAGTAAGTGGCCGGGTTTCAGTTACGCCTTATGGCAAGCGCCCCAAACGTAGTTGCGCTTATCGTCGTAACCGTAGACAAGCAGCGTCACGCGGTCGCCGCGAGTCAGCAGTTCATCGGAAGCGGTACGAGCAACGCGAGCCTGAATGTTGCCGACATCCACAATCAGGCGGTAGTAGTTGTCCTGAACGGAAGTCACGGTAGCACCGTAAGCGCCGTTGCGAGCCAGGCTGTGGATGTTCATTGCGGGATTAGCGCGGCGTTCCAGGATAGCGCGGTTCATGCGCATGCTGACAGTGCCATTTTCGTTATCCACGTTCAGGTCTTCGATGACCACGGGAATGCCTTCACCGACATGGAACTTCTTGGATACATCGTCGATATACTCGTAAGCAGACAGAGCACCAGCACCGATGCGGGTCTCAACGCCCAGAGCTTCAGCGATGACGTAATCCGGACCACTAGACAGAATAGAAGCGATAGCGCGGGAGCCGTTCTGAACATCCGCATTACGGCCAAAGAAGTGACGGTTGCGCTGGAGCTGCATAGCATCCTGACGAGAGCCAGCGAATACGACCTCGCCATCCTCAGACTTGGCTTCCATGTACGGGCAGAAGTTGATGATAGCGCCATTCATCAGCTTTGCCTTACGCAGATAACGGCGCTGCCGGGTAGTCGCATCGTTCTCCTCAATGCCCTTCATCAGACTGAAGTAGAAGAAGTCCTCTGCCGGAATCATGACGCGCAGCGTGCCACGGCTCACTTCAACGACAGCGCTGCCATTCTGAACCGGGCGAACGCCAAAGACCTTGCCCTGCAGGAAGCGTCGAGGACCATGCTTGTTGTCAGCAACGCAGCGGCGCATCTCAGCCAGGTCACGAGCGCGGCGGTCTTCGGGCATATCGACATGCAGCATATCGTTGCCGTCATCAATGAAAGCACCAATCGCCAAGTCATCATCATTGAAGCGGCGAGTCGCACGAGGAACCTCATTGACTTCTTCGTCAACGCCCTCATCGGCGGGGGGGGCGTCCGG